GTGTCCCGGGGGCATGGTGAGGGGTGGATGTAGAGGGAGTGGGTACGGCCGTCCGGATCCGTGGCAGTCCCTGCCGGGTGGGGGTAGACCCCCGGGGCGCACAGGGTCCGGCCGCAGCGCGCGCACTCGCGGCCCGCGAGCTGCAGAGGCGTCAGGTTCTCGCCCCGCACAATCCCGCGCAGGGGTTCGGGGAGGGTCCACACCGCGCACCGGTGCAGTCGCCCCTCCTCAGGGGTCGCGCCGCAGGTGGTACAGCGGATCAGGAGCCGAGCGGGCTGGCTGAAGCTATCGGGCACGCCGGCTCCTGCCATGTCGTGACGCCGTATCCAGCTCGTCCAGGGCGCGGCGCAGCGCGGCAGAGTCCGTGATCGGCGCTGTGGGTGGGGCGGTCCACCACACCGGGGGCGGTCCGGCTGCGGGGTGCGGCGGCGCGGTGTCCGGCGCCGGCACGACGACCTGCCCGAGTGTCACCAGCTCGACCTCAGCCGGCAGCTGCCAGCCCCTCGCCGCGCCGAGCGGCACGAGCCAGATGCTGGTGAACCACCCCTCATGCCGGATCGCGGTCGTACCGTCGGGCAGGCACCGGGCAATCGCAGGCGCGTCCAGGATCGGGGCCCGGATCGCATCCCACCACTCCCCGGCCGGCACCAGCTGCGGCCGAGCGCCGTCCGGTGGCATCCACGGCGGCCAGGCGGCGGTCACGGCTCATCCCACCCAACGGTGGGAAAGAGGCGCGCCATTCTGGCCAGCACGTCCCGTAGGCCGTCAACGTTATGGACGATTCCGTTGCCAGGAGCAGACGTCCAGTACACGACTGGCGGCGACTCAGGGGGGAGAGTCCAGGGTGCTGGCGGGACCCGCACCGGCTGCCCCGCCACCAAAAGGCGCGCGACGCTCGGAAGTTGCCAACCTGTGGCCGCGCCGAGTGGGACGAGCCAGGTCACGGTCATGTGCTCGCGGTCGTGGATCACCGGGGCGCGGTAGCCGCACTGGACCACCGCCCCATCAAATGCGTGCACCTGGATTGCATCCCAGTGGCGGCCCGCAGGGATCACGTGCAGGTCCGGGGCGGTGGGCACCCAGGAGGCGGCATCAGGCGTCATAGCGGCAGCCCCTCGTGACTGGACAACAGCTCCGAGCGCGTCCCGTCGGCAAGAGGGCGCCCTTCGTGCTTCACGCAGCTCACGGTCTGCCACTCGCGACCGCCGACAATCACAGGGCCGGTAGGGGTGAGGGAGCAGTAGACCGCGCCACAGTGCCAGCATGCCTCGCCATGGAGGCGAGCGATGCTGACCCCGTCGGTCTCATCTGGGGTGGTGATGTGCACGCTGTGTCCTATCTGCCGAAGGCGTCGGCAGATGGTTGCGCGCGAACTGGGCCAGATCTGACCCAACGCGGGTCAGTGACCCAGGTTGGGTCAGATCATTCCGCGCCGCACCACTGAGCGAAGCTCGTCAGAGACTCCACGCTGGTCTTGCGGCGCCGGATGAGCGCTGAGATGTCCTCGCGCACCCAGCGGTGCTCGCGCACGTGCTGCGGTGCGAGGCGTTGCGCGACCTTCAGCGCCTCGAAAGCGTGGCCCGGGTGCCCCGCATGAAGTTGGGCTCTGGCCATCTCGATGTAGAAGCCGCTGCGCCGCTCCGCGCACATACTCCGAGGCGGTGCCCATTCGCGGGCGATGGCGAGCGCCTGCCCGAGGCGCGTCCCGCCCAGGGACACCGACAGCGACACCTGGTGGATGCGCACCGAGTCCGGCCCGACGGCAGTCCCGGCGTAGACCCCCTCGCGGACCGTTTCCGCGAGTCGGGTGGCGTGGCTGGTGTGCTCGTCGGCTGCGTCACCGTCGCCCGCGCGCGCTGCGATCACGGCCGCGCGCATATGCAGCGCCGCGCGCGCCGCTACCGCTCCGCTGGTCGTTGGCGCGGGTGCCACGTCGATCGCGCGTTCCAGAGCGCGCTGGCCGGCCGCGTGCGCGCGGCTCGCGAAATACTGCTCAGTGCGAACGTAGGCCACAGTGGCGTGGGTGATCGGATCGTCGGCGACATGGGCCAGCCAGCGCATCGTGTCAATGATCCTGCCCGAGAGGTCCACGGCGCCGTACTTGTAGGCGGCGGCGTCCACGGTGCGGCAGGCCGAGATCGCGATCCGCGCCGCCTCTGCCCTCTCTGCTGGTTGGGCGGCCGCCAGGGCGCGCAGCGCTTCGGCAAGGAGGGCCGGCCCCTCGCGCATGATGCGCGCGTACTGCGCCGCCAGGCGGTACTGCTGCACCTCGTCAACGGCTTCGCGTAGCTCTGGCAGGAAGCGCGTCGGCCCGTCGTCTGGGTCGTCCCAACTGGCCAGGATGGCCCGCAGGTTGGGCATCATGGTGTGTGCTCGCTCTGCCGATGGCAGGTGGTGCTCGCGCAGGCTGGCTGGGTCGATACCGAGCGCGTCTGCGATCGATTGGAGCACGTGGTCGCTGGGCAGGCGGGCGCCGCGCTCGATCTTAGGCAGGGTGCCGCTACCGAGGCCCGCCCGGTCGGCGAGGCGGTCCTGAGTCAGGTTGGCGAGATGCCGGTGGTAGGCGATACGGCGCCCTACCTCGGCGGGGCTGTCTGCGGGCATACTGGCTCCCGTTCGGTACTCAACACCCGAACGGTACCCGGGCGGTGACGCCCGGGTACTTGCTTTCACTCTTCCGTGACGATGGCGGCCAGCTCGTTGAGACTGGTGATAGACCAGTCCGCCGCCTCCCGCACACCAGCATCATCCGCCCACAGGTGCCCCCATGGGCCGCGCCGCAGATGTGCTGTCAACAGGCCCAGGTCGCGCGCCGGGTAGATGTCGTTCTGTGGATGGTCACCGACGTAGAGAACCTCCTCGGCCCGAGCTTCGGCGAGGCTGATCACCCGAACGAAGAACTCTTCTGATGGCTTGGCCGCGCCCCAGTCCCCGGACACGGCAACCGCTTCCGCCGGCAAGTCCAGCGCCCGCAGCAACTCCCCTGCCCGCGACGTCTGGTTGCCGGCCACGATCACCCGCACACCGAGCCCACGCAGCGCGGCCAGGGCCGGACGCACGTCCGGGTACAGGTCGGACTCGTCCAGGCACTCTCCCCGCCCGGCCGCCTCGCGGGCGGCGTACTCGGCCGCCAGGTCCAGGCCCGGGCGCACCAGGCGCAGCGCATCGGCGTTGTCCTGACCGCGTGCCACTACCGAGCCGACGAGCGCTGACAGCGTGTGGCGTGGGACGTCCAGCCAGTCCGCCCAGGCCGCCCAATACCGGTCATCGCGGGTGAGGGTCTCTCCGATGTCGAGGGCGACGCATCTGATCACGGCGCCAGCCTAGGGCCGCAGCAGCACCACGGCGGTCGCGTCGTCTCGGTATCCCTCGCTGTCCTGCTCGGCTGCTGCCACGAGCGCGTCCGCGAGGGCCTGAGGATCATCCGCATACTCGGCTACCAGGCGGGCCATGTCCGGAACCTGGTCCGAGACGCCGTCCGACACCAGCAGCACCAGCCCCACCTCGGCGGGGATCTCCGCCTCTCGGCAGGTCGCCGCAGACGCCTGCGCCAGGCCGAGCCGCGCCCACTCATCATGATGCTCAACCAGATCCACCGCGACGCCGCCGTGCCGCCGCAGGTACTGGCCCATGGTCTGGTCCGTGGACCACTGCGTCTGCTCGCCGGTCCATCCGTAGATGCGGCAGTCCCCGATCCAATGCACCCCAGTCGGTTCCCCTGGCACGGCGCGGGCGTAGACCGCAGAGGCGTGCACATAGTGGTCGTACGCCTCAGCCATCTGACCGGCCGTCATCAGACCGGCCAGCCCGCCCAGCGTCATGCCGATCTGGGTGATCACCGGAGCGGCGCACTGCACGTACTGGACGGTGTCGGGGTGATGCCCGGCCCCGTCGACCACCGCCGCGGTGACCTCTCCACCACGGCGCTGCACGTGCGTGCCGTCCGCGCACGGCGGCTCGGTCCCCGGCCGCTGCGCCGTCCGCACCGCGATCGCTCCCACCGGCTGCTGCTCGGCCTCAGGCACGTCTACTCTCCCCTGCTCGCACGCTGGCCCCCTACCGTCGCCAGAGATACTCGGCGCCCCGCAGGCACTCCGGTGCTCCCCCGATCAGCCCTGCCCGCCTGGCCCCACCCGGCGCGGGGACGCACGCTCGACGTGTGCCCTCACCGAGGATCGTCGTGTACCCGCCCACACCCGGCGGCGGGCGGCGCGTGCGCGCCGATGGGCAGGCCATCGGCCTCGCACGTTCCGCCCGCGAGCTGCTCGAATTCCTCCGGCGCGCCGGCCTCGACCCGGACCTGATCGACCTGCGCGATCCGACCCTGATCGAGTGGCGCGGCGGCGGCCCCGACACCTGGGAGTGAGCCCCGGGCCGCAACGGCGCCCCACCGCCCCAGTCAGGCTGGGAGGGCCGAGACGCGTTCCCGGAGCGCCCGCACGTCCGGTAGGTCAGCGCTCCCAGCCATCTGCCCGGCCAGATCCCGCAGCGGCCCGGCCGGCGGGCCCTCGTCGAACACGACGGCCCGCGGGATCTGTGGGACGAGCGGCTGCCCCTCACCGCGGGCTGGCTCGCCGCCGGCCGCCCCCACCCGGCGGACTACACTCTCACCGTCGTTGCGGGCATCCACACCCTCCGGCGAGAAGGGGCACGGCCGGCGGCGTGGTCTGTCTAAGCCTCGTGGCGCCTGGCTGCTTGAATGCCGGGGTGAGCCACGGAAACGGCGACCGCGCACCGCAGACCAGCCCTCCTGATGCCGTGCGCGCCCGACCGTGGGGCCCCGACGACGGGTCAGAGCCCCGTGTGCACGTCTATCCGGCCAGATCACAGCCCGTGATGTGGGTACGCGCCGGCGGACAGTGGCTACGCGGTCGGGTCATGGCCCGTCAGGACTGGGCCGGGGCTGGCCCGGTGTACCAGATCGCGGTCCCCACCCCCAGCCTGAGCTATCGCATCGTCTCCTACCGGTGGCCCCAGCCCGGACTGGTCGCCGAGACACCGCCCGCGCGCGATACCGAGGATCAGCGCTGAGACGCCGCAGGCAAGAGCCGATCGGGGGTGTCCAGCCAGACCCGCGCCGCGCCCCCCGGCCGGCGGTCGACCCCGAACCGGTCCACCCCCGGAGCACCCACACCGATCCACCAGCGCCACGCCGCGCCGACCTCGTCCCACAGGCGGCGCGCACCGGCCTGTCGAACCGTCATCGTCCCGCCGGTGGCCACCTCCACCACCGCCGTGCTGCCGCCGTCCTCCGCATACAGCCACAGCTGGGCGTGCACGCCGGGGGTGTCGTCTGCGGTGTCCCAGGCGTGCCACACCCCAGCGGTCAGCAGCCCGATCGCGAACTGAGCCTCGTAGTCCTCGCCAGCCACGACCCATGGAGACAGAGAGGTCACCTCGGCGGGCACCGCCGACAGGTCAGAAGCGTCCGCCATCACCCCGGGCCCGTGGCCCACACGACGCATCGGCATATAGGACCCGCCCGCAACCCAGCGACCCCGCAGCGCCCCGCCCGCCTCCATGTCGGCAACCAGCGTGCCGTAGGTGCACCACGCGGTATCCCACGGCGCGACGATCCGCCCGCCCTCCGCCAACTGCGACGCCCACTCCGCAGGGATCCCCCGCACCGAGCACGTGGCGATGATCCGGTCATACGGCGAGCCCGCCGCCCAGCCCTCCACACCATCCCCCCGCACCACCAGCGGGCGCAGCCCAACAGCCTCCAGCGTCGCGCGGGCACGCTCCACCAGGTCGCGGTCCAACTCGACGCTGACGACCTGGGAGTCACCCAGGTACGCGGACAGCAGCCCCGCGTGCCACCCCGTCCCCGTGCCGATCTCCAACACCCTCCCGCCAGGCGGCACATCCGCCAGATCGAGCATGGCGATCACTGTGCCAGGCGCAGACGCCGACGACATCGGCCGCACGCCTCCGCCCAGCTCAGCCTTCACCTGCACCACCACCGGAACATCCCCCCAGGCCGCCTCCTGCCACCGGGCAGGCTCCAACTCCCGGTCACACACCCGATAGCCGCCCAGCCCATCCCGCAGCCACACCCGCGCCGGCAGGAACCGATCGCGAGGCACAGCACGCATCGCGGCCAGCCACTCCGGCGACACAGGCCGACCCAAGCGGGCGGCGATCTGCCCGGTGAGCTGATCCAGCAGCGGCGTGCTGGCGACCGCAGTCACGACCCGCCCTCGGGCTGATCAGCCGTGTCATCCCGCTGCGGCGGGGGCGGGTCCTCGGGGAGCGGCGGCGGGATCGGCCGCCCCGGCTGGTGCCCGTCATCACTGATCGGCGACCGATGTTTCCGCTCCGGCACCTGCATCGTCTAACCTCCCCACACCTCGGTGATTGTCACCTGACGCACCGTAAGGGCGCGCGAGGGGCGCGCGAAAGGGCGCACGCCGGCAGACCTCAGAACTCCCCGTGCCGACGCGTTTTGCCAGACTGTCGAACCGGTCCACGCACAGCCGCCGTGCGCGCTACGCTCCCGTTCGTCACCCAACTGGTCGGAGGAGGATCCCTTGAGCCGGTACGCATACCGCTGCGGCGCCTGCCAGGCCCGAGACCCATGGCGCCGCTCCCGCTGGGACGCCTGGGCCGACCAGGACACCCACCGCGCCAACCACCACGGCGGCATGACACCTGATGGGGACACCATCCTCGTCTACCAGGAGGGCCCCACCACCGGTCAACTCCTCACCGGCATCGTCACCGGCATCGGCCGCGTGCTGGGCGCGATAGCCGACGCGTGGCGCCGCTCCCCACTCATCCGCGCGATCCGCGTCGAGCTGGGCCGCACCAGGTGGTGGAAGCCCACCATCATCGGCCTACGCCTCGCGTTCTTCGCCTGGGTGATCCTGCTGCTCCTCAAACCGGAGTGGGGGGCGATTCCGCTCGGGTTGGTGCTATAGCCAACCACGTCCCCTGGCAGCTCTTACCATGAATTTCGCTGTTCGCGCTCCGCGCGTTCCAGCTCTCGCTGATCCCACAGGAATGTCTCCCAGGCATCACATGCATTGACGAACCCTTCATTCCGATCCGGAAGTGAATCTTCCCTCCTAAGCGCTCCAAGGCACTCCACTGCATGAGCGGCAACGTCAGAAAGAACCGACGAGGGGTCGATCTGTACTTGGCCGTAGTTCGAGTACGCAGTCCCAAGGTGACGCCAGTTACGGAGCAGTTCAATGGCCTTCGCCAGGGTGGCGCGCGCTGATTCATCTCGAACAGTTAGTACCGACACTTCCAAGGGCGCCAGAATCTCCATGAGTTCACGCTCCCAGGAATCCTCTGCTGCTCTGAGGCGTTCCTGCTCCTCGAGTGACCGATTGCGGCGAGAGATCCTGGAGCCCGGCACGTCGCGCACGTGGCGCAGGACTCGTCCGATGCCATCGGCCAGGGCCGCCAGAATGGCATCTTGCTGCTCACGGACACGTTCGTCTTTGGCCGCCAGGAGTGCTCTCCCATGTACCCGGTACGCAAAGTACGCCGTAATAGCCGAACCCGATAGAGCAGAGCCCGCAGCGATCAGGCCGCTGGTGATGGTGGAATCTAAGGCCATGCCACTAGTCTGGTGCAACAGCCGCCGTCAGGCCATGAACAGCGCGACGACCGCGACCACAGCTCCGGCCACACCCGTCACTCCGCCGATGACCGGCAACGGCCACCGCCGCGCCTCCAACCCCGCTACCCTCGCCCCCAACGAGTCCAACTCCTCCCGCAGCGCGGCCACGTCCTGGTCCGCACGTTTAGAGCGCTCCACCAGTACAGCAACGTCCGTGTGCACCTCACCCATGCGAGTCAGCAGCGAGGCGAGCTGCGCACGCACCTGGTCCAGGCTGTCCGACAGCATCCGCACCTCCGCGTCCGTCACCGGTCCGCCCCTGCGCGGGAGTTGGCCAGCGCCACATCCAGCGAGCGGCCGGCCGGGGCCGGGTACTGGGGCGGCCGGGCCCAGCCCAGCAGCACGCCGGCCACGCGCCGCAGCTGCGGGTGCTGCGCGCGGCCAGCCCACTCCTCCACCCCGCGCAGCCCGGTGTAGTAGGCGGCGGACAGGGCGGTGCCCACCGCAGCAGTCACCTCGGCCTCGTCCAGATCCAGACCGACCCGGGCGGCCAGCGTGAGGACCAGGCCGGCCACCATCGGCACCACCGTGCGGGCGATCGACACCAGCATCTCTACCTCCTAAGCAGACCGGCCGCGTTCGGCGAGCCAGCGCCGCACGATCTGGTTGTGACGGGCGTCCGCGAGCGCATGATGCTCGCTCTCCTGCTGCGCTGGCAGAGCGCCGACCGGCAACCCGAGTCGGGACCGCTCCTGCTGGATGTCGTGAGTGAACATCGGCACCCCTTCGGGCAGCGCGACCATGGGGCCCCAGAGCTGGGCGAGGCAGACATGGTCGTAGGCGCCGTAGTTCGCCCACAGCTCGACCTCCGGCCCTGCGGCCAGGATGAAGTCGGCGACGGCGCGGGCGATCTGCGCACGAGGCCGAACTGCCGGGTCGTCGAGGTCGAGACGATCTACTCCGCGCACGCCGGGCGGGTTCTGTACGACGGGGAGATGCGGCCACACGTTCCCCCGCAACCACGGGTGCCCCCGCACGGCCGCCTGGTCGAACTCGGCGTTCACGGCGTAGAGTTCGCGGCCGTCGTCAGCCACCATGCCGATCGAGATCAGCTCGATGGTGCGCCCGTCCTCCAGGAACTCCAGGTCGTAGTCGATGGCGGTCACAGCGGCCACGCCAGCAGGCTGGCGGTCAGCTCGTCGATCGGCACCGGGGAGTCCCCGTTGACCAGCACCTCCGCGACCAACCGGTTGTCGTCGGAGCCGGGCAGGTGGCCCTGCCAGTGGTGCGCCGCGTGGAGCCGGCCGCCGTCGTGCACCGGGGAGGAGATCGGCCAAGACTTGGCGCGGGCCCAGACGCCATCCTTCTTCGCGTTGCGCGCGACGCGGAGCTGGATCTCCTGGCCGCGGCCCAATCCCCCGGCGCGCACCGCGAAGTCGAGGCTGAACAGGCGCTCGCCCTTCAGGAGGGTCTGCTCCCGGTCACGGTCGGACCAGCCCTTCCCTGGCGTCCAGACGCGATCCCAGGTGATCGTGTACCACTCACCGGGGCGCAGGGTGACGCCGGACGTCCGCTCGAAGTAGGTGTGCATGGGGGTCTCCTCTGGGGGCGAGCCTCCTGGGCTCCAGTCGGCGGGATGCTTCAGGCGCTCGGCCACGCGTCGGCGGATGTCGCCCATGGAGACGCCGGGACCGCGCGGGTCGATCTTCCCCGGCTGCCATTCCAGATGGCCGATCACGGAGGTGTCTCCGTCCTTGCCCCAGTCGTGTGCGCGCAGCAGCGCGGCCGAGGCCCGGACAATCGCCTCCACCTGTTCGGCCGGCCAAGGGTCCTTGTTGTCACCGAGGTTGACGCACTCGAATCCGTAGAAGTGCTTGTTCCCGTCGGTGTCGGCCTTCTGGTCGGGAGGCAGTTTGCCTTCGGCGATCACCGCGTCCAGCACGGCGCGGTCGCCGCTGCCGGCGTGGTTCGCCCGGCCGTGCCCGACCAGATAGACCGTGCCGTCCTTGGCGATGACGCCGTGACAGAGCGGCCCCGGCAGGGAGGAGTGCCCGTTGTAGCAGAGGTCGACCGAGCTGGCGGTGCCCGAGGTGACCGTGTGGTGGACCATGACGCCGTGCACCGGCCCCCAGGATCCGGCGTGGTTCCGGTTGTGGGTGCGCCAACTCTTGTGCTCTGCGACCCTGACGCCCTCGGCGCGTAGCGCGGCCACCAGTCGGTCAGCGGACAGCGGTGTGGCCATCAGGCACTCTCGCTGGGTGCTGGCCACGTGGCGCCGGCCGGCGTCACCGTTCCGCTGTAACGCCGCGACGCTGTCATGGGAGCCGTGGGGTGTGCTTCCAGCACGGCGGCGAGCATGGCGTCGGCCATGGCCTGTAGGACTGCGTGGTTGAGGGCACGCGAGCCGTAGCGCACGCGCACGACCCCGTCACGGTCATGGAGCGGCCCGTCGAAGGGTGCGTCGATTTCGATCTCGACCAAGGGGTCGTCCATTGGTGCACCGTCCACGCGGAGGTAGTAGATCGCGCGCTGGGCATCCTCCGGCACGGCATCGGTATCGGTCGTACGGAGTTGCGGTGCAGCGCAGACACCTCCGCAGCAGACCTGCGGCGTGGCGAGGTTCAGAGTCCGGTCGTCCGTCATGTGCTGCTCCGGTCGGTCGAGGGGGTGGCTGGTGAGGGAAGCGTTTCCACGTCAACGGGCCATAATGGAAAAGAATTTCCGCTACCTGGAAGTAGGTTACTGTGGCCGATCACCACCCAGGCGAACAGCAACCCCGCGACGAGGCCCACGAGTTCGAGCCGTGGCAGCAGCGCCCCGACGAGGAGGCCGCCGAGCACGAGCTGTTCATGAGGTTCTGCGGGTTGCTCGATGACCGCCTGGACCGAGTCGCCGACGCCCTGGGTGAGCCCCTCAACCGCATCGCGCCCCTGTACGATCGGCATGCCTGGGCGCCCCGCCGTGACGCCTACTGGGACCACCGCACCCAGCGCGCTGCCGACTCCCGGGTACGGCAACTCACCGCCCTGTCGGAGCAGATGGTGGCGCTGGCCGCCGTCGCCATCGCCAAGGCAACCAGGGCGACCCACACGCTGGATGCGGACATGCTCACGCCGCTGGACATCTCCCGCCTGTCCGCGTCCGCGTCCCGCCTAGCCGAGTCCGCCGCCACCCTCACCGGCATCCGCTCGGTCGTCTCCACCCTCAACCCGGCCGAGGAGGGCGTCACCAACGACGAGATCGCGGCCCGCATCGATCAGCTCCTGGAGCGCGCCGACGGGGACCGTATCGCCGACCTGGAGCGCCTGGTCACCGGCGGCCGGCCGTCGTGAGCACGCCGGCCGTCTCGGACCGCATCCGGGACATGCTCGCCCTCAACGCCCCGCACCTGACGGCCGCGCGCCTCGAACCGTCCTGGGAGCTGCGGGACCACACGCGACTCATCGGCGAGGCCCTGGCCACAGCCGCCAGCACTCCTGGGGCGCGGGTCGCGATCTCCTGCCCCCCACAGGTCGGCAAGAGCCAACTCTCCGCAATTTGGGCGCCGTTCTGGATGCTCGCCCGCTCCCCAGGGCGGCGCATCATCACCACCAGCTACGGCACCGACCTCGCCACCCGCAACGGCCGCGCCGTCCGCGCCCTGGTCCGCGACTACGGCGCCCGGTACGGGCTGGAGTTGGAGCACGGCACCGCATCCGCAGCCGAGTGGTACACCCCCCAAGGCGGCGGCGTGAAGAGCGCGGGCGTCGGCGCTGGCATCACCGGCTTCCCGGCCGACGTACTGCTCGTCGACGACGTATACAAGAACCGGGCAGAAGCCGAATCCCCCGCGACGCGCGAAGCGGTCTGGGAGTGGCTGTCCGGCTCGGCACTCACCCGGCTCGCCCCCCACGCCCCGGTCGTCATGATCGGCACCCTGTGGACCCCCGACGACCCGATGCTGCGCCTCATCGACCGCGAGGGCCGCATCGAGGACGGCGGACGATGGCGCGTCATCACCCTCCCGGCCTTGGCCGACCGCGAACTCACCCCACACGGCGACCCGCTGGGGCGGGCGGACGGTGAACCGCTGCCCCACCCGATGATCCCCGAGGGGGACGTTGAGGCGCTGCGCGCCCACTGGGCCGACAAGCAGACATCGGTGCTGCCCAGGGACTGGGAGTCGCTGTACCAGTGCAACCCGAGCCCGCGTGAGGGCGCGTTGGTCTCGTGGGACGTGATTGAGGCGGCGACCGTCGCGCCGTCCGCCGTCCCCCATGCCGTGCGCACCATCGTGACCGTCGACCCGGCCGGCGGCGGAGAGGACGAGGTCGGCATCACCGTAGCGATCCTCGGGGCAGACGACTGCTGCTACATCGTCGCGGACGCCTCCGGCGCCATGCCGGTGACGGAGTGGCCCGACCGCGTCTGCGACCAGGCAGAGGAGTACCAGGCCGACAGGATCGTGCTGGAGACCAACTACGGCGGCCAGTTGACCGTGCAGCCGATCCGCGTGGCATGGCAGGCGCGGGAGCGCACGTGCATGATGCCGGCCATCCACACCGTCACCGCCAAGCGCGGCAAAATCCTGCGGGCCGAACCGATCGCCCAGCAGATGGCCATGGGGCGATTCCGGATCGTGCGCGGTCTGACGAAGTTGGCGCGGCAGTGGGCCTCGTACCGGCCTGGGCAGCCCAGCCCCGGTCGGCTCGATGCCAGCGTGTATGCCGCGATCGACCTGCTGCGCCCGCCAGCCGGGCACCTGGTGAGGCAGTCCGGGCCGCGCCGTATCGAGCAGATCGTGCGGCCCCCGTCCCCGGACCAGCGCCGCATCCCCGGTCGCTAAGAGGAGCGGCGGCGCACCGGGTAGGGCTGGGCCCGCTCCAGCGCCTCGACCAGCCACGGCTGGCCGGCCGCGCCCCGCACCCGGCGCACGAACCTGGGGTACGGCGGCGGCAACGGCCCCAACGCCTTCCCCGGCTTCGCGCGGATAGGGCCGCGGCCTTCGTGCACGTAGATCGCGTACGGTGCCGAGTTCCACACCCGCCCGACGATAACGGGCCCTGAGTCGTCAACGTCCATGTGGTGGGAGCGCTGCAACTCCCCCCGGCCACTGCCCGGGGTGGTGCGCTCCGCTTCGGCGAGCACGTCGGCGGTGAGCTGGCGGACGTGGTCGGCGACGATGCGCCGCAGCTCGGCGTCATTCATGCGGGTCAGTCTCGCCACAACAGGCCGCCAATCGGTCTCGTGTAGGGGGAGGGTTGGGTGCCCACGGCACGGGGGGAGGTGGTGGGCACCCAACCCGGTCTACTCGGGCTGCACGTCCTCGGCGCGCAGCGCCTCACCGCCATACAGGGTGGCGGCCTGCTGCGCTTCGGACTCGGTCGCGTAGTACGACATCGCGCCGCCGCTGGCTGCGCGGTGGATCCACGGCAACCGGCCCTTACGGGACGCCATTCGCGCCGGCCGTCCGCCGGCCACCGTGGTGGTGGTGCGGGTCTTGCGCGCCCCGCCGCAGCAACCTGCCATGTCAGTTCCCCTTCTTCCGGGCCTTGTACTCGGACAGCAGGCGGCACGCCATCATGCGCACCCCCACGTGCTCGACCGCGTCCGACCGGCAGATCGACTCCGCTGCCCGCACAGCCGCGCTGCGCGCCTGCGGCGACGACGTACCGGCCTCCGTAAGCCAGTCCGCCAGCACCTGTAGCGGGCGCGGCAGGTCCACACCGGGCAGCACATGAGCGGCGGTCACGCTCCCATCGGCCAGGGCCTCCCGTGCGGCCGCCGCCAGCTCGGCCGGCACACCGTCAGGAAGGGGCGGCCCGTCCTGCTCGGCCGGTTCGGTGCGCGCCGGCTCCCCGCCGCCGTTGTCGCTCTCAGGTGCCGGTGGTGCGTCGGCGCTGGATACGGCGGTGGCGATGATGCGGCGCAGCGTCTCGGCAGCCGCGCCCATCTGCTCCGCCAGCTCCCGCAGGACGTCGACACTGCCGGCGCCGCCAGCTGCGGCGGCCAGCGACGCGGCCAACTCCCATGAGCCCGACTTCGACCGCTGCGGGAAACCGGGGCGCGGGACGGCCGTGACCGCGACCAGCTCCATCGGAGCGCCCAACTGCGTTTCCGACCAGTGTCCGGAGACCGGCATCAGCCGCAGCCGCGTCATCCGGTCCGCGTCACGCAGCACCTCGGGCAGGACCGCTCCGGCCATCCAGATCCCGGTGTCGTCCTCGCCGACGATGACCGCGGCAGCAGTCGCCAGTGGGTTGTCGTAGTGCGCGACCTGGTCGGCGAGATCGCCGTCAGCGGTGCCGTGCCCGATGTCGGTGGTCAGCGCCCCAGGGTGCAGCTGGCTGCCGTCGTCGAGCGTGAGGATCACGTTGCCAGCGTGGAAGTAGCCGTAGGAGCCGCCCTTGGGCACGTGGATCGCCTCGCCGTTGGGGGCGTACCCGGCGTGCACCATGGGGCGGCCGTCCACATCCAGCCAGGGGGCGACGTAGCCCGACACCCGGCCCTCCGGCGACACCAGCGGGCCGTCCTCACCGGCCGGGGGCTGGAACCACTCGGCCGGCGGACGCCACTCGGGCGCTGCTTCGATCGCCTGACCCAGCGCGGACGCGGCGAGGGAGCGGCGTCGCGCGGACTCCGCGATGCGCAGTGCGTCATCCCGCGCGGCAGCCAGGGCCTTCATCAGGTGCTCGCTCGTCTCCGGCGCGGCGATGATGGCGGCCCGCAGCGCAGCAGCGACGGCCTCCTCGCGCTGCCACGGGGAGATGATCTCCTCGTCCCCCCACTCGGCAGCAGCGCGCACGTACAGGGAGTCCAGCACCTCGCGTAGCTGCGCGGCCTCCTCGTCGGCCAGGCCGAGTTCGCCGCCCTGCACCAGGTCGGCAGCTGCGGCGACCGCGTCCCACACCAGCACCAGCTGGCCGTCGACGATGTCCGCGACGGGCAGCAGCCAGTCGGCAGGCGGTCCGTCGGTACGCCACAGGTAGGCGCGCGCCAGCTGGTCCTCTTCCAGCTCCCCATCGTCGGTGGCCCATTCCTGGAGCCGGGACAGTGCCTCGTCCGGCTCCCATGGGGTGTCTCGTGGCGCCCATGGCGCCTCCAGGTCGGCGGTCACCGCCGCCGTGACCTTCGGTTGGGTAGCAGCGGTCACGCTGTCCTCCTGAGTGATGAGATACATGTCGCAGCGGCAGCGGAGCACCTCGTCGGCCGGACCCGACGGGTCGCCCGGGTACTGGAGACTGGCGCTGCCGATACGGAACGGGGTGTCGATGGGGACGGTCTGTCCGGACGCGGCCCGGTGGGAGCGGCGGGTGCGGTCATCGCCGCGGGACCGCCACCGTTTGCGGGTCCCGCCGGGTGCGGTGTCGGCCGCGGCCTGCATGGCAGTGACCTGGGCCTCGTGGCTGCCGATCAGCGCTGCGCGGGACCGCCATGGCAGGGCGTCCCCGTCTGAGCCGGCCCAGTCGGGGGAGAGCACGGCGTCACCATGCTGGGCGTGGGCGGCCCGCACATCGGCCGGCACCGTGGATGCCGCCAGCCGGTCCACCATGCCGCCGACGAACCGGGCGACCGTGTCATCGTCCGGGGCTGTTGCGGCAGCTGCGAGGTAGAAGCGGCGGGAGACCGGGGCAACGATCCGCTCCACCAGGCCGCGCCACGCCCCTGTTGCGGGCCACGCGACGGCAGCCGTCACGCGGGCCTGACCGAGCCATTCCGTGATGGCCTCCTCGACCGCGCCAGTCAGCTCGTCCTCGCCGACCGGCTGCACCCGCTGTTCAGGCATCAGTCGGCTCCAGCAGCGCCTCGTTGTCGCGCATCGCGGACTCCTCGGCGACGCGCGACAGGGTGTCGGCCAGCAGGTCACGCGAGTGGGGTATCTGGTTGTCGATGAGGTAGTCCACATAGGACGACACCAGCGGTACGACTCCGGGGAGTGTGTCCTCCCACACCGTGTACGCGCCCTTCAGCATCCGGTCCTTCATGGCTGCGGTCACCGGCAGGTGCGCGTGCATCTGGATGATGGGTACCTCACGCAGCTCCGGTCGTACCGAGCGGGAGTGCGCGCGCCACAGGCGGTTGTTAGCACGCTCCAGTACCCGGATGACAGCGGCCTCGACGCCGGTGAGCAATGCCTCGGCGGGGTCGGGGGGCATGATCGGCGGGTCCATAGACAGCAGGTTGGCGGTTGCGCTAGGAGCTGCGGGGCGCTGTGGGCGGCCTGGAGTAGTGGGCGGCTCGGCAGCTTCCTGAGTGTCCGTGCTCTGGTCTGTGGAGTTGCCCTCGCCGCTGCCGGGCTGGTCCTGCGCGGCGTCGGTGGGGCGCGTATCGGTGTAGCCAGAGACGTCGTAGCCGAGGACAGGCAGCAGGTAGGGGGCCTGACTGGGGGCGTTGCGCACGACGTCTTCGATCAGATTCTGTAGGCGCTCGTCCGCAGACGGTAGGTCCTGCTCACTGAATCCCTCGTAGCGGGCCCACGCCTCGTTGGACAGCAGGCCGTTCTGTCGGGCGCTGCGCGCGGCTTGGGAGCGGTCAGGGGGCACGATGAGGTCGGTCAGGTCAGGCCGTACAGCTACGCGGGGGAGCGTGATGCCGCGGCGTTTCAGCTCGGGCCGCAGGATTCCGATGGTGGCGGCGTGAGTGATCAGGTCTGCCTCGGGCTCGACCATCGTCGTGACGGCCTGGTCCACGATTTCGAACGCGTTCCAGTGGTTGCTGCCTCCCAGGCCGAGAACGATCTCCGGTGGCAGAGACATCGACATGGCCATGCGGCGCAGCCCCTGCTCCAGGTGCTCAGTGAGTTTGCCGTCCAGCTCGGAGGCCATGGTGATCCAGCGGATGCCGGCGATGTCCTCGCGTGCGCCAACCAGGGTGAACGGGACGACGGATGAGGCCAGCCCGCGGTCGGTCATGGGCTGGACCATCGCCTCCTCCAGTGCGGTGATCACGTCTGGTGGGCGAACGGGGTTGGGCTGCCCCTCGGAGGTGGGTACGGGGGTCGATAGCCCGTCGGGTAGGCCGAGGATTCCATTGCCGGCGAGGCGGGACTCGTTGACGGCGATGGAGCGGGCTGTCAGCGCGATGATCTGCCGCAGTAGCGGCTCCATCGCCAGCACCTGGGAGTGGGCGCGCCAGCCGTGCTCGGGGTCGGGGTGCCACAGGCGGACCATGCGGTCGGCGTGGATCGGAGCCCATGAGGCGGCGTCGGTCTGGTACTCCAGGCCGGCGACGCCCGTGCGCAGTTCAGAGGGGCAGGCCACCGCCCACGCAGTGTCCCGGCTGTCGTTGTAGGGGAACAGGAAAGTTTCGCCCGCGACCTTGAGGTGGGTGACGATGCGGCGGAGGATCTCGCCTTGGGCGGCGCCGTCGCCGAACACCTCGTCCACGATCGCGGTGACGTTGGGGTCGGTGACGCGTTCGTAGTCTCCGTCGGTCTGTCGTAGCGCGACGTAGAGCCGGGCGCGGGATACCGCGTTGGCCAGCCACTCGATTCCCGATTGAAGTTCGGGGACTAGGCGGTACAGATCCCACGGGGCGCCGGCCACGGTGCGGGTGGGGAGGTAGCCGGCGACGCCACGTGGGTCGACGGTGGCTGCGGCGACGATGCGACGTCGGGGCGTCCTGACTACTCCCACTCAGCGCTCCAGGATGCCGTTGGTTTGGTCGGTGTAGTCGCTGGCTAGCTGGGCGATCGCGAGGGTTGTCACGGGGTAGAGCCACCAACTCCAGCTCATGTGGTGGTGGACATAGGCGGTGACGGCGGCAGAGAACCAGATGCCGGTGCACCAGTGGCACATGAGGAGAGCGGTGGCCCAGCGTGCCGCCGCTGCGTGGGGGGCGCGCGCTTTGAGGGCGTGGCGCAGCGGGGCCGTGATGATGTCTCTCACGGCCAGCCGATTGAGGCGCGCGAGGGCGAGGACGGCGAGCGCCCCTACTGCGAAGTCAAATACCACTCGGTCATGGTACCTAGGCACCTTAGACATTTGGATAAACGCATGGGTAGCCTGTTGATGTCTGCTGACTGGTGACTCTGGGCCGGGCGACGAGGAATCGCCCTTCTATGTCCAGAGGTAGACCGAAATGAACCTCGAAGAAATCCTCGCGCAACTCCGCGAGATCGACTCCAACCTCACCGCCGAGGAGCAGACCCAGGCCCGCCGACACCTCCTCGACGAGGTCTTCGCCTCCACCAGCATCGACCTCGCCGCCATGAGCGCAGCCGTGCGCGAGAAGGGCGGAGCGGTCGACCCGACCAACGCCGACATCAGCGAAGAAGCCCTCGCCGAGTTCGGCCTGCTGTCCGAGGTGTCCGACGCGGTCAACACCCGCATCGCCGCCATCGAGGAGCAGCGCGCGAAGGAGCAGCGCGCCGCCCACGCCGCAAAGCTCGCGGAGAAGATCGCCGCTACGAAGGCGCTCGACGCCGCCCCCGCTGGCGGGGGTGGCGGGGGCGGCGGCGCCCCGGTCACCGCCTCCGGCGGCAGCCGCGGCCCGTCCGCCGGCGGCCCCGCCCGCCGCGAGCACGTCATCATGGTCGCCGCCTCGGACCTCCCGAATCACTTCTCCGGGCAGACCATCGCTGACGGCCGCGCCCTGACCGCCGCCGCGATCGCCCGCGCCCGGTCCCTGGCCCGCTCCGGCTCCGGCCAGCGCGTCCCCCTGGTCTCCCTCCAGCGGCAGGCTCCCGACACGCACCTCGTCACTGACGAGATCCGCGACTGGGAGCGCCTGAACACCGCCGCCGACGAGTCCCGCCTCCCCGGCGGCTCCCTGGCTGCCTCCATGCTCAAGCGGCAGTCCCTGACCGCCTCGACGCCGATCCCCGGCGGCCCGTTCGGCGGCTACGCCTGGTGCGCGCCGATGGAGCTGCGCGAGGAGTACTGCCCGGTTGACGGGTCGTTGGACGCGATGCTCGACATCCCGACGCTGGTCACCACCCGCGGCGGCGTCATGTTTCCCCGCACCCCCGACTTCAGCGCCCTGTACGAGCCGTTTTGTTTCTCGGACGACGACGTGCAGCTGGGCTACGACCTCCAGAAGCCGTGTGTCAGCCTGCCGTGCCCGGATGGCTGGGACGAGTTCAAGTTGGAGGGCTGCTCCTTCTGCCTGGAGACCGGGATCCTGCAGGCGCGGATCGAGCCGCTGACGGTGCAACGCGCCATCACCGAGCTGACGATCGCGCACCAGCGGCACGCCAACCGGATGCGCATCCAGTCGATCGTCGACCAGATCGGCGGCATGTCCGGCGGCCACACCGACCTGACCGAGTGGGGCAACCACGGTCCGGGCCTCATCGAGAGCCTGCTGTCGTTCGTGGAGTTGCAGGCTGAGCACATCCGCACCCGCCGCCGCCTGGCGCTCAACACGACGTTGGAGGCCATCTTCCCGCGCTTCGCGCTGGGCGTGCTGCGCGCTGACCTGTCCAAGAAGAACGCGATCGCGGGCCGCTGGGCCGCCAGCGAGCAGGACGTCATCAACTACCTGCTCACCAGGGGTATTCGCCCGCAGTTCGTGTGGGACTGGCAGGACGAAGAGCTGTCCTCCGACGCCACGCCCACCCAGTGGCCGGACCAGATGTCGTTCGTCATCTACCAGGCCGGCGCATTCGTGGCGATCACCGGCCCGAGCGTCCAGATCGAGATGGTTCACGACAAGGCCCTGTTGCAGGCCAACCGCGAGATCAGGCTGTTTTCTGAGGACACCACCACCATCGCCTACCGGTGCGGCGCCGCCAAGAGTTACACCGTGCCGCTGTGCCCCACCGGCGTCTCCGGCGGCCAGGAGGTCATCACCTGCTCCCCGGGTGGCGGGGACGGCGGCGGCGAGGGCCAGGCTCAGGCGCAGACGACTGTCATCAACGAGCTGGTCGCCGCGCTCCAGCAGATGCTAGCCACTGCCCAGTCGCCGCAGCTCGCTGCCGTTGGCGCTCCCGTGGCGGCGGCCGGGGCCGGCCAGGGCGCCGCTGCCCCGCAGCAGGCCGCCGTCGCCGAGCCTCTGCTGGAGGCCGCCGTGGCTACGCCGGTCGCGTCGGCCGGAGCCAGCGTCACCGCGCCCAGCACCGCGGCGCAGAACGGGGCCGGCTCTAGGGGCTCGCGGTCAAGCAAGGGCTCCAAGTAGCCCTCCTCAACCCTGAGGAGGGGACATGACGACTCCCGTGGACTACATGGTCCGCCACCAGGTCGCCGCCCCGCCTGCAGCTCCTCGCCTCTACGGCCTCCTCTCGGTGGCCGTAGAGGCCGAGGAGTCCGGCACGGTGGCCGAAGAGGGCGAGGGGTCAGGCGCGGATGCCCCCGCGCCGTGGGAGCGGGGCGTTGAGTATTACAGCCCGCTCTGCAACATGGAGACCGGATCGCTGGAGGGCTGGTGCCCCACCGGCGACAGGGTTCTGTCGCCGTTTCGTCCGGTGCGGGTCGAGGGTGCGCCGGTCACGGTCACGTCCGGATCGGTGTGCGTCGCGCCGACATTCGACGCTGAACAGGCTGCGCGGGAACAGCTGGAGCGCGGCGAGGAATACCGGATCGAGCAGGAGTGGTGGGATCGTGCCATCGCTCAGGCGCCGATGGTCGCGCCCGGCCCGATGCCGCTGGACTGTGCCATCGGCCGCCTGGAGGGCATGGCAACGCGGGTGTACGGCGGGCAGCCCGTGTTGCACGTCCCGCGCCAGCTGCTGCCACAGCTGTTCCGACACAACCTGGCGCAGCGCACCACAGACGGCGCGCAGTTGGAGACGCCCTGGGGCACGCCCATCGCCGCTGGCGCCGGCTACGCCCTCGACACCGTCGATGCCGAGGACACCCTGGTCCTGCTGACCGGCCAGGTCACGGTCTGGCGCACCTCCCCCATCGCCACCGGGCATTTCGAGGCCCGCAGCAACGAGCGCATCGGTGAGGCCGATCGCATCTACGTCGTCACGGCTGACTGCCTCGCGCTGAGCGCGGCCGTCCCGAACTGCCCTGGAGGGGGTGTCCTGTGAGTACCTGCATCACTCCTGCCCGGTGGGAGGTCGTGCGCATCACCCGGGTCGATGTGTGTGGCCGGCCCGTGTATGGGCCGTGCAACGCCGTCATCAGTAGGTGTATCGCGACGATCACCGACAGCCCGCAGGTGACGGAGGCCGAGCCGCGTACACAGACCGGGTTCGACGGTCAGGCGTGCTGGACCGAGCCCGGCTGCGACCGGGTGGACTACCACTCCCTGGGCATCAACTGGTCCCAGATCAGCCTCGATGGGTTCAACTTCATGAACCCATCGGCACGCATCAGCCGGAACTCCTCGGGCGAGGCGATAGGCCGGTTCGAGTCGAATGTCATCGACTGCTCGGCCGGGTACGCGGTCGAGGTGTGGGCGTCGGCTGGCGGCACGAACGACATGTGCGCTGCTGGCGACGGCGGCGAGGGGCAGTGGTACTACCGGGTTTACCCGTGGGTGACTGGTGGCACGCCGGGCGAGATCACCATGGGCGGCGCCGACGAAGTCGCTTTCCCGTTCACCGGCCGCACCAAGCGGGGCACGCAATGGGGCCGTGGCCCGTACCAGATCACGTTGCAGGACGGCGTGCCGGCTGGCCTGCCCGACCCGTTCGACCCCGACCTGGACGAGCCGTACTGGGAGGGCATCGTCACCCTCCCCCCGCCGGAGGCGGACTGCGACTGCGCCGATGTCGACCGGCCCATCCCCGAGCCGGCCACCCTGGTCATCTCCGGCCGGCCCGAGGAGTCCCCGCGCCTGACCGTCGACTTGTGGGCGGACAACGCTGGCCTTGGCCCGGTGTTGGTGGACTGGGGTGATGGCTCCCCCGTGGTCGAGGTCGCCGAGCTGACCACGGTCTCGCACCGCTACTCGGACGACTCCTACGGCTCCCCCGGCGGGGCCGCCGTCATCCGCGTCTGTGATGCGCAGGACCCGGTGGTGTGCGCTCAGCGGGAGATTCCGCTGCCGCTCCCGCCGGATGAGCCGGAGATCGCGCTGGGGGATGCCGGCACGCCGGAGGAGCCCAACAGGGTCACCGCCACGGTGGTGTTGCCGCCGCAGGCTGAGGGTGAGGTCGTCATCAACTGGGGTGACCGGCAGACCACGGAGATCGTGGCGGACCCGGCGACGCTGGTGGTGGAGGCGCAGCACGTCTACCGCTACCCGGGCCGCTACCGGGTGTGCGCGACCAGGGCGGAGCGCACCTCGTTCCGTGGCTGCCAGGTCGCGCAGGTCCCCATCACCGGCAGCTGACCAGCGGATCGAACCGAGAGGAGGTGGGGCCGGATGCCAGCCGTGGGTGACATGTGTGACTGCCTGCCGTGGCCGATCGACCCGACGTGCTGCCCGACGTGGCCGGAGACGTGGGAGGAGATCTCCGGCCCCACCCCTCCCGACCGCGGCCTCACCTCGGAGGAGGTCGCGGCGTTGCGGGCCCGCGCGATCGCCTCGGAGCGGCTGCGGACGCTGACCGCCTGGCGGTGGGGGCTGTGCGAGGACCTGGTGAGGCCGTGTGGCCCGCCGCAGTGCCAGACGCGTGGCTACCCGGCGAACGTGTACGGGGCCGGGTACGGGGTGCTCAACCCGGCGCTGTCCGCAGGGCGCATGTACAACTCGGGGTGCTGCGCCTGCTCGTCGTGTGAGCCGTGCTGCACCGTCTACCTGCCGGGCCCGGTGCACGACGTGCTGCACGTGCGGATCGACGGGCGTGAGTTGGAGCGCGGCGTTGAGTGGGACGTGAACGGCGAGGGCGGCATCTACTTGATGGACGGCTGCTGGCCGCACGGGCAGGATCTGCGGCGCCCCTGCGGCGCCCCGGGCACGTGGTGCGTTCGCTACCTGCGTGGCATCGACCCGGCATCCAGTTGGGACGCGATCCGCGCCGTCTCGGCGCTGGCGTGCCATCTGTTTCAGGACGCGTGCGGTGTCGACTGCGGGCCGCCCCGGGATGCGACGAGCGTGCGGCGCGGTGATGTTGAGTGGGAGCGGGCTCCGTCGACGCGGGACACCGGCGTGGCTGCGGCTGACGAGTGGCTGGACATCGTGAACCCGCTGCGCACCCTCCAGGTGCCGCGCGTGTACGACCCCGGTGCGCCGCGGTGGCGGTTCCGCGGCCATTCCGAATGCCGCCGGGCCGTGACTGTGGGGGGTGTGGCTGGTGGCGGGTGACGAGCGGGCTGAGGAGATGGTGCACGACCTGATCGCCTGCCTGTGCGCCCAACTGGCCGAGGCCGGGCGGGCGGTCTGCTGCTGCCAGTGGATCACCCACGAGCGGCGCCTCCTGCCCGATGGGTGCGACTGTGAGTGCCCGGGTGGGCAGGGCGTGGGGTGGGTGCGGATCATCGAGCGCCGCTACCGCCCGTCGGAGGCGCCCCGGTCGCGTGGGTTCGACGGCGGGGTGTGCGGGCCGGCGTCGTGGGGTGAGGAGTGGCTGATGGAGGCCGGTGTCGCGCGCTGCTGGCCCACCCGCAAGGAGGGGCTGGGGTGCGATGAGGCGTCGGAGCTGTCGGCTGACCTGGCGTGGGATCAGGATCTGCTGATGCAGGCGCTGGTGTGCTGCGAGCCGCTGGCCCGCTACGGGATTACGCCGGTCGTCGCCCGGACGCTGGGTCCGCAGGGCGGCTGCGTGGCCGGCGTGCTGGAGTTCACCGCTCGGCCCGCTCCCCGTTACCCCTACTCGTCTGTAAAGTAGGGGTGCGCTCTGCCGTGCCCAGGGTCCCCGGCGGATGTACCAAGCGGCCCACCCATTCCGGTAGTTGAGGAAAGGGGGGCGCCGGTCATGAGCGCTCCAGATGCACCCGTCATCGAGATCGACACAGCCACCCTCGCCAAGCCCGTCGGGCGTCCTGCGCACGTGCGGATCGGCGGCGAGGTGTTCATCGCCCGCTGCCCTAAGGACGCCGTGCTGGCACGGATGGCCGACACGGCCACCAACCGGCGCATGGACCTGGTCGCCGGCTACACCGCCGCCATCTTCGGCAGCGAGGCGGGTGAGCGCATCGGCGAGATGCTGGTCGACCCGGATGTCGAGGACGTGACGCTGGCGACCCTCATGGAGCTGGTGCGCTACCTGCTGTCCGACGAGAACGGCCCCCAGTGGTCGAAGGCGCTCGAAGAGTCGTTCAAGGCGTTGGGGTCCGGGCCGAAGCCGCGCACTGTCCGCACCGCGCCGACGAAGAAGGCGCCGGCGAAGAGGGCCGCCACCAAGAGGGCACCGGCCAGGCGGCGTTGATGCTGTTCGGACTGCAACTGCCGATCGTGGTGGACGCGGACCTGGACGGCGATCCCATCCGCATCATCATGGACCAGCCCGACGGCCCCACCGCCTGCCTGTGGGCCCTCGTCGACGACTGGTCTCCTCTCATGCCCGGGGCGCTGCCCGACGGCCAGCGCCGCTACTGGGAGGATCGGCTCGCTGACCCTGACGACCAGCTCGACCGGCCCGCGCTGCGCCCTCTCGCGTTCGCGTTGGCGCGCCGGGTGTATGGGGTGGCGTGGTGGACGGCGCACCGCATCCTCCAGGAGGCGGCCGAGGCGCGGCTGGCGTACGAGATGTGGTGCGTGAACCACGGATTCGATGCCGCCAGCCAGCCGGCGCACCGGATCGTCGCCTCGGCCGCAGCGTGGGCGGCATCGACATGGTCGGAGGAGGCGCAGGCCGCGTCGTGGTCTCAGCGGGTCTCCATGCCGCCGCCTGGGGTGGTGGCGTAGATGACGCTGGGCACAGCCGAGGTCGAGGTAGAGGCCGACACCCGCAACTTCTGGACCAGGTTCCAGGAGGAGGCTCGGCGGCAGCCTGCCGTCAAGGTCAAGGTCACACTGGACAAGAAGTCCCTCAGCGATTCCCTGAAGAGCGTTGACGCCGAGGTCGAGGTGCGGGCCGCGACCGCCCGCATGGTGCGGGAGATCGAGGATGCTCTCGGGCGCGTTCGAGTACCCGACATCACCGTCCCGGTCACCGCTGACATAGACCAGGCGCAGGCCCAGTTGAGGTCTCTGACCGTGCCGGACCTGACAGCGCAGGTTGGGGCCGACGCCGAGATCGAGGTACGTGCCGCGACCGACCGCATGGTGCGGGAGGTCGAGGAGGCGCTGCGCCGCGTCTCAGTGCCCGACATCGTCATCCCGGTCACGGCCGATGTCGACCGCGCTCAGGCGCAGTTGCGCTCGCTCACCCCGCCGGACCTGACGGTGCCGGTCACGATCGACGCCGACGATGCGCTCCAGCAGCTGCGGGACGAAATCGACGCCATCACCGGCACCATCACGATCGGCCCCGGTGGCGGGGGCGGGGGGGATGGCGACCCGGGCGGCGCTGGCCGGCGCGCCGGGGGCGGCATGCTCGCCGGGATGACGGCGGCGCTCCGCTCCGCCGGGCCCGCCGCGCTGGCCGCTGTCGGCGCCCTGTACGCCGCTGCTCTGATCGCCGCGTTCAACGCCGGGTTCCAGGGGCTGCTGGAAGAGCAGCAGATCGCGGGGATGCTGCAGGCGCAGCTCGGAGTCACCGCTGACGAGGCACATCAGGCAGGCACCGTGGCGGGCGACCTGTACGCCCGCGGCGTCGCGGACAGCGTGGAGGAGGGCAGCCAGGCCGTCCAGGCCGCGGTCCGCGCAGGGTTCGCCGGGGCTGGCGACATCCCTGAGCTGACGGAGATCTCCACGCAACTGTCAGACGTCGCGCGGCTGATGGAGGAGGACGTCGGCCAGACGGCGCGCGCCGTCGGCCAGATGGTGCGCACGGGCCTGGTGGATAACGCCACCGAGGGCCTGGACCTGTTGACGCGCGGCGTGCAGGGCGGCGCGAACGCAGCCGAGGATCTCCTCGACACATTCACTGAGTACTCCACGCAGTTCCGGCAGTTGGGGCTGACGGGCGAGGAGGCGCTGGGGCTGATCCAGCAGGGCCTGGCCGGCGGCGCCCGCGACGCGGACACCGTCGCCGATGCCCTCAAAGAATTTTCGATCGAAGCCGCGCAGGGCGGCGAGCGTGTCGTGGACGCGTTCGAGGACCTGGGGCTGAACGCCGACCAGCTGTCGGACGCATTCGCCGCCGGGGGATCGGACGCGCGGGCCGCGCTGGACGAGGTGTTCGACACGCTCCAGGCGATCGAGGATCCGCTGGAACGCAACCAGCTCGCGATCGGGTTGTTCGGCACCAAAGCAGAGGATTTGGGCCAGGCGTGGGAAAGCCTCGATCTGAACAGCGCGGCCGGCGAGTTGGACAACGTCGCCGGGGCCGCAGACCGCGCCGGGGATGCACTGCGGGACAACATGGGCACCCGGTTGCAGCGCGTCGGCCGCGAGTTCCAGCAGGCCATGACCGGCCTGTTCACCGGTGATTTCAGCCAGTTCGGGGACCTGCGAGACGCGGTCGAGGACGTGCTACCGGACTTGCGCGATGTCGGCGTGCGCCTGATCGGCAACATCGAGTCCGGCATCTCCGCAGCCCTACCGCGCATCCCGGGCATCGTCTACCGGATCGGTCAGCGGATCGGCGACTCGATCGGCGACTGGGGGCCGCTCGTCCTCAAAGGGCTGGGGTTCCTGGTCGCGCTGCCGGCGCTGCTGGCGGGGCTGGTGCTGACCGGGCTGGCGGGCGCGTTCGTCAGTATCGGGCGGCAGTTGCTGCCATACCTACAGTCGGCGTGGCAGGCCGTCTCCGACTTCTTCACCAGCACGGTGCCCGCTTTCTTCTCGGATCTCGGCGGGCTGATCTCCGACGCGTTCGGCGCCGCGTGGCAGGCGACGGCGGAATTTCTGACGGAGACCGTGCCGGAGATGTTCCTCGGCCTCCTCCAATGGTTCTTGGACCTGCCAGCGCTGATCGCGATGGGCCTCGGCGCGCTGGCCGGACTGCTGGTGCTGGCGTTCGTCACCGCGATCGAGGCTGTTGTCGATTTCCTGACCGACGATGCAGGACCCGCGATCGGCGAGTTCTTCGTCAACCTCCCTGGTCAGGCGGCTGATGGGCTGGCGTCGCTGGGCTCCACACTGTGGGACGCGATGGGCGCCGCGTTCGAGTACGTGGCATCGCGCATTCCGGGAGCGCTTGAGGCGAGTCTCCAGTTTCTCCGCGATTTCCCGGGCAACGCGGTCTCCGCGTTGGGGGATCTCGGGCGCCTCCTGGGCGACGTGATGTCGTCCGCGCTCGACACTGCCGGGGACTGGGTGGAGGAGGGACTGGCGAGCATAGTCGGTTTCTTCGAGGGGTTGCGGGGTCAGATCGAGTCCGCGCTCTCGTCGTTCGGGTCGTCGGTGTGGGACGGGCTGAAATCGCTCCTCAACGAGGGCATCCGGCTCGTGAACTCGGCCATCGACGGGTTCAACAAGTTCTCCCCCGTCAACGTGAGCAAAATTCCCGAGCTGGCCAACGGAGCGATCGTGTATGGCGACACGATCGCCCGCATCGGAGAGGCCGGCCCTGAGGTCGTCATCCCCCTCACCAGGCCGGCGCGCGCCGCTCAACTCGCGCAGCAGTCCGGGCTGATCGACCTGCTGATCCAGCGTGGTGCGCTCCAGGCGCCGCAGCAGACGACGCAGTACCACACGTGGAACGTGACCTCCCCGGCCGCAGACAGCCGGGTGGTCGCCACGCAGGTGCATCGCATGTTCGTGACGGCAGGGGTGTGACGTGTATCCGGGCTATCTGAACGTGGGCTGCAACGAGATCATCAACAACGAGCGCGCCGCGACCTACGCGGCAGAGTATGGGATCCAGCTGAACTGCGACCGGTGCGAGGCTCTGCCGGAGGTGCTGGGGCATGCCCCGTACAGCAACCCGGCGGCGGATGACGCGCCCTGGTATGACCCGATCGTGCCGGAGTCGGTGGAATTCCTCGGCGTGTGGTCGAACTCGGGGATCGACGGGTTGGGGATGTCGACCCTCACCCAGGGCTCGCAGGAACGCTCGCAGGGTGGCGGCGTGCCGGGCGCGCCGCGGCGCGCGGCGCGGGACATGACCGTGGTGATGACGCTGGTTGCCGCCTCGGAGTGTGCCCTGGTGTACGGGTTGGGCTGGTTGTCGCGGGCGCTGGGCGGGGACTCGTGCTCGGCCGGGTGCCGGGGCATGGAGATGGCGGTGTTCGCCTGCTGCCCGACCGCGCCGGATGACGGGTCGCTGCGGTACCTGTACGACGTCGGGGTGGCGCGGGGGGTGCAGTCCGGGGCGCGGCAGTACGCGGGTGACGGCCTGGTGTTGTTGCAGGTGACGGTCAACCTGTTCGCGGGCAACCCCTGGATCTACAGCGATCCGCTCGCTGGGGAGGAGTGGGTGCCGCTGGGTGGCGGGGAGTTGGTGCGGCAGGACCCGGACCAGGTGTACCAGCGGTGTCTGGAGCCGGAGCCGTGCGCGACTGATCCGCTGTGTCCGCCGCCGATCCTGCCGCCGGCTCCACCGGCGCCGGTCTCGCCGTGCTACGGCATGGGCGTTGCGGAGTTCCGGGTGACCCGGCTGTCGGTCGCGGCGGATGAGTATCCGGCGTGGACGACGCTGGTCCCGGTGATCGAGGTGGAGCCGGGCGGGGCCGACATGCGCAGGTTGCTGGTCAGGTTCTGGGCCAACCCGGCTGGCGGCGAGTGTGGCGTGGATGAGTTGGACCCGTGCGACTCGTGCGGCGATGCCAACGTTTCCTATGTGCCGGCGGAGTCGGTGTTGACGATCGACGGCCGCACGGAGCGTTCCCAGATCGCGTGCGAGACGGAGTTCGTCGGCACGGCATTGGCGCGGCCGGACCTGTATGGGCAGCAGGGTGGCCTCTACAGGTATCCGTATTTCCCTTGCCCGTCCGGGCTGTGTGTGGAGGTGTGGTCCCTCGCCACGGACACGTCGGAGGACGCGCGGGCGCGGGTGCTGCTGGTGCCCAGGACGGACGTGATCTGACATGGCTGTCCTCCTCGACCCCACCGGGCCGGTGTCGCCGCTGCTGCCGGTCGGCACCCGCCTTTCGCAGGGGCGGGTGCATCAGCAGGCCGCGGTCGATCCGGTCACCGGCGAGGTGTATGTCACGCAGGTGGTGGACGGTGGGCGGCAACTGGCCGGCGAGGACGCCCCGGTATCCGGCGCGGCGCGGGCAGCGCGCGGCGACCTGGCGATCAGCCGCGTCTCCCCCGACGGCGACCTGCTGGGCAGCATGTACGTGCGGCGCTTCGACCACGGCTCGGGCCTGGGCGTCGAGTGGGTGGGCGAGCAGCTGCACCTGTGGACTGGCTACGACGCGGCTGAGGTCGCGGAGGGCCGCAACGCCCACGGGCGCTTGGTTGCCCGGTTCCCGTTCCAGGACGGTGCGGTGCTGGATGTCGGGGCGCCGGAGGTCGAGGTGTTCGATCCGGTGCCGGGGGCGCGGTCGATCACCCCGGGCTTGGACCTGGCGCACGGCCAGGTCGGCGCCCGCTACTCGGCCGGCGGCGAGTTGCGGTACCGCGTGTGGAGCCATGAGGCGTTCGTGGCCCACGAGTTCGACGATCCGCTATGGGACGCCCCCTTCCCTGACGGCGCAGCATCGGACTACCAGGCGTGGACGCTGTTCGGGGAGTACATCTACCAGCACCACGGCACCGGCTACAGCGACAGCAACCCGGGCGGCAACGCCCGGTTCGTCATCGTCTCCCTGCGCACCGGCACGGTAGTGCGCAACGTGCCCAACGAGCACCACGAGGAGTTGGAGTACCGCGAGGCGGAGGCCATCGGCGTCCTGGCGAGCGGGCCGCTGGCGGCCGACGGGCCCCGCCTGTTCTTCGGGTTCGCGGTCGGCGCCGCCGGTGAGCGCGGGGTGGCGCTGTACGCGACCGAACCCGAGCCGGGCCCCGGCACCTTCATATCCGCCGTGCCAGCCCCGTCCGGCGCCGGTATCGAGCTGACGGTCGCGATCCAGGACCCGGCCAGCGTGGTGACGTGGCGCGTCACCCGCCCCGGCGGACATCTGTTGTTCGCCGGGACGGGCGCGGAGGCCGAGGCGATCGACTGGCCATCAACGATGCTGGACACGGCGCCGCCACGGTGTACGCCGACACACTACGTCCTCACCATCGAACGCGTCGGCCAAGCGCCGCAGACCCTCACCACCGAGGAGATCACCTACACGCCGCCGGGCGGCTGCGGCACAGTCGCGCCGGTCGCCGGCGGCGCCAACGTGCTGGGCTGCGCAGGCGAGTATGCGGCGCGGGTCCACTGGCGCGGCGGCGCACTGGAGTTGCCGCTGCAACTCCTCGACGACGCCGATGCGATGGAGTGGTCCCGCACCGAGCGGGACGTGGCAGACGCGTCGGTCACCATCCCCAAGGGCGCGCACCCGGACTGCTGCACGGAGGTGCAGCAGATCCACCCCTGGGTGCACGAGCTGTCGATCTACCGGGCGGATGACCGCACACCGATCTGGCAGGGCCCGATCACCCGGGTGCGCTCCCGCCGCGGGGAAATCGTCATCGAGGCGCAGGACGTCACTGCCTGGCTGGAGCAGCTGGTCAACACCTACCGCGTCGGCTACACCACGGCGACACCGGACGCCCAGGGGCGCCGTCGCGGCACGATCGCCTACATCGCGGCCAACCATCTCAGGCTGAACATGATCGAGTCGGCGCTGTCTGACCCTGCGGATTACGCGGGGATCATGCAGCACCTGGTGGTGCGTGAGGACGGCCTGCCCACCATCAAGGTCGAGCGCGACGGATCAACGAACGACGCGATCTGGACGGTGCCGATGGCGGACGCCTGGCGGGAGTGGACCAAACGCGGCCTGACCTGGACCACCGTGGGCAGGTCGATCGTGCTGCGTGGCTCACCGACCGAGCAGACGATCCCGCAGGCCCGCCTGACCATGGATGATTTCGCCGGCGACGTGGAGATCATCCGCGACGGCCTGGAGGCTGCCACCTACGCATTCGCCACGACCCAACGACCGGGCAGCCAGGACATCTCCGAGGGTGTGACGGTCGGCACCGGCCGCACGGGGACGCCGTACGGGCGGCTGGATCGGATCGTCGTGGTCGATGAGGACGACCCGGACCCGGCCGACCTGGAGCGCGCCGCGCGGGAGGAACTGTCAGGCCGCTACCCGGCGCCAATGGTGATCTCCATGCCGGCCGACGCGCAACTCGCCCCCGACGCACCGATCACGGTGCGGCAGCTGGTGCCCGGGGAGCGCATCGACGTGACCGGCGACGAGTGCTGGCGCATCCAGCGAGGGTTCCGACTCACCGACGTGCGCGGGGTGTGGCAGTCCGGGGTGGAGCGGATCTCGATCGGCCTGGTGCCGCTCGGCGATACGGAGGTGCCGACGGGTTGACTTCCTCCCCCGCCTAAAGGCGGGGGATTCCAGCGGTCGCCCGCTGGGTTTCCTGCTTCACCAACGACCGCCCCGTCCGGGAGGACTCCCGTTGAGGTCTTACACCGTCTCCACAGGCAGACGCCGCCAGCCCGGCGGCCAGGATGTTGCGTGCCGCGTTCACGTCACGGTCATGCGCCGTGCCGCACTCGCACGTCCACTCGCGGACGTTGAGCGGCATCTTCGCCGTGACCGTGCCGCAGGCCCCGCACAGCTTGCTGGAGGGGAACCAGCGGTCGATCACGACGAGTTCACGCCCGTACCAGGCGCACTTGTACTCCAGCATGGAGCGCAGTTCCGTCCACGATGCGTCCGAGATAGCGCGCGCCAGGGAATGACTCTTCAGCAGGTTGCGGACCGACAGGTCCTCGATCACGACCACTTGGTTCTCATGGACGAGTCGAGTCGACAGCTTGTGCAGGAAGTCACGACGCCGGTCGACGATCCGCGCATGGACCTTGGCCACCTTGCGCCGGGCCTTCTCCCGGTTCGCCGATCCCTTCGCCTTGCGGCACAGCTCACGCTGTGCCTTCGCCAGGCGCGCCCGGTCCCGCCGTTCATGCCGGGGATTGGCGATCTTCTCCCCGGTGGACAGGGTCACCAGCGAGGTGATGCCCGCGTCGATGCCGACCGCCGCCGTGGTGGGCCGTGCCGGGGTAATGGTGTCCTCGCACAGCAGGGACACGAACCAACGTCCGGCACTGTCGCGAGAGACGGTCACCGTCGTCGGTACCGAACCTTCGGGAAGCGGACGCGACCAACGGATATCCAACGGCTCGGCCATCTTCGCCAGCGTCAGCTTCCCGTCGCGCCACTTGAAGGCGCTGCGGGTGTACTCGGCCGACGCGCGGGACTTCTTCCGGCTCTTGTACCGGGGGTACTTCGCCCGCTTGGCGAAGAAGTTGGCGAACGCCGTCTGAAGATGTCTGAGCGCCTGCTGGAGCGGGACGGAGGACACCTCCCTCAGGAAGGCGAGTTCCTCGGTCTTCTTCCACTCCGTGAGCGCGGTCGAGGACTGCACGTAGGAGACACGGCGGTGTTCGCCGTACCACGCGCGAGTGCGCTCCTCCAGCGCCTTGTTGTACACGAGACGGACGCAGCCGAACGTGCGCGACAGCTCAGCTGCCTGCTCGTCCGTGGGGTAAAAGCGGTACCGAAAAGCCCGCTTGACCTGCTGCGTCATGCCTCACATTCTATCAACTTCCCTGTCAGCGCCGGGCGTTGGCTGTTGGCCGGTGGACGCCGGTCCGCCCTGGCGGCGAACCGGCTTTCCCTGCCCTGCTCCGCAGGAGCTTCGTTTCCTCCCCGACCTGAAGGCCGGGGTATCCACGAAGGAAGGCGCCGATGAGCGGGAGTTTGGTGCCGGGGCAGCGATCGGCGCAGGACCCGCAGCGCGCGGCTGGGTACGCGGTGCGGGCGATGGGACGCGGCTCCCGGCCACAGGCCGGTCTGTCGAGCGTGATGTGGCTGACGATCAAGGGCCGCCGTATGCGGCTCACCGTGGGCGAGGACGGCCGGGAGCGGCTGGAGAGCATGGAGGGAGACGGCTGATGGGTGTGCCGTGTGGGTGCGGCGGCGGGCAGGTCACGGTGTCGGGTATCGCCCCGATCTACGTGAACCGATCCGGGGTACGGCCGGTGGACTACCAGGTGGGGATCGGGCCGCCCGGGGCCGATCCGTGTCAGGCGATCACGGACTGTGTGCACCTGGGACCCGGGCTCGTGCGGGACGAGGGCACCGGCGCCATCCAGGCGTTCCTGTCCCGCGATGCGGGCAACACGCTGCACTTCGGGACCGACGGCGGGCTGAAGAACCTGGAGGGCGGCGAACCTTCCCCTGATGAGTGCCGGGTGACGGTCGACTCACTGCCCGAGGCCGACCTGATCGGTGCCAAAGCGTTGGCCGGCCTCCACAACCCCTACAGCTCGCCGTACGGGCTGGAGTACTGCCTGGCCAACCGGATCGACCTGATCCACTACATCGTCGGCACCACCGCTGACGGGGTCGGCGTGGTGTCGGACTACTGGGCGATGGAGATGGTGACCCGCCGCTCCAGCATCTACGTCGACACCCCGATCGCCCTCCTCAACTCCGCCACAGTCAAGACCGCCTACAACTACGCCGGCAACGTAGACGATCCGGTCTCCCATACTCCGACGAGCCGATCTGACCGGGGCGGAGGCTGGTACGGGTGGCTCGCCCAGCGCTACCACCAGCCGTTGGCCGAGGATTTCCTGCGCACCATCAACGGCCGGGCGATCGCGGTGATGGCGTGCGTGCCGTCCGGGGCCACCGTTGGTTCGGAGGCGCACCACGTGCAGGGCGCGATCCGCGCCGCGATGCAGACCTGCACGCAGGACTCCGTGATGATCGCCGTGGCCGAGATCCCCAACGCCACCACGGTCCTCAACGCCGGCATCACGCCGATCATGATGCCGGACGGGCAGAACCCGCCCGCGACGTGGGGCGTGGACACCCTGCCGTACCCGCCCGCCGATCTCACCGCGGCCGGCATCGGCTGGATCATCCTGTCCGACCACTACACGGACGCGGTGATCTCGGCCTACGTGGACGCAGGGCTGAGCGTCATCCTCATGGGCAACTCCCGCCACGAGCAGCGCCCCCGCGAACAGGCGCTGGGAGTGCGCGGCGTGATGGGCCTGGACCCGGTGTACTACCGAGCCGGGCGCGGCGCCCCCAGCTACGTGGGCGAGTACGACCCGATAGGGCTGCGCCGCCCCGGGGTCGGGCAGCTGACGCACCGCACCGACCAGCACGGCGTGATCGACAACGCCGGCCTGGTCCGTGGCCGACCCAAGGCCGAGGGGCAGGGCCTGATCCTGCCGCCAGGGTTCGGCGGCGGCCTCGGGCGGCCGAGCGTGCTGTGCGGCTGGGAGTCCGACGGCACCCCGGCGCCGGCGTCGTACCGCATCACCTACGACTGCCGGTGGAACACGCTCGCCCCGGACTCAGCCGGCCGCGCCAAGATGTCGCTGCTGTTTGGGGCGTTGACCGACGAGAGCACGCTGGCCTACCCGCAGGACAACCCGGACCTGAACCCGGCCGGCTACCCGGACGGGCAGGTCACCATGTACCGCGCGTTCCAACGCCAGTCCGGGGAGATCGGGATCGCGAAATGGGGCGCGCCTGGCGAGACCATCACCTACCTCGCGACGCTCGACACCCCGCCGATCGCCGCCGGGTTCTGGAGCACGTACACGATCGAGGTCAGCGGCGACCAGATCGTGTTCTCCCGCGAGCTGACGGACGGCACCACCTACTCGGTGACGGCGGCCGATGACCAGTACCGCGGGCCGTACATGTACATCGAGAAGGAAGAGACGTTCGTCGGCGCGAGTGGCGACGAGCCGAACGAGTTCGAGGGAGAGTTCCGCAACGTGGACAGGGTGGCACTGTGAGGGTTGTTGCGTCGGTGCACTTCGCGGCACCACACCGGATGGCCGGCAGCGAGACGATGCTGCACACCATGATGCGGTCCGTGGCCGAGGCCGGGCACGAGGCGCACGTTGTCGTCTCCGACCTACCCGACGCCCCACCAACGTGGGAGTACCAGGGCGTGACGGGGCACTCCCGCCGTGGGGTGGCTGAGGCGACGCGGTTCCTGCGGCAGCTGCGGCCGGACGTGATCGTGACGCACCACCAGAACGCCATCCAGGGCATCATGGAGGCGCGCCGGCTGGGCGTGCAGTCCGTGTTCATCCAGCACAACTCGTTCGGCCTCAACCGGCAGATCCTCGCACTGCGCCCGGACCTGACGGTGTTCAACACGGAGTGGATCAAGGCGATGTGGGGCCAGCAGGCCGGCCGCAGCATCGTGATCCACCCACCGGTGCGGGCCGACGACCACGCGACCACCCCGGGCAACCACGTCACCCTCATCAACCTCAACCGGCACAAAGGCGTCGACCTGTTCTACAGGCTCGCTCGCCATTTCCCCCACCAGCCGTTCCTGGGTGTGCATGGGGGACACGGGCAGCAGATCGTGCACGGCGCCCCACCGAACGTTCGGATCATCCCGCAGACCAACAACATGCGCGACGACGTGTGGGCCCGCACCCGCGTGCTCCTCGTCCCCTCGGTGTACGAGTCGTACGGCATGGTCGCAGCCGAGGCCCTGTGCTCCGGCATCCCCGTGATGGCCAACGCCACCCCTGGCCTCCAGGAGTGCCTGGGCGCGGCCGGGATCTGGCCGGGCGGGGTGCGGGCCGTGACCCAGCCGGTGCCCTCCAACATCGTCCACACCAGCGCGGGGGCCCTCGCGCAGTGGGTGGCGATCCTGCGCCGCCTGCTGACTGACCACGAGGAGTGGGAGCGGGTCTCGGCCGTGTGCCGGCAGCGGTCGGCCGAGCTGGCCCCTGGGCCGGAGATGGCCCGCTGGGTCGCCGAGCTGGAGGCGATGGCGCCCGCCAAGGCGTGAGCGTGTCCGGGTGCGCGCCTACCAGCGGGGCGCGCGCCCGACCCGCTTCCTCCACTCGGCGTGCAACTGGGCTCGCTCGTCCAGGAGTTCCGCGTGCCGTGCAGCCAACTGCGCCGCTGCTTCGCTGTGTAGCTGGCGGGCCTCGGCGGCTGCTGCGTCCGCGTCCCGCTGGACCTGGGCCAAGCGCTGCTGGAGCGACTTGATGGTGAGCTTGTCCTCTTGGAGCCGGCCAGGCAGCCTTTTGGCCGTGGTGTACAGGTCGTTGAAGAAGTCGGTGCGCGCCTCGGCTGAACCGAAAGGGAGCGGGAGCGAGTAGTACTCGTGCTCGCCATTCGGCCAGCGGAACACCAGCTCTTCCTCACCTCGAACTCGGGTGATGTCGTGGGTGATGCCCTGGAGAGGGATCTCGACGGGCTTCGGTGGTAGCGCCGGCTCTACGGCAGGAGGCGCGTCGGCTGGCGCAGTACTGGTCTCCACCCGTGGTTCCTCCTGGACGCGGAAAAGGACCCGTTCGTGGAGGACGAGAGGCAGGAGCCGATTCACCTCTTGGCCGCTCCCTGGGAACTGCGCCGCTTCGATCTCTGGCTCTAGCTCTGCGGCTTGCCGCTCGAAGGGCTGGCGTGCGGCCTGCTCATCGACCTCAACTGAGTTCTGTCCGCGTGCGTTGACGGCGGCCTTCCGGAGCGCCATGCGGTTGTGGTGTAGTCGCTGACGGAGGTCTGCCAGGTCTGCGCGGAACGGTGCGCCCGGGTAGGCCGTCCAGCGCCAGAACACCCATGCCGCGCCAGCGGCCAGCAGTGTCAGCAGTAACGCCACGGTAAGCCCCTCCCATGTCCCGTCGTCGGCGGGAGGGATTCTGCCAGCGCGAGCGGGCACGGGGGGCCACATTCACCAGATCGTGTGACCGGTCGAGCACTTCATGTCAACGCGAGGCGCGTGCTTGGATCTTCGCTGTTTCTACCCGGGCGCGGGTGACGATGTACGTGATGAGGGTGACGCCAGCGACAGCGCAGACGCCCAGGAGTGCGGTGACGATCGCGGTGGTTCCGGCCATGAGCAATACACCTCCGGGGGCACGTCGATGATGTGGTGCCCCCTGGTCGCCCTCGCTGTGCACACCGGGCAGCGAGGGCGACCCACACGCATCGCACTGCAACAGCCGCCAACCAGGAACATGTTGACGCAGGTCAGTGTACGTGGGATCGCCCTCAGGCGGGCGGGTTGATAGTGCCGCGCCAGACGGGCGGCTCGTGCTCGGCGAGCTGCCATCGGTTGATGGTGATGGCGATGTCGCGCCCGTACCGGTCTAGGTCCATGGCGTAGATCTCGCGGTGCTCCATCTGATGGCCGGGGGCCAGTTCGCCCTGGAGGGAGGCGCTGACGTCGGGTACCCATGCGGGGGTTGCGCTGCCGCCGGTGGTGGTTCCCTCGACGCGGGTCCCGATGTCGCTGAGGTCGAGGGGTGCGTCGCTGTCGTTAACGAGGGTCATGTTGATCCAGAACGCGGTGAGGCCGTCGTCGACGGTGTAGCCCTCGGGGAGGTCGGTGGGTCCGATCTCGTGGGCGCTGGTGATGGTGGTGGTGATGCCGTCGCCCCAGTCATGAGCGTCTCCAGGGACGAGGTCACCGAGTGCCGTGGTGTCGCGGGCCTCCTCGCTGTCCGTGGGCTGCCCCTCCTGGGCCTGCTCGGACTGGCCGGCGGGCGGCGCGTCGCCAGCGTCGTCGCTGGAGCAGCCAGTGAGGGCGAGCAGGGTCGCTGCGGCGAGCGCGGTGGCCGTGGCTCTGCGTGTACTCACGGTGCTGGGCATGTCAGGTTCCCCCCGGGGGTGAGTGGGCGTGTCGAGAGGATAATGCCTCACCGATCGCTGGACGCGAGCGCCGTTTGACGCAGTGTGACACCCCTGTGATGCGGTCGCGCCATCGCAGTTGGTCCAGCAGACGAGTGCGGACATGCTGGAGGCCGCACAGTGGGCGGTTGAGCCAGGGAGGCAGCATGTCGAGTCTGAGTCCGCGCGGGACGTATCTCCAGGTCGCCGATGCGATTCGTGGGCGGATCGAGGAGGACGAGGAGCTGGTGTGGCTGCCGCCGGTGAGCGCGCTGCGCGCCGAGTGCGGCGGCGTGTCCCGAGGGCTCGTGACGCGAGCACTCAAGGCGTTGGAGTCCGAGGGGGTGGTGGTGTCGATGCAGGGGCGAGGGTGGCGTGTGGCTAGGGGGGTGGATCGGCGTCCGCTGGTGGAGCGGATGCGGGCGCTGTTCTCCGAGGACGGGCTGACGCTGGGGGGCGAGTACCCGAGCGAGGCCGAGCTGGGTGAGCGATTCGGCTACTCGCGGGTGGCGGTGCGGTCCGCCCTGGCGGAGCTGGAAGGGGCTGGGCTGTTGGAGTCGCGGCAGGGGCATCGGCGGGTGGTGCTGCGGCTGCCGACAGCGGACGGTGACGGCGGAGTCCGATAGGGGCGGCGGTCTGACCGCTCCTCGCGGGGATGTTGGCCGGTTGTCGCTACCGCCCTGGTGGCGAGACGCGCCAGGGTGAGGGCCTGCCAGCGCCCGGGCGGGCGCTGGCAGGCCCCGACCAGAGGAGCAGCATGGTGCACACCCGCGAGACAGCCCCCGCAGTGAGCGAGACGCCGGCGGTGCCGGCCGGGCGGCGAGCCGCAGCGGCCGTTGTGGTGACCGATCCTGCGGGCCGGGTGCTGCTCGTGCAGACCGTGGACGAGGACCCGCCGCGGTGGGGTCTGCCCGCCGGAGGCGTGGAGCCCGGCGAGCTGGCGCACGTGGGGGCGGCGCGGGAGCTGTGGGAGGAGACCGGGCTGCGCGCCGAGGTCGCCGAGGTCCTGGTGGTGGATCAGATGCCGGCCCGCCCTGCGGTGGCCGTGCCGCAGGGCGAGCCGGTGCCGCCGGGGGCGCGGTGGCTGTCGGAGGGGCTGACGCTGGTGTTCCGGGGCCCGCAGCTGTCCGCCGAGGAGGCTGCGGCCGTCACGGTGCCGGCGCACGCCGCCGGGGAGATCGGCGCGGTGGCGTGGGTGGCGGAGGGCGAGCTGGACGGGTGGGTGTCCGAGACGCAGGCAGGGCGGATCAGGCAGGCCCTGGTGCGGTTGCGTGCTGGTGCCGGCTGGCCGCTGCTCGTGCTCGGTGAGCCTGTCGGCAGCTAGACGGAAAGTAGTGGCGTCACGCCACGAAAATGTGGACAGATGCCAATGCGGCGTGTAGTGTTGTTCTCACGGCAAGCGCAGAGCTTCACGCAACGGAGGACACCCCATGCACCCCATGATCGACACCATCAGGGAACTCACCACCGCCGCCGCCACCGCCGGCCAGGTCATCACGATCCAGGCGTACGGCCCGGACGGTGAGCGCCTGCGCGGCACCTACCTCGGAACCAACGGCAAGGTCGTCAGCATCGACACCGGCGACGACGTGGTGTACGTGACCGGCGACCGCATCGCCGGCGTGGACGCCGCCTGATGACCAACACGCCCGCCAACGCTGCTGCGGCAGCCCAACTCGCTACCGCCGTACGGAAGGCCGTCACCGCCTACGAGACAGCCACCGGCACCACGCCGAGCACACTCACCACCAGCCTCGCCCGCCGCTACCGCGCCGCACACACCGCAGACGAGCGCCGGCAGTTGGCCGACGACGTAGCGGGACTTCAGTTGGATGAGATCGCGGACATCGTCGTCGCCGCTCGCGCCGTTGAGCTGGCGCTGCCGCGCATCATCTCGGCCGCCGTCGACACTGGCACACCGGTCTCGGAGATCACCCGGGCACTGGGGTATCGGGACCCCAAGGGGGTCTACCGGCTCCTCCAGCGCGATGATGCGCCCCGCCGCACGCAAGACGTCCCGAGATAGCCCCTGGGGCGGGGCCTTGCTGGTCCCTGCGCCCGTCCACTGCCGGTGTGCGGCGTCCCCGTCAGCCAGTGACGACGACTCGCCACGGCGAGCCCGAGACGCTGGCGGTGTCGATGGGTTCGTATCCGTTGGCCTCTGGGGCTGGGCCCCAGTTGGGGTTGTCGGCGAGCCATCCCGTGATGATGCGGCCTCCTGGGCCGGGTTGGGTGCTCGGCGTGAGGTTGGGCAGGCAGGCGCGGACAGTGCGCTGATCCGTGTGGTGCCAGGTCTCAACTGCGACCCTCTCGTGCCCGCTGGGCACGATGGGGAGCGGTGGTCCACCCGACCGGATGGAGATGGTGGCGTGGCAGCGGAGCGGGGCGCGGACTGCAACCAGGTCCCCGGTGTGCCCCTCGACATGGTGGATGGTGAGGCTGCCTGGAGCCCATGCCGGGGTGGCGCAGGCGTGCTGGTGGAGCGGAGCGCCGTCGAGCTGGAGCGGGGTGATGCGTATCCAGTCCACGAAGTAGTAGGCCACCAGGTTGTCGTCGTGCTCGGGCTGGATGTCGATCACGTGTGCTCCTGCTGTCGCTGGGCGTATGCCTCGATGTCCGCTGTGGTGATCGGGCGCTGCTGCCTGCGGTAGATCAGGTCTCTGATGTCGTCGATGTAACCGGGGTGTTCGCCGCCGAGGACGTACCCGTATGCGGTGAGCGCGGCCGTTCGGTTGGCGTAGATGCCGGGGAGCCAGCCGCTTGCTGCGGCGAGTTGGAAGCTGCCGTCCTCAAGCCGTAGCTCGGGGGGGCACGGGAAGGAGGCGGTTGTACTCGTCTGTCGAGTACAGCTTGGCGCATCCGACGTGTTCGACCAACGGCGTGGGCTGCTCTTGCCGTCTGCGTTCCTCACGTTCCTGTACTTGTTCGGGGTCGCTGAACAGCTCGGGGGCGATGGCTCGTTCGAGGTGTTCGACAGTGCGCGCGTTGTCGAGTTGGGCGAGGTGTGGGGAGCCGGGTGGGCTGCCGAGGTGGATGCCGTGGGCGACTGCTGCCGTGTCGGCCGGGGTGCTGGTGGGGTCGTTCTTACCGCTGTGGCTGTCGGCGAGCCAGGCCCGGTCGAAGTCAGGCCGGGCCTGGTAGCGGCGCGCGAACACCCTGAGCACGTAGGTGTGGGCGATGGCGTCCAGCGTGGTGGGGTCGTATGCGAGGTGCGCCTCGGCGACGGCGGCGCACACGCGCTTGCCCTCGATGGCGTCGCGCTCGAAGTCGGTCGGGCCTGCCTGGGCCTCCTCATCCCATCGGGCCCGGAGGTAGGCGATCAGTCCAGGGTTGAGGTGGGCGGCCTGCGTGTCTGGCGCCGGATGCTGGCTCACGGGGCCCACTCCTGCTGGTAGTCGGGGTGGCCGGACCAGACGGAGGCGAGGAGTCGGATCGTTTGGCACCAGCCCTCTGGGTTGCCGTTGTAGCCAGCGTGGGGACCGCATTCGAGGCATCCTCGCTTGCGGGCATCGGGCTCGTTGTTGAGCCAATCTTCCCAGTCGTGGCTTCCGATGCGTCCGTGGACGTTGGCGATAGCTCGCAGGGCTGTGGTCTGCTGTAGAGCGCGGGCCGGGTCGTGGCGGGCGAGGTGGTTGAGGACTCCGGGCTTGAAGGGGCGACCGTCCGGCAGGTGAGCCAGGACGTGGCCGTTGGCCGTGCGTAGGGCCGTGTTGCTGTCTGCTTCCCACTGGCCATCGAACGGGGCGCTCCGATCCTGTACAGCACGGGCAGTCGCCTCGTCCTCGTCCAGGCGAGCGCGCAGGAACTCGACGAGCATCACGGTGTCCATGGGCTATCGCCTCGAGGGCTCTGGGGGCGTTTGCCCGTCCTGCACGATCGCGAAATACATCCTGGCGCAGGCTCCGGCTGGGCCGTCCCATAGGACGTCGGCGGACTCGATCATGTAGGGCTCCTCGGGGTTGACGGCCCCCTCAAGGAGACGTTGCACGAGCAGCACGGCGTTGCCTTCGTCCCATCGCATGGCGCGCATGATCATGTGGGCGATGGCCTCAGTTCGCGTGAGGCTGACGTCATCGAGCCCCCACCGGGCGCCCGGTGGGGCGTCTGCGGCGCGGGACACGACGTCATAGGTGGGAGCGGGCGTATCGGCAGAGGGCATGGCGGCATTGTCTCGTGTTGCTCTGCAACGCGGACGATTGCGCCCCGCGCCGGTTGGTGCCGGGCGGGGCGCTGGGTGGTGGCCGGTCAGTCGGCGTTGGGGGCGTTGCGCTTCTCGCGCTTCCTCGCGGCCTGGGACTGCTCGTTGCGGCGGCGCACCTCGTCCACGGTGATCGTCTTCTCCAGTGGCATGATGCGGGTTCCTCTCCTGCTCGGTTTGCGGGTGGGTGGGGGCCCGGGGCGGCCGGTGAGGTGTGGCAGCCGTGGTCGGCCGCCCCGGGGCGTTATCGCTTCGCGCTGCGCGCGAGGAACTGTCCTTCGGGACACATGTCGTGGGTCGTGCGCGCGCTCTTGCACTGGGCGCAGTCACGGTTGTGGGCTGCGGCCTCGGAGGGTCGGGGGTGTGTCGGTTTGGGGATCGGGGTGGGCTTGCGGCGCTTACCGAACATGTCGGCCTCGTCGGGGTGTGGCGGCGGTGACCGCGGCGGCGGCGAGCACGATGCGGTGCAGGGCCTGGTCGACGGTGGCGCCGGCGGACGGGTCGCGTTGGAGCCAGGCCCCCTTGCCAGCCTTGTGGAACAGGCGGACGAGGCCGCGGGCCGTCTCGGGCGGGTCCTGCCATTGTCCGGCGTGACGGTCGATCCAGTAGTGCGTGGCGCCGCTGATGGTGAGTGCGAGAGCGGCGCGGCGTGGGGTGAGGCCGAGGCGCAGGGCGCGGTTGGTGGCGTAGAGCGCAGCTCCCTGGGTGGCGACGTAGCTGAGGACGTGGGCGGTGCACGCGGCGCGGCCCTCGCGGGCGCCGCAGACGATGGTGCGTCCGGTAGCTGGGTCCGCGTAGGTGACGGGCCGTCGCTTTCGGCCGCCCTTGGGGTCTGCCCAGCGGTCAAGCTGGACGATGTAGTCGCCGGCGTCGTGGCTGGCGCTGAGCGCGAGCCAGACGGCGCCAGCTCGGGCTGCTGGGGATGTCACAGGGGCCTCCAGGTAGGTGGGTGTTATGCGTTTCAGGGTCAGGGAGTTAGTGGGTCTGGTCTGCACAGTCAGTGGCGGCCAGGGGGTGATGTGCGGCACTCGGCTGGTACTGGTTGATGGCCTTGATGGCGGTGGTGATCGTGTCGGGCAGGGTGTGCCGGACCGGTACGCCGTGGAGGCCAGCGAGGTGGATCAGGTACCTGTTGCGTTCGGGGTTGGGGCAGTCCGGGGGGCAGCCGAGGACGACGCGGCGGCCGGAAGCGATGTCGTAGCCGTACTCGACGTTGGTAGTCATGCCGGGCAGGGTGCGCAGGTCGCGGGGTATCCAGAACACGATCACGTCGGCGTCGGCGCGGGCGGCGTGTTCCCACTCAACCTGATCGTCGTAGTGGGCTGCCCTGATACCGCCGCGTGACTCGGGGGTCAGCACGGTCAACTCGGGGCCGTCGTCCGGCCACTGGGCGGAGAGCTCGCGGATGGCTTCGGGACGCCAGGAGTCGACGGGGTCGCCGGCGCGGGGGGTGGGGCCGGCGATGAACACGGTTGGGCTGGCCCCGGGGGCGGGGAGGGGTTCGCGGGCCCAGATGATGCGCAGGTTCGGTGTGACGGGCCAGGGGTCGGGCAGAGGGCTCACAGGGTCTCCTGGGTGTGTCGGATGCCTCGGCGGTTGGGCCACGGCAGAGTGATGTCGTCATGGGCGGCGCGCGGGATCAGGTGCCAGTGAAGATGCATCACCGTCTGCGTGGCGTCCTCGCCGGCGCTGGTGATCAAGTTGCTTTGCACACCGAGCGCCCTGCCGAGTTGCGCGGCGCGACGGGCGCTCGCGCCGGTGACATCGGGGTCGTCGGCGTAGTCGACGACGTGGCGGCGTGGGATGACGAGGACGTGTCCGGGGTGGACGCCGCCTCTGGGGAGGATGGCTATGGTGTCGGGCCATTCGCGGACGACTGCGGCGGGTGCGCGGCCGGCGATGATCTCGCAGAACGGGCAGGGTGCGGCGTTGTCAGGCATGGCGTCCTCGGCTGGCGCGGACGGTGACGCCGTCATCGGCTTCGGCGGCCAACTCAACGGCGTCCATGGCTTGGTCGACGCTGTCGGAGCCGATGACCTCGGCACGGCGGGTCTGGGTCCCGGCGGGGGTGTCGAGATCGACCTCGACGATATGCCGGTTGTTGGGCATGGTGGCTCCTCGCGGTGTTGGTGTGGGGGTGCCGGCTCTCGGGTTGGTCCGGCTCTCCTCACCGCCCTGGTGGGGCGGTGAGGAGAGCTGTCCGGGCCTGGGTTGCTCGGCGCGTGGGGCGGTAGATGGGGTGGGAGATGGCCGGTAGATAGGGGGTAGATGGGCCGGTAGATGGGGGCGGTAGATGGGGTCTGAGCTGGTGATCTACCTCTGCCTGGGGCGGGTCACGCGGCGGTCTCGGGTGAGTGGTTGGGGACGGCGGTGAGGTGGCGCTGGGGTGGGGTGGGTTCGGTGGTTGTGGCGGGGGTCGGGTGTGGGGTGTTGGTGGGGTCCTCGGGGTGGGGTTGGTCGGGGGTTGGCTGGGGGGTGTGGGTGGGGGGTTGGTCGAGGAGGGTGAGGGCGTCTCGGAGGGGGGCTCCGAGGGCGTGGGTGAGGGCGTCGACGCGCACGCCCCATGTGGGGCCGGCGCCGCGGATTTTGACGTTGCGGTCGGTGGGGAATCCGCATGCCTCTAGGACCTCGCGGAGTGAGGTCACGTCGGGGAAGTTATGGATGCCTTCGCCCTCGTCGCTGAGCGTCTTGACGAGCTGGTTGATGTGGACGCCCTTGAGTCCGGCGCCTTCGGCGTCGGCGACGGCGGCGATGACGTGACGGGATATGCGGTGGGTGAGGTTTGTGGGGTTGGGCTGCTCCCCTGTGTCCGCCTCATTTTCATGATCATCGTGGGTGGCGTGGCCGGTGGCTGCCGGGCTCTCCTCGCCCGGGGCCGGGTGGTCGTCCCGTGCTGGCGCGACGAATTGGGCGGTGATGAACCACGCCAGGGCCAGGCCGATGAGGATCAGCGGCATGTGAGGCGCGATGTGGGGCCAGGCGATGGAGATGGCTGTGGCCGCGGTGCCTCCCGCGACGGCGAGTGCGATAGCGGCTGTCAGGCATCCGAGGCCGATGGTCTCCAGGCGGTCACCGGCCGAGGGCGCCGACCTCTTCTTCGTGCTCTTCTTACCCTTGGGGGTCTTGCCTTTGGTGAGGTTGGGCGTGCTCTCGGATGCCTGGCTGTCGCCCTCGGAGGCATCCCCTGTGGCGTCGCTGTCGGTCGTGTAGCTGGTGCCGGTGGCTGCTCTCCAGCCGTACCTGATGGCGTAGATGGCGCCCCTGGTGAGGGCAGTGAGGATGATGCGGGAGCCAGCGGCGAGGTCCCGGCCGGCCTCGCCGATGCCCTGGAACGGGATGGCGAGGGCGTTGCGGATGCTGCGGAGGGCCACGTCACTCGGCTCCGGCGAGGCGGAGGATGGTGGAGCGAATGAGGTCGGTGAGGATCGTTCCGTAGCCTCCGGAGCGGGTGGCGGCGACAGCTGTGGCGATCCCAAGGAACGCGGGGATGATCATCCGCTTCCACTTGGGGCCGAATGTCAGGAGTGCGAGGACGATCGATACGGCGGCCGGGCCCGGGTCGCCGAATCGGCCGCTCGCGTCCCCTTCGAGGGCTCCGGAAGGGATGGAGTGGATGCCGTTGGCGATGTCGGCCCAGGCGCCGCCGGCGGCGAGGGCGACGATGCCGAAAATGATCGAGGTGACACCGACGGACTGCTTGGTGTTGATCCGGATGGTGTCAGATCCGCGGAGCCCGAGGAGCAGCAGCGTGCCGATGATGAGGGCGACGCCGGAGGCTGTGATGGTGCCGAGGACCTGGGCGCCCGGGGCGGCCTCGGCGGCGAACTCCGCTGCGTGGGTGAGGTGACTGTTCATGGTCTTTCCAGGTCAGGCGATGCCGGGCCCGTAGAGGGCGCAGGCGAGGACGGATGAGACGAAGGGGATACGGGCCAGCCAGCGGGTGAGGGGGCCTTGGTGGCGGAGGCGCCACACGAGCCCTCCGGTGGGGCCGCAGATACCGGCGGCGACAACGAGGAGCGCGGTCTGCTGGTAGGTGAGGCCGGCGTACTGGGCGGCGTAGGGGGCGATGGCGGTGACGGCCAGCTCGCCGGATTGGCGGCCGACCTCGGCGGCGATGAGGATGGCGGCGATCTGCCCGAGGATGTGCAGGTACCGGGAGATGATGGGCGTGGTCACCAGCCACCACGTGCCGTAGCCGCAGGCGATGGCGCCTGCGGCGCCGAAAACTCCGCCGGCGGCCCATTCCGCTGCCGGGGGCAGGAGGCTGAGGTAGCTGGTGAGGCCGATATACGAGCCAGCCGCAGCGGCTGACCCGTTGTAGGCCAGCCACCTCCAGAACGGCTGCTGGAGGCGCTTGGGTACCAGCGCGGCGAGTGCGCCGCGTTCCCCGTCTTGAGCCGGGGCGGAGCGGGGTGCGGGTGGGTTGTCGGGCTCGTCTTCCGGGGGGGTCTCGCGTGGGCTGCGTGGGGGCCGGAGGCGTGCCGGCTCGTCGTCGCCTCCCTCGTCCTCAGGGTCGTCTTCCAGGCCGTCGTCCTTGGCGCCGTCGCCGCCCGACTTCGGCTGGGTGGGGCGATGCTCCTTGCCGAGGTCGATGGTTTGGCCGGGGGGCGGGAGGCTGCCGGCCGTGGTGACGCGCATGGGGCGGACACGGGGCTCGGGCGAGATCTCAGGGACCTCAGGGGGCGGGAGGGTGTTGTCCGGGACCAGTGCGCGGCTCTGCCCAGAGCTGCGCTTGATGCCGTCCTCGGCCCGGTCGGCGTAGTCCTTGGTGTCGTTGTCCTCGGATCCCGGGGCGGCGGCGGATGTCCCATCGAGGACGGCGTCGATGTTGGCGAGCACATCGTCGACGGAGTTGGTGCTCACCGTGGGCCTCCAAAAGGGTGTGCGTCGGCTGCTATGAGTCGGTCGCGTATGGCGAGTTCGGGGTCGATCATCGGTTTCGTGCTCGGGGCGAGGGCTTGTTCGGGTGCCTGCTGTTTGAACTCTGCGGGGATGGGCGGGAGTTCGGTTTCGGGCGTGAGGTGTACAGGGCTGGGCTGTTGGGGCCCGGGGAGGAGGAGCCGCACGGTGGGGCTCCCCTCCCCCGGGGTGGTGGCCGGCCGGTAGCGGGCACGCCACCAGGTAGACGCCCAGGTCAGGGGGCTCATGGTCACCATCTCCCTCGGCGCCTCTGCCGGCCGCGGAGGGGTTCGCCGAACCGTTCGGCGGCGCGCTGTTGGTCCTCGTCGGCGGCGGCTCGCCGCTTGGAGAGCCGGGTGGTTCGGTCGGGACGGCCCATAGAGGAGCGTGGGGTTCGGCGGGGCCACATCAGCTGGCCTTGGGGAGGAGACGGCGCAGGATGCGCCTGGTGGAGTCCTCGTTGGTGTCCGGGCCGTGGACGGTGCGGGCGTAGGCCACGACGTCATCCGGGTGCGTCTTGCCCATGCTGATCGCTGTCCGGACGGTGTCGGACAGGCGGCCGGACACGGTCTCGATCGGCCGGACTACGCGCTCCTTTTTGGCGGGGCGTTGCGTGGCGATGTACCGAGTGATGTTCGGGGCGAGGTCGAACCATTCGGTGTTGCCGTTGCGGTGTTGCGCGAAATGGCGGTGCAACGCCCGTTCCAGTTCGGGGCCGCCGTGCAACGCCAATAGGACGGCGTCGGAACGCAGAGCGAGGGAGCCGAGGCGGTTCTTGAGGTTGGTGGTGTAGCCGATCTTGACTCGTCCGCCGTTGGCGATGAAGTACACGACGCTGTCGTGGACGCCGTGCAACAGGTCCTCGACCGTTGCGGTGCGGGTTGTTGCAACGAGGTCGTTGCGCACGGGGGGCGTCGCGGTGTTGCGCAACGCTGTTGCGAGTTGGTCGCGCAACACCTCGGGGATGAGAGTGAGGGCGATCTCGATGCGATGGGCGTTGCACAGCGGGACGGGGCGGAGTGCGACGGCGTTGCGGTGGCAGGGCCGGCCGTCGTCCTCGGCGTTGCAGGTGGGTTCGGTGTTCATGGCGGGGGCCTTAGTCGAGTTCGGCTACGTCGGCGGGGTGGAAGAGGTTGTGGCCGTTGTCGTCGCGGCTGCGGGGGGTGAGGCGGCCTCGGTTGACCCAGGAGCGGACGGTGCCGGGAGAGACGCCTTTGAGCTTGGCGACCTGGGCGCCGGTGAGGAGGGGCTGGTCGTTGTCTGCTGCGACGTTGCGGGCGGCTTCCTCGACGACCTGTTCCAGATGCGACGTGTCGGCCGTTGCGGTGTTGCGGCTGCTGGGTGTTGCGGGCTCAGGCGCTGCAACGTCTTGGGGGGTGGTGTTGGGTGTTGCGACCGTTGCTGCCACGGGAGTTGCGGTGTTGCGGGGTGCACCGGGTGTTGCGATGCCTGGTGTTGCGGGCGGCGTTGCGGTGTTGCGGGTGCCGTTGCGGCGTTGCAGTGTCGCGGTGTTGCGGGCTGGCGTTGCGGGTCGGCGTTGCGATGCTTCGAGCACACGACGGTTCGCTTCCTCCCGCTCGGTGTTGATGCGCTCGATCTCGGCCTGGGCGCGGGCGTCTTCGATCTGCTCCTGCCGGCGGGCGGCGCGTTCCTCACGCTCCCGCTCGGCGGCGAGGCGGGCGGCCTCGGCGCGGGCGCGTTCCTCGGCGATGCGGCGTGCCTCCTCGGCTGCGGCCTGAGCGCGGGCCTGGGCAGCCTCGGTGTCGGCGTCCGCGGCGGCCTGGCGGGCGCGCAGTTCGGCGAGCCGGGTGGCCTCCTCTTCGTCGGCGAGGCGCCGCTGCCGTTCCGCCTCCTCGCGGCGGGCTTCCTCTTCCTCGGCGGCGCGCTTCCGCTCCTTCTCGGCGGCCTCGTCGGCGCGCCGCAGCTCCTCGTCGACGTCGCGCTTCTGGTTGGTGTGCTGGCTGGTGCGGCGCATGGCGCGCAGGCTCTGCTGGTGCGCTGCTTCGGCGCGTTCCTCGCGCTCCTGGTCAGGCAGGGCGAGGGCCTCGGCGAGGGGGAGACCGTAGCGGGCCATGCGCAGTGGCAGGACGCGTTCCGCGCTGCGCCACCACAGCCGGCCGTGCTCCTCCCGCATCCGGGCGCGGTAGACCTTCATGTCGCGGCGGCGGTCGACCACTTCGCGGTAGGTGGTGAGGCCGTGGCGGGTCTGGGCGCGCCAGATGCGGGCGGTGGCGATGGGGGCGACGAGCCACATGCGGCCGGGTGGGTATTCGGTGGCGGTTCCGGCGTTGATGTCGGCGGCGCGGGCGATGGCGTGCCGGGCGGCCTCGGCGACGAGGATGAACAGGCATGGGGTGGTGGCGTGCATGGCCATGGCCAGCATGTCGGGGTAGGCCGACCAGGCGTTGAACACTACGGTGGCGGCGGTCAGCGTCCATGCGGCGGGGCGCAGCAGGGGGAAGGGGATACGCAGCCACGTGAGGAGGAGGTCCAGGGCGACGCAGATCCCGATGCCGAAGTCGAGGCCGATGGGGAACCAGGCCGCGAACGACCCGAAGCCCTTGCGCTCGGCCAGCTCGGCGACGGCGTGGTAGGAGCCGACGAACCCGATGCCGGCGATGACGAGGGCGCCGGCGATGACGATGCCGACGAGGGCCCACTGGCCGCGGCTCAGCTCAACGCGCGGCCGGAGGGCTTCGCGGGGCTGGGTGGCGGGGTGAGGCTGCTCCCGGGGTGGGGTGGGGGCGGCCTGGGCTTGCATGGCAGTGGGTCCTCTCTCGGGTGGGAGTCGGGGGTCGGGTCAGGGGAGGAAGGCGGCGAGGGTGGTGATGCCGATCAGTTCGAGCGAGAGGTAGGCCCCGATGGCGCTGGCGGCGATGATGAGGGCCGCGATGACGGCGACCGTGGGGTGCCCGACGATGACGTTTTCGATCAGGTTGGGGTGCCGGATGCCGTCCCGGTCGATGGGGATGAGGCCGTCGTGGGCCGCGTTGCGGTGGGCGAACATGTCGTCGTGGGCGTCGGCGTGCTCAATGTCGCCGGTGCGCAGGGGCCCGATGTAGGGGCACTGGTTGCACTGGTAGACGAGAGGCATGGGGCTGCTCCTGGCGGCGGGTTAGGTGAGTGCGGTGGTGGCCCAGATGGCGAGTGCCAGGGCGTGTGCGATGAGCGCGATGAGGGCGACGGTGCGGAGGCTCACGAGGTGGTGAGGACGAGAGCGAGGGCCACGATGGCGCCCGCGATCAGGCAGGCGAACAAGAGGAGGTCGTGCCCGGTGGGCTCGGTGCCGGTGGCGGGGCGCGTGGTGTTGAGGAGCGCGGTGCATTGAGCCGCGTGGGCCTGGGCTTGTCCGTGAGCGTTCTCGTGCCAGATGTGGTGGCGGCTGGCCGGGCAGGCGGCGCAGGACCATTCGGAGTCGGACGCCTGGTCGTCGGTGACGTTCACGACGTGGTCGCGGTCACCGAGCGCGGTGCCGGCGGCGGTGAGGTAGCGGTGGGTGGTGCTGGCCGGCGAGGGATGCGGGTCGGCGGGGCGGGGTGTGCGTCCGATGTGGAGATGGGCGCGGAGGCGGCGGCTGTTCATGGCTGCGGGGTCTCCTGACTGTGGCGATGGGGCGGAGTGGTGCGGGTCAGCCAGCGGTGGCGTTGGCGGCGTGGGCGCGGAGGTGGCGGATCTCCGCGCAGGGCCCGTTGGTGGCGCACCCGGATTCCCAACTGGTCTCGGGCACGGTCCGGCCGAACATGTCGCTGGCGACCTGAGCGACGATCCGGCTCATCTGCGGGTCGGAGGGCCGGCACAGGCTGGCCTGGGTTCCGACGCCGTGGCGTTGGGCGCTGAGGACGTGTTGGCGGGCCTGCTTCCCGGCCCACCTGCGGGCGTTGGGGCCGGTGTTGGCCTGCACGTGCCCGATGTCGTGGAGGGTGTTGGCGTGGCAGCGAGTGCAGTGGTAGGTGACGAGCGGCTGATCGGGCCGGTTGGGGCTCCGGGAGCCGTGGTACTCGTAGACGATGACCTGGCTGTTCCCGTCGGGGTGGGGGTGGGTGGTGAGGATGCCGCGGCCGTCCGGGTGCCAGGTGAGGTTGGGGATGTAGTCGGCCCACCCGGAGCCTTCGGGCCAGAACTCGTAGATGTGGCCCTGACGCTGGTCGAAGGTCGCGGTGCCGTCGGCGTTCTCAGCCTGGTACTGCTGCACCTGCTCAATGGGGCCGAAGTAGAGGGCGGAGTGTTCCTCCGACTCCAGGAAGATGAGGCCGTAGCCGTCGGGCCGCTTGTGCTCGTCAGCGAGGAAGGCGGTCATCTCGTCGAACCGGGGGTGGGCGGGGGTGAGGTAGCCGACGATCGGGAGCCGGTAGCGGTCGGCGCCGGTGACTCGGGCGGGGTGGGTGTCGCTGACGTAGTGGTACGTGGTCATGGCTGGGCCTCTCGTGGTCCTAGGGCGGATGGCGGATGGGGGCTGCTTATCGCTGCGGGATGCGGACGCGGCCGGACTTGGTGCGGGTGCGCACAGACAGGCGGGCGGCGATGGCCGGTGCGGTGGCGGTGATGGTGATGTCGCCGGACCTCGTGTCGGCGGTGATGCCGCACTCTGCGGTGGCGTGGGCGGCGATGTCGCCGGACTCGGTGGTGGCCCAGATGTGGCCGCTCGCGTTGAGGATGTTGATGTCGCCGGATCGGGTGTTGGCGTCGGCGATTTGGGTGTGGCCGAGGGTGATGTTGCCGAGGTGGGTTTTCGCGCTGGTGTTGGCGGCCCGCTCGATGTGGATGTGGCCGGACTGGGTGGCGGCGGTGGCGTCTGTGATCGTCCCGGCGATGGTGATGTCCGCCGAGTTGGTGCGGGCGGTGACCGAGCTGTTCTCGGGCACGGTGACGTCGATGGTGATCGGCGCCGGTTGTTGGGGCGCGGTGGCGGTGAGTGTGGCCTGGCTGCCGCCGAGGTGGATAGCGCCGTTGATGGTGTCGGCCTGGATGGTGGGCGCCCCGCTGCTGGCGGGGTTGATGATGTTCCGTGCGTGGTGGCGGGTGGCGTGGCTGTTGTTGATGGCCCTGACGATGAGCCTCGCGCCGTCCTGTCGGAGGGTGGCCGTGCGGACGATGTCGGCGGCCGGGCCCGACCGGCTGCTGGTGCGGATGGTGAGGGTGGCGCGCGTGCACTGGGGGGTGGCGCGGACGGTGATGGTGCCGGGGTGGTTGAGGAGGTGGGCGTCGATGGTGATGGGTCCGGTGGTGTTGGCGGTGAGGGTGCGGATGGTCACGGTGTCGTCTCCTGGTAGGGGCGCGGTGATGGTTGGGGGTTGGTGCCCTGGGCGGGTCTCGAATCCGCTGTGCTGCTCCCCTGGTTGGGGCCAGCTGCCAGGGCTGGGGGCCTACTGGCCTCGGGTGGCGGCCTCGCGGGCCTGTCGGACGTGGTCGGGCGAGTCGGGGGGTGGGGGCGGCGGGTCGCTGCCTTCGGCGGGCGCGGAGGGGTTGCTCATCTTGGTTGTTGTGTCCTGTTCTGGGTGGGGGCTGGCCGGCCGTGTGCAGGTGGGCCGGCCAGCCCCAGGGTTATCGGTTGGGGCGTCTCATCGGGGCGGAGGTGGGGGGTTGGGGCAGGCGTGCACGTCCCCGACGGGGATGGGCCGCTGGCACCCGGGGCAGGTCACGAACGGCCGCGCGGGCGGGTAGTTCGTCATCGCCGCCCCTGTGCGGTGCTGGGGTGCGGGGCGGGGATGGTCCTCGACTTGAGTACTTGGGCTCCGCAGGAGCAGGCCCACCATCCGTTGCCCACGCTGTTCGTGAAGCCGCACTTGTGGGCCACGTCAGAACCCCTCGCTGCTCCGGTCGCAGGCGCCGCACGTGCAGGTGCGGGTCCGGCGATCAGCGCTGTAGGTCCACTTGTGCTTGTGCGCCATCAGCGGCCCCCGTTCGTGGGCCCGCTGTCCGGCTGGGGGGGCTCGCTGCGCTGGGTGGGGTCGGGGTACCAGGGGTGCGGGTCGCATTGCGGGCAGCCGCTGCTGGCGGAGCAGTTGGGGCCGTGGGTTCCGCTGGTCACCGGGTGCCTCCGATGAGGGTGGCGGCGTGGTGGCCGGCCCGGGCGCGCCCGGTGGGGGTGTAGGGCGGGATGGTGGGCGGGGTGGTGCCGGTGGGCCGCACGGGGGTGCGGCGTGTACAGGTAGCGCGTTCGCGGATACGCTGCACGGCGATCCTCCTTCTTGATCTTGCGGTTGGGTTGGGGGTCAGCGGTCCCCGCTGCCATATGGCGCTGCAATCGCCGGCAGTCGGGGGCCGTTTCTCGCGTCCGGGCTCAGGTGGCCGGGGACAGCTCCTCGGCGTGGACGGTGGACTCGCGGCCGTCGTCCTCGCGGATGCGGACCAGGTTGCCGTTGGCGGTGGTGACCTTGCCGGTCTCGCCGCCCTTGTGTCGGGTGGGCTGGATCGGGCTGGTGACGGTGACGCGGTCACCCGGGCTGTACGTCATATGACATTCCTGTTTGCTCATCAGGGTTGGGTTGGGACCAGCGGCCCGGGGCGTTCCAGCGCCCGGCGGGCCTCAGGGGTCAGGCCGCGAGGTGGCCTTTCACCTCGGACTCGGGGATACGGATCGCGCCTCCCGGGCCACTGTCCGGGGCGCCCGGGGTCACGAGGCGGCCGTAGCGGTACGCCTGAAGGCGTCCGATCTTGACCCATCGGTAGACGGTGGACGGGTGCACCTTGAGTCGGGCCGCCACCTCCTTCACGCGCAGCATTTGTCGCTCCTGATCTGGTAGTTGCAGGCTTCGCGCCTGTCGCAGAGCTTAATAGCTCGCCGACCTTTTTAGCAAGCTCTTGGGGGTAGAAGTGGATCTACGCAGGTGGGAGGCTTACTCATTAAGGATCTAAGGTGGCGCCTGCCGTCACATGGAGGGGCAGCATGACTAAGAAGCAGTGGGACAGGCGTCCGGCCGCCGAACGGATCGCGGCCAGCATCCGAACAATGATCATGAGAGGAGAGGAAGGGTGGGAGCCGGCGGCACAGCTCCCGACCACAGCAGACTTGATGGCCGAGCACGGGGTCTCCAACGTGACGATCCAGAGGGCTGTCGGCGTTCTCAAGTCGGAGGGCCTGCTGGTTGGGCGCTCCGGGAGTGGCGTCTACGTGAGGGATGAGGCGCCACACGTCATCACACCGGCGTCGTACATCTCGCCGGAACCCGACAGCGCTGCGGACCGCTGGAAAATCAGCGCCTCTCACCGCGGCCGAGAGACCAACCGCGTCCTGGCAGCCGGGGAGATCGTCGCCCCCAAGCGGGTCGCCGAGGCGTTGGGCGAGGAGACGGTGATCCGCCGCAAGCGCCTGGGGTTGCTCGATGGGGAGCCTGCGGAGGTGACCTACTCGTACTACCCCGCCTCATGGGCGCGGGGGACAGAGCTTGCGCAGCGGAGGAAGATCCGCGGCGGATCGCCACGGGTCCTCGCCGAGCTGGGGCACCGCTTGGCACCTCCTCAGGTGGATGAGGTTTCCGCGAGGTGGGCGACGCCTGAGGAGTACGAGCTGCTCCAACTCCCTGGCGATGTACCGGTTTTCGACGTGTTCCGCATGGTGCCCGACAGCGAGGGGGTGGCGGTTGAGGTCACCGAGCTGATTAAGCCTGGGCACATTTTCAAGCTGGGGTACCGCGTGTCCTGACCTGCGAGGCCAGCCTCAACAGGCACACAACAAACGCAAAGCTTGCCGCAATTTCTATTATGCTTTACGGTGTTACTCAGTGCCACGCAGTGAACGCGTAAAGACCCCCAGGGCGCCGCAGTGGCGACATCCTGAGGGCCGGCACCAGCGGACTGCCATCCGCTGATCAATGAGTCCCTGCTGGAAGGACTACGCAATGAGCGTAGCAACGCCGATGCCGCCTGCCCGTGTGCAGGCTGAGCACGCCCGCCCCACCCCGGCCGCCGAGGCTGACGGCTGGTGGCCCGCCGGCCATCCGCACCCCGCGTGGTGTGCGCGTGACGAGCATGACGACACCGAGCCGGCCATGTACTCCTGTGTGGGTGACTCCGCCCGTACGGACCTGTCTCTCCCTCAGCATCAGGCCGTTGCTGGCATGGGCCTGTGGCTCCAGGTTGAGGTGCAGCAGCATGTGGCTGATGAGGCGCCGACGGTCCACGTGATGGCGGGGGACCTGGCTGAGCAGGAGCGTGTGTTGACAGTGGATGAGGCTGAGGCGCATGCGCGGGATCTGCTGGAGGCGGTGCGCGCGGTGCGGGCCGAGTCCGGGGCGTGCTTCGGAGCGTCCGTGGCTGCTGTCTCGGTGCCGGCGTGGTCGCCGGGGCCAGGTGTGGCGGTGGAGTGGGGTGTGCGTTTGCCGGACATTGGTGGTGAGCCGGCTGAGGTGGATGTGCGGGATAACCTGGCGGACGCCTTGGCGGCGTTGGGGCGGTACTCGTCGGTGGTGACGGGCGTGGCGCTGGTGTGGCGTGCGGTGCAGCTCGGCGAGTGGGTGGTGGCTGCTGAGGCGGGGGGGAGCCTGGCGCCTGCTGTGGCTGACGGGAACTGCTCGGTGACGCACGGCCGTTCGCAGGGTGAGGGCTACAGCACCCACGGTGAGGCCGTGGCGCAGAATGGGGGCAGGGCGTGACCGAGCGGAGTGTGGTTGAGCACGCACTGACGGTCTACTACGACAGCGCCGAGATGGCGCGGCGGGTCCTCGCACAGCACGACGAGGCTGAGGTCGCCCGCCTGCGGGGCGCGTTGTCGGACGCGGCGGACCAAGTTGCGGGGTTGGAGTCCGATCTGGGGGGCGAGTCCGCCGAGGTCACCCGGCTGCGGGCCCGCGTTGAGGAGCTGGTGCGGCAGCGGGATGACGCGCTGGTGGGGATCGTCACGGCCAAGGCCGATGACGAGTTGGGGCCGGTGACTCCGCTCCGCTGGGGCCTGGGCGATGTGGAGGCGGACGACGACGGCAACCTGATGATCCTCATGTCCGGGCCCGACCGCGAGCCGTACATGCTGGAGCTGGACGCCGAGCGCGCCGCCGCGCTGCGCGACGAGCTGCCGGTCGCCGGCCCGGCCAGCGGAGGCTACCCGCCGGCCCTGCCCTGGGCGGCCTGGCTGGACGCCGACGACCTGTCCGCGCTGCTGGACGCCGTATCCGACGTGGTGGTGCCGCATGCGCCGGCCGGCGAGCGGCTGACCGCGCTGGAGGAGGTGCTGGCCATGTACCGGCTGATCGCCGAGGTCGACCACGCCCAGGCGGTCGTATCCGGGCCCGGTCCGGATAGTGACGGGGACGTGTTGGTGGCGGTGCTGGACGCCCACGGCGTCGCCGACATCCCGGTCAGGGGTGACGGCCGTGGCTAACCGGACGCCGATGAGTGCCCGCGCGACGCTGGAGGTCATGGTCCGCACGGGCCGGGGCCAGATGACGGTCTGGTCTCCGACCGAGGTCAAGCAGGCGCTCGACCGCTACCGGGCTGAGGCGCGGGCCGACGTGCTGGTCGAGCAGGCCGACGAGATGGTGGACGCCTGCCCGGCGCACGGGGAGGCCGAGGAGGCGTGGACGGTGTGCCACTGCGAGGTCGCCGACGAGATGCGGCGCCTCGCCGACCTGATGCGTCCGGGAGGTGACCGGTGAGCGCGACGACCAAGATCGAATGGACGGACGCTACATGGAACCCGGTGACGGGCTACACGAAAGTCTCCCCAGGGTGCGACAACTGCTACGCGGAGACGCTGGCGGAGCGCTTCCGGGGCACCGGCGGCCACTACTTCGAGCAGGGCTTCGACGTGACATTGCGGCCGGAAAAGCTGCTGGAGCCGCTGCGGTGGCGGAAGCCGCGCCGGGTGTTTGTCAATTCGATGAGCGATCTCTTCCATGCCTCGGTGCCGGACGAGTATGTGGCGCGGGTGTGGGCGGTGATGGCCCTGGCCCCGCAGCACACATTCCAGGTGCTGACGAAGCGGCACGGGCGGCTGCGGGCGCTGCTCAGCAGCCCCCAGTTCCGGGAGCTGTGCGAGGCAGAGTGGAACTGGTTGGTGGGCGACGAGTCCACTCCGATGCCGCAGTACCGGCGTGACGCGTTCATGCGGCAGTGGTGGAGCGAGTTCTCCAGGCCGTTGCGCAACGTCTGGTTGGGCGTCTCTGCGGAGGACCAGGAGCGCGCCGATCTGCGGGTGCCGGCCCTGTTGGAAACGCCGGCTGCTGTGCGGTTCCTGTCCTGTGAACCACTCCTCGGGCCGATCGACCTCGAAGGGCCGCTGGACGGGCCCGGGACCCGCCGGCAGTTGACGTACTGGCTGACGGGACGCCCCGGGGTCGGGGCGCCGAGCCCGACGCTCAGCGGTGTGGACATGCGGCCCCTGACGGTGGGGCCGCGCCTTGACTGGGTGATTGCTGGGGGTGAGTCCGGGCGCGGTGCGCGTCCGATGCACCCCGACTGGGCCCGCCGGCTGCGGGACCAGTGCCAGCAGGCGGGCGTGCCGTTCCTGTTCAAGCAGTGGGGCGAGTACGTGCCGACTGGCTACCTGGTGATCGGTGGCACGGGCAGCGGCACGCTGGCCTTCAAGGACCCGGTGGACGAGTTGGGCCACCGGGTGGAGGTGCGGCGCGTGGGGAAGGGGCGCGCTGGCCGTGAGTTGGATGGACGGGTCTGGGACGAGTTCCCGACCCCGAGCCGGGCGCGCGGGGGTGAGGCGTCGTGAGCGTGGAAACCCTCACTGCCGAGCTGCCGGCCGATGTGGAGGCCCTGCGGGAGCTGTGTCTGGCGCAGCGGGAGCAGCTGCGGCGGCTGGAGCGGGACGCGTTGACGGGGCTGCTGCGGCGTGAGCCCTGGCACGACCGCGCGGAGGCGTGGCTGGCCGATCCGGAGACCGGCCCGTGGGCGCTGGCATTCCTGGATCTGGACGGGTTCAAGCCGGTCAACGACCGGCTGGGGCACGCGGCCGGCGACGAGCTGCTGCGCGCCATCGGTGGCCGCCTCTCCGCGTGGGCCGAGCGGGCGGGCGCTCTGGTTGGCCGGCTGGGCGGCGACGAGTTCGCCGCGCTGTGGCCGTCTGCCGGGCCGGAGGCGGCCCGAGTGGGGGCGGCCGAGGTGGCGCGGCGCATCGCCGTCCCGGTGCTGCTGACCGGGGACGGGCTGCCGCCTGCTGTGCGCGGCGCCCAGGTACGGGTGACGGCCTCGGTCGGCGTTGTTCGGCAGGCGGACCATCCGGACGCTGGGCTGGGCGAGTTGCTGGGGCTGGCCGACGCGGCGATGTACCGGGCCAAGGAGGCCGGCGAGGCCGGCGCTCCGGGGCCCCGGGTGTGGCTGGCCGACCCGGACGTCGCCGCATGGCGCGAGCGGGCTGCCTGCCAGCGGCCGGCTGGTGAGCGGCGGGCGGGACGGCCCTACCCAGCCCCCACCACCCCGCCCGAATAACCACTGGGGACGGCCACCGCGCCGCCCCCACCTCTCCCACGCCAGGGCCCTGGCCGCGCACACCTGCGTCTGGCCGGGGCCCTGGCCCACCCATGCCTCACACACCCCCAACGCCCTGCCCGGGGCGGCTGGTTGAGCTGGCGCGGCGCGCTGGCGGGTCGGCGGTTTTCACGCGCTCCTGTGAACCGTCGCGCCGCCCTCGTGCGCCCGTGCCGCCGCTCCCACCCCCCGGGTCGGCCTGACCGGAGAACTACCGTGCCCCCGCACAAGAACCACCCCACCCACGACCGCCGCCAGGCACAGGCCGGAGCGTCCCGCCAGGCGGTGTCCCGGTGAGCATCGAGGCGCTGAACTACGCCGTGAGAGTCCGGGTAGGCGACCTGACGGCGAAATTTGTTCTCGGCCGTCTGGCCGACCGCGCTGACGAGCGCTACTCCTGCTACCCCTCGGTCCCGCTGCTGGCCGCCGAGGCCGAGAAATCACCGCGCGTCATCCAGCGGGCGCTGGCCACGCTCCGCACGTTGGGTCTGGTCTCCGACCGTGTGACCATGCGCGCCGACGGCAGCCAAGGGGCGAACAGGTACTACCTGCACGGCCCTTGGGACGACTACGGCGGCACTGGGACGCCGTTCCCGGAGATCGTGACGCCCAAGGAGGCGCGGGCCGCGCGGTGGGCTCAGGCGCCAGCTGAGGGCGAGTTCCGGGCTGGTACGGCGGCGGCCGTCGCCGAGGACGGGGACGAGGAGGCCGCCGCCGAAGTGCGGCGGCGCGTGGCCGAGGCGGCGCAGGCCGGACAGGAACGCCTCGAAGCGCGACGCGAGAAGGCAAGGAAAGCGGCCGCGGCAGCCCACGCGAAATCGCAGGTCAGCGACATTTCCGCAGGTGGGGATGGGGTGACGTCCACGTCGTCCCCCCCGGTGACGTGCACGTCGCCCCCCGGGGTGACGCCCACGTCACCCCTAGAACCATCAGTAGTAACCACCAACGAGGAACCCTCTCCCGTCCGTCCGTCTCGTAACGGTGAGGAGTGTGCGCGTGAGGCCGGAGACGAAACGGAGGGACGGACGGGCAGCGGCTCCCCCAGGGCAGGCGGTGGCACATCCGGCGCCCGGCCGGGGCCGGGTACCCCGGGTGTGCCGACGACCGAGGCCGAGGGCGAGGACCAGGGGCAGGACGTGCCGGCGGTGCGCGGCGCCGCAGCCCGGCCAGTGCCGTCCGGCGCACCTGCCGGCCGCCGGTCGCCCGGTGTCGAGTTGCTGCTCGCGATCGGCCAGGAGCGGCCGGAGTATCTGCTGACCGGCCGGACGCTGTCGGATCAGGGCCTGATGGTCACGGGGATGCTGGACGCCGGGTGGTCGCCGGAGTTGGTGCGGCAGATCGTGGCGGGCCGGCCGCTGCCGCCGGCGGGTGAGATCCGGGCGAGCGTGGGGGCGATCGTCGCCGCCCGGCTGCGGGATGCGGTCAGCTCTGGCCCCCCGCCCCCACCCGGGCAACACCCGTTCGGGGCCGGCTCGTTGAACGGGAATGACCACGGCCACAGCCTCGACCACGGCGCCGGCAGTTCGGGCAGGCCCGGCAGTCCCGGGCGGCCCTGGGACACGCCCACGCCGACCGCGCCCACCTACGGCCAGCACCTCACCCGGGTCATGTCGGAATGCGAGGGCCAGGACGGGGCGTGCGGCCGACCCGTGCGCCCCGGCTACGACCTGTGCACCGGCTGCCTGGACCTGCCCTGGTGCGAGTGCGGCGCGGCCCGCATCGACCCCGGCCGAGGCGAGGAGCGCTGCCCGGACTGCGGGGCGGCGGCCGAGGCCCTGGGCGCCGCGCTCCACGCTCCGCACACGGCCCGCTGAACCACTAACCGCCACCCGATACCGGAGGAGCCCGATGATGGACGACTACGAAACGCCCGACGCTCTCGAAGCGCTGCTCGACGACCTCCGCCTACCGGCCGGCGTCCACGCTGCCGTGCTGTCCGATACCAGCGCATACGACAACAGCCTCGTCACGCGCTGCGTGGTGTGGAGCGACCGCCCCGACCGCACTTGCCCCATGTGCACGCAGCCCATCAATCAGGACCTGAGCGAGTACTGCCCGGTCGTCCTCGACGGCAGCGCGGCCCCCGCCCCCACGGTGCTGGACCGAGACCAGGAGCACGGCTGCGGGCACTGGCTGGCCGTCTACACCGACGTCGTGCAGGGCACCGGAGATGAGGGCGAGGTCACCGAGGCCGACGTCCTCGAATCCGCGCAGGGGGTTGCTGAGGAGCTGCGTGACCACAAGCAGAGGCTCCACGAAGCGGCGATGCGGAGACTGCACGAGGAGCTGACGGACGTGCTGGAGAGGCTGGCCGCGCCCCTCGCCCCTGGCGAGACCAGGCGGGAGAGGGAGGAGTCGCTGGTCACTGGCAGCGAGATGTATCCCGGCGCCTTCCGCAACGACGGTGGCCAGTGGGTCGCCTGGGACTACAACCCCAACCTGCCCGGCGAGATCATCGAGGTTACCGCTGACGCGGACCGCCGGGCGGGCTGACCGGCAGCGCCGCAGGGGCCCCGCCCCTCGCTGTCAAGGCAGGGCGCGACCCCATTCGGCAGCGTCCGTCGCAAGCTGGCTACCGTGGAGACCATGAGCGACACAACCGACCTACCGGCAACTTCCCTGCCTCACGCCCTCACCAAAGGCCAGTTGGTGCGGATGCTCAGCGAAGGCGACTTCAGGGACCTACCTGACGACACCCCCCTCATCCTCAGCAAGGATGCTGAGGGCAACGGGTACTCGCCGGTATCTGGCGCGACCCTCGCGATGTACGTGGCGGAGACCACATGGTCCGGCGAGACCTACCCGCCCGACAGCGTCATCGACGCGTCCGACGTCTACGGGGACGAGGATCGCGCCCCCGAGGGAGCCGTGCTGGTGATCGAGTTCTCGCCTGTCAACTGACCGGGGCGATCAGAACCCGCCTCCGCCCGCGTCGCCACCTGCCGAGCCGCCGCTGTCGCCACCGCCGCCCCACGATGATGAGTCGCTACCGCTCGACGACGACCAGCCCGAGGACGACGACGGGGGAACGGACCAGAACGAGGCCCCAGGGTCGGCCACAGGGGCAGCCGCCTGCGTCGACGTGTCCGCGGGCAACGGCGCGGGCGGGGGCGCTTCGCCCGGCAGGTCGGGTGCCTCGGTGGTGATGATGTCGATTGCGGCCCCGGCGGCCCCCTCGAACCCACTGTGGTTGTGCCGGCCGTGATCGCGGCGGTTCGTGCTGCGCCTGCTGCGGCGCTTGAAAATACCCATGCCTTGAGGGTGCCCGACGGTCAGTCAACTGATGGGCGATTTGAGGGAGTTCAGAGGGTTCACGCGGCTCATCCCTGGCGGGCGAACACCAGGAACAACACCACGACCACGACCACCAGCGCGCACGACACCCACCGATCCAGGCCGGACAGTTCGTCCGGTTCGGGCTCAGGGGCGTCCTGGTACGGCTCGGACGGTTCCGGCAGCTGAACGTCGATCCGCTCGCCGTCCGGGGCCAGCCCGTGGTGGGCCGCGGCGCGGTGCTCGGTCTGGTCGTCCTGGGCCTGGCGACGGGTACGGCGGGGCTCGGCGGTGACACCGCACAGGGCGCAGCGGTAGGTGTAGGGGCGGGACACGACCGGTGAGCGTAGTGGTCAGTCGGCCGTGCCGCAGCGAGATCATGCGGATTCACCGGCCGCCCCACGCCGGCCGACCGTGCGGGCTATCCTCGTCCTGATCATCAGTCCCTGGAGGGATCATGCCTCGGGCTCCAGCCGGTGCCCGTCGTCCCCCTGGGAGCCCTTTCGTGACTACTACCACTGTCCTGTCGCTCACTCACCACCCCCTCCAGCGTGCTGGCGCATGGGCTGTCACGCACATCGCGGGCCGGTTCCGGCCCGAGGAGGTGTCAGGGGATGACCTGGAGCTGGTCGTTGGGCTGATCGTCCGAGACGCGACTCGGGCTGCTGTCGCGCCGAAGGACGATGGCCCGGCTGGCTACGACTGGTGGAAGGTACTCTTCGCGCTCTTCCCGAACTCCAAGCCGACCCACGCCAAGCGCGGCCGGGACCAGGAGGTGATCCGTAGCAAGGTCGCGGCGCTGTTCGCCCCGGACGGCGTCACCGGCCGGTCGTGGCCGTGTACGTTCTGCGCCCAGATGACGGGCACGGCGTGGGGGAAGTCGAATCTCCCCCTGTTCGACACGTCCAAGGCGTTGAACAACGTGCCGCCGGGCGTGCCGGGTTGGCCGATCTGCCGTGGATGCCGGGTCGCGATCTGGACCCTGCCCTACGGGGCGTGGGTGACGGCTGGCTCGGCGACGGTTTTCACCTGCGAGGACGAGGCAGCCGAGCGCCGGTTCGTCGAGCACAGCGTGGCCCGGTCCCGGCGGATCGTCGACGGCGGGTTCGAGGCGCTGGCGGCGGACGGGGTGGAGGACGGGCCGTTCGCCCTCGCCCTCCAGCAGCTGCGGGATGTCGGGGGCCGGCAGCACGCCGCCGGCGGGCTGGCCAGTTCCACGTTGTGGCGGTTCAAGAACGACAACGAGGAGCCCTGGCTGCGGGCGTCCTTCACCCGTCGGGCCGTGCCGCGCTTCCTGGCTCTGGTGCAGGGCAACGCGCCGCTGCGGGAGGCATGGGCGCTGCTGGAGGAGGCGTTGGTACAGCGGGACCGGCGCGGCAGGGTCGTGGCCAGCGGTGCGGGAGAGGCGGCGCGGCTGGTGTTCGAGGCCGAGGACGGAACGAGCCGGTCGTTGCTGTGGGCGTTGCACGAACTACGAGGCTCTGAGCGCCTGACCTCGGCGCAGCGGCACAACATCGCCCGGCTGGCCGGCGAGTACGGCCGGCATGTACTGGGGATCGATGATGGCAATCTGGCGCCGGCTGCCGAGGTGTTGGCCACGTGGATCTGGCGTGGCGGTCCCGAGGGGCAGCGGCAGCAGCGGCGGGCGGAGTACCTGGAGGCCGCGCCCAACCCCTACAAGTTGGGGTTGGTGATGATGCGGGCGAACTCCCGGCTGTTCCTGGCCGGTCTGCCGGTCAGGGCGACGGTGGAGGACTGGCGTCCGCTGCTCCAGTCTGACGCGCGTGCGTGGGCGCGTCGGCTGCTGTTGGGTGCGGCCGTGGATCGGCAACCCGTCGGCTGATCTCGTGGGGTGGTCTGCGTGGCTCCCCCAACCCGCTTGTAACGTGCCCCCGTTGACTTTCGTAACGGGGGCACGTTACATTCGTGGTGTTGGGCCACCCACTCACCATGGAGGACACCATGACCGACGCCCCCCTCGCCACCGTCACCGTCGCCGACTGGGACGCCGCCGAGGTGTACCTCGCCGAGCACACCAGCGACGCCACCTACACCCTCACCGAGCTGACCGCCGCCCACGACGCCGACCTCCACGAGATCCGCCTCGACCCCGAAACCCGCACCATCTGGTGGGCCTACGACAACGGCCCCGTCCGCGGCAAGGGCTGGACCGTCGACCACCTCACCCCGGCGGCCGCCGCCGAACAGGCCGAGCCCATCATCGACACGACCCAGGACCGCATGGGCGACCCCGAGGGGTACGCCGGGCAGATCCACCGCCTCGACGACGACCAGGCGCTCCTCGACGAGTACACCGAGATCCTGCGCCTGACCCTCCCTGCCGACCCGCAGGCCGCCCGCGCCGAGATCCGCACCCGCCGTGCTCTCGCCGACGCCTTGTGGCAGCGCGCCGACGCCGAGCTGGTCCGCAGCCTCGCCGGCAGCGACCGGGGCGGCAAGGCCGCCGCCGCACGGACCCTGGGCATCACCCGGATGCAGGTCACCCGTCTCATCAGCGACGACGACAGGCGGCGGGACGCCCTCACCCAGGCCGTGCGGGAGGCGGAAGCCGACTACCCCGACCGCTGATCGACCCAGCCGCGCCGCGCTATAGTGCTAACCTCATCGCCCCTACGAGGGGACCCCTGCCAGCCAGCCGTGGCCCATGGTGCGCCACGGCCGACCGACGGACGGCCCTCGTGCACTACGGCGACCGCGACGGATACGGCCAGTACGGCATCCTGGACGACGACGGCGAGCGGGTGCTGTGCCACGAGTGCGGGCGGCGCTACCGCCAGCTCCCGTACCACATCAATCGGGCGCACGGGATGACGGCAGTCGAGTACCGGGCAGCCCACGGCCTGAGCGTGACGCAGCCGTTGGCGTCCGACAGCCTGACGGCGACGCAGCGCGCCAACTCCACCAGGGTCTACGCCCAACGCCCCGACATCCGGGCCATGCTCGCCGACGCGCTGAGCCGGGGCTGCTCCGCGGCGGCGTCCCGGGCTGCGCAGGCCGCCGCGCCGGACTCCCTCGCCCGTGCCGCCGAGCGGCATCGCCGCCGGGTCGCATCTGCTCGCCTGGCGGAGCGCGAGCGGGCCGCGAAGCGGCGCAGGCTCGACGAGGCCGCCCGGGCTCACGGCTATGCCGATATCGACGCGTGGCTGACGGATCACGCGGATCTCACCGCCAGCCAGATCAGGGAGGTGCTGGGGGTGTCGGGGGCAGCGGCGCGCGAGTTGCGGCGTGGCGTGGTCAGCGCGCAGCGACCAAGCGCGCTGGCCAAGGAGCGCGCCATAGATAGGGTGATCGATGGCGAACAGCTCAGGGCCGTGGCCCCAGACGCAGGAGTGGGCCCGGATGCACTGCGGGCGTGGGTAGTCGCCTCCCCCCAGGGCGTGGCAGCAGCCACGGCGGCCGGCTACGCGGACGCGGGCACATGGCTCACTGAACGCTCCCGTGTGAACGCCGATATGCGCCGGGCTGCTGTAGATGTCGTCAGCGGCGGAGAGTCCAAAGCGGCGGTGGCTCGACGGCTCGGCGTCAGCGATGTGGCTGTGGGGAAGTGGGTTCGGGCTGCGGGCCACCGTCAACGCCTGGAGCCGGGGATCGACACAACGCCCCAATCCACTCCTCCAGCGTCGACTCGGGAGGTCGAGCGGCAGCGCGCGTACGACGAGATCCGCCGCCTGTGGCTCACCGGCATGACGCTCCAGCAGATCGGGCTGCAGGTCGACCGATCCCCGTCTAGCGTGTCCCACGCCGCGCGCCGCCTCGGCCTGCCCCCGCGCCTCACACGGGCATCGGACGAGTCGATCCAGCGGGTGCGCGAGCTGTGGCCTGACAGGTCGCTCACCACGGACGAGATCGCGCGCCAGGTGGGCGTCTCGCGTGCGTCGGTCTCCTACATCGCCCACCAACTGGGGCTGCCCCGCCGTCGCGCAAAAGAGCGACTGCGCGGTGAGCAGCTACGGACGGCCCGCGCCCGGCTGCCCGAGCTATGGATGGACGAGTCCCTGAGTCTGCCGGCCATCGCTCAGCGGCTCGGGGTCGGCAGCTCACCGACCCTGTCCAGGTGGGCGCGCGAGATGGGCCTCCCGCCAAGGAGTCGGGGGCGGAAACGGCCGCACCCCAAGAGTGATCGCTGACAGACGACGTCGCACTCGTCGACCTCCTGGTCCACTGGATCGAGCAGCCGGAGGACCAGCGGGAGCGGGTGACGCGGATGTCGGAGCTCGTGGGCGCCCTCCCCACCCGCAGCGCCTCGGAGCGGCTCCTGCGGCGCGTGCGCGACGAGGCGCCCGCTGACGCCGTGGCAGCCTGTGCGGAGGAGACGCGCGAGCGGGCGGCCCGCAGGGCGCGGGGGGAGAGGAATCCTCCCGTGCCCGGTCGGGGCCGTCGGGCCGCGGTCGCCCGTGTCATCAGGCAGACCGACCGCAACATCCGGAACCTCTACGAGGCGCAGCTGGCCGCCCGGGCGGAGGCGCGCGAGCCGCGCCGCCTCCGTCCGCCGGATGACGCCTACGCGATGCTGCCCGACGCCCAGGCCGCGGTGGACGAGGTCAGGCGAGCCCGGGACGCCTACTACGCGGCCATCGCCGACGCCCTGCCGCCCCACACCGCGGGGACCCGGCCCAGCGGGGCCGACGCTGCCCGCTTCGCCGAGGTGCGGTCGGTCACCGGCCTTGATCCCGCGCACCTACGACGCATCCAGCGCACCGTCCACGCCCGTTGAATCACACAGAGTGGGTAGCACGGCGGCAGCCCGGCCGTTATCGTGTGGGGCACGCCCGCTGAGCGGGTTGAGACCCTTTTCCCCGCATGAGCGGGGGTGAGCCCACGTACAGCTACTCGCATACGTGTAGCCCCTCGTGGTCCCCGCGCCAGCGGGGGTAACCCAGCTGCGGTCTCTTGTGTCCCCGCGCAAGCGGGGGTGACCCTATTCTCGCCTCCCTGTGATTGCCGTGTATCGAGTCCTGTACGACCTGCCGTCCCTGGGGTACCTGCGTCCGTCCGAGGTGTGGCGGGGCATCACCTCCCGCGTGCCGACGGAGCACACGGAAGCGTCTGAGGGCCCGCGACTGCTCTGGCGTCTGGAATCCCCCACAGAACTCCTGGTCCAGTACCCTGTGCGCCCGGACCCCACATGGCTGCTACCGGGCGCGCGCAGCCGTCCCAAGGCGTTCGCCATGCAGCAGCTCATGGATTCGCTGGCCGCCGGCCAGCGGTGGGACTTCGTGTTGGCCGCCAACACGGTCCGCCGATCAACCGGACGAGCACGTGCCCGGCAGGCGCAGGCCCAACGGGTGTCGGCACGAGAGTGGCTCACAGGTGAGACGGATGTGGATGCTGACAGCGGCACGTCCCGCGCGTACCAGTCCGGATTCCGGGTGCTGGCAATCGCCGAGACCACTCAGCGCCGCGGCGGCCCGCGCCAGGCGCACTTGGTGCGCATCACAGGTCGCCTGGAGGTTGAGGACACCGAGGCGCTGCAAGCCGCCCTTGAGGAAGGCATTGGCCGAGGGAAGGCCCAGGGGGCCGGGATGCTATCCCTCTCCCCGCTACCGCGGGGTTGATCCAAGTTCCGGGTTGGCCACCTGTGGTGGCTTGCACTGAATCCCCGCGTGCGCGGGGATGCCCCGATGAGGATGCCGTGGACACCACGGCCCCTGCATACGCGGGGAGAGATCAACGAGACCCCGGCCACGCCGGGGTCTCGTCGTGTCCCGCTCGGTCGGCTGGGCACAATGCCGAGGTGACGATCAACACCATCCCCGGCCGCACCCTGTCCGCCTCCGTGCTCGCCACGGTCCTCACCCTGACCGCCGTGGCATGCACGGAAGCTGACGACGCGGCAGCCGACACCAGTACCAGCGGCAGCCCCAGCGCGCCGGCCGACGACGCCAACCCGCCAGCCGACGACGGTTCCGACGCGGGCGGCACCGAGGCCGGGGACGCGCTCGCCCTACTCGCCGAGCTGGAGGTCGCTGCCGAGGACCGCACCGGCTACGACCGTGACCTGTTCGACCATTGGTCCAGCCAGGGCAACAACTGCAACACCCGCGAGGCCGTCCTCGCCCGCGACGGCCAGGACGTCGAGACCGACGACCAGTGCCGCGCCACCGCCGGCACCTGGGAGTCCGTCTACGACGGAGAGACCTGGACGGACGCCGCCGACCTCGACATCGACCACGTCGTGCCGCTCGCCGAGGCATGGGACTCCGGCGCCGACACCTGGACCGACGAAGAGCGGGAGGCGTTCGCCAACGACCTCGACGGGCCGCAGCTGCTGGCCGTCACCAGCAGCGTCAACCGCGCCAAGGGCGACAAAGACCCTGCCGAATGGATGCCGCCGCTGGAGTCGTACCACTGCACCTACGCCGCGGACTGGATCCAGGTGAAGCACGACTACGGCCTGGCCGTCGACCAGGACGAGCACGACGCCCTGACCGGCATCCTGGAGAGCTGCTGAACCCGATAGCCTGACGGGACGGCAGGGCATGCACGCCAAGCCGCCGCCACCCGGGCGTCCACAGTGGTGGCCGGCGGCCGAGGCCCACGGGGCCCATGCGAGAGCGCCCCTACACCAGCTCGGTGTGGGGGCGCTCTGCTGAGCGGGGGTCAGACATCCAGGCTGGCGATCCTCACCGCATCCACCAGGTGCGGGGTGGCGGCCAGAGCGAGCTCGGCGCCAGCGGACGGATCGGTTGGAGCCCGGCCCGCAGCCTCCTGGAGAGCGATACAGGCCGAGGCAGTGTGCTGCACGATCGCGCCAGCCAGCAGCTCGGCCACCGGAACCTCGAACTCGGCAGCAACAGTTCGGACACGTCCGGGGGTGACCTCCTCGCCCAGGAGCGCATCGATCGCCCCAGCCGGCGCCAGAGCTGCCCCCTGCTGGGCCGTCATCTCCGGCACCGCCGGCCGCGCCACCGGCTCGGCAGCGGTGTCCGGCTCCATGTCGAGCAGCTGCTCGACCTCAGCGAGTACCGCCCGTTCCCGGGCCGCACGCTGGCTGTCGGCCTCCTCGCTGCGCGAGATGGCAGCCCATTGGTCGCGGTCCATCTGTGTCGCCCGGTCGAGCCGCGTGGCCGCAGTGATCCCCAACATGTAGATCTCCCGGCCGGAGACGACGACCGGCTCACCTCCCGCGCCCGCAACCGTGTTGTAGACCTCGGCTGCGGCATGGCCGATCTCGGCAATGAGTTGGGCGCAGGTGGCGATGAGGTGGGTGTTCCGGCGGCGGGCGGCCGGCGGGGTGTGCGCGGTCACGTCGATCTCCAGGGAGCGGTTGGCGGGTTGATGGTGATGGTCGCTGGTCGGGCCCGGGTGTTGGGCCCGACCAGGGGCAGGATCACCCGTTCGGGTGTGTGAGGCGGTCGATGAGGCGGGCGCCGGCGGGGGTAATCGCGCTGCTCCAGCGGATACCGGGCCAGCGCCCCACGATGAGTGGCCATGCCCGGTCGACCAAGCGCTGCCCCCGGTAGGCGGGGGCGACGTATACCCAGCTGACATGCGGTGTCTCGGGCTCAACCGCGACCGCTCCGGCGAGGGATAGCCCACCTCTGGCCGATGCGGCCGGGAACGGGGTGGGCAGGGCCACGATGGTCTCGGTGCCGGGGCACCGGGCCAGGTAGGCATGGTCCTGTCCCAGGCCGGTCTCGTCGCAGAACGCCCGACTCAGCTGCTCTACCGCCTCACGGGCAGCCAGGGGCGCGGTGGGGCCGACGATCGGGTAGGACGCCCAGGGCTGGAGCTGGGCGCCCTCCTCGGGGGTCGGCGGGGTCATCAGCGGTTCCTCTCCTGATACGACGGCAGTGCGGCGCGTGCGCGGTCGGCGAGTTGACGGGCGGCGGGCGGGGCGGGGGTGGTGGTGCCGGCGCGCAGCTCAGCGAGGAGCCCAGCGGTGGGGATGATGCGGACGCCGCGCACGGTGATACCGCCACCGGCGACCGGAGCGCCGTGCACCACGATGACTGGGGTGACGGTGACGCCGCCGAGGGCGCGGGACACCTCCCGAGCCTCGTACTCGACAGAGTCCAGCGCGCGCGTCCAGTCCTCGGAGCCCCGGTAGAGGCGGCCCCGGCGGGCGTGCACGGTGCCGGTGCGTGCCGACCAGCGCTTGCTGTCCGGCATCCACACCCGGGCGCACGGCGAGATCACCAGGTGGTCGACGTTGGCCCGCCCCCGGGGCAGCGCCCGGTCGTGCAGCACCGTCCAGCCGGCGGGCAGCTGGCGGAGGATGCCAGCGGTGGCCCGCTCCCCAGCGGCGCCAGCCTCCCAGCGTGCCGCCTGGGCGCGCTGCCGGTCCCCGGCCGCATCCGGCACGCCGAGCGCGGCGAGGGCCTGGCGGCCGAGGCCGCCGCGCGCGGAACGACGCAGGTGTGCGGCGCGGGCGGCGGCCGAACTCCCGGCGTCGCCGGTGGGGTTCGGGCGGTGGCGCGGGCCGGGGACGCGGCCGGCCGGGCGCCGGCCACCGGCGGCGGTGCGCCGGCGAACGGGGGAAGCGCCCCGCCGGCCAGGCCGGCGAGGTGGTCCACCACGGCGGCGGGGCCGCCGGCCGGCCGGGGCGCGGCGGTACAGCCACACCCCGACCGCCACGAGAGCGGCGAGCAGCAGATCCACGGCTACTCCTCGTCAACGGGGTCGACAACCAGGGTGAACGTGCCGCAGTGATCGGCGGTATCGGTGGCGTGCTCGTCGTGCGCGGCGTAGCACCCTGGGCGGGTGCAGTACGCCGAGGGCCCCTCGTCCGGGGCCTCACAGTCGCTCTCCTCGCAGACCGGGCACACCTGCTCGCCCGCCAGCGCGAGAGACACCCTGATCACAGCGTCCTCATCGCAGCAGGAGCAGCCCACCACCAAAGTCCCGGCCACCCGGGCGCACCTCATCAGTGCGTCCATCAGGGGCTGCCCGGGCTCCACCCGCTCGACATGGCCGGCAACGGGCAGGCTGGCGTTGGTGGCGGCGATGGCCACGGACTGGCCGTGCGGGTCATGCAGGATCAGGTGGGCGCCGCTGACCGCCGCGCGGGTCAGCGCGGTCAGCAGGGCGTCAGGATCGTCAGCCGGGGTGCGTAGGGTGATGTGCATGGTGCTCTCTCTGGTGGGGGCCGGCCAGCCCCGGCTCGCAGGGCCGGCCAGCCAGCGGGGCGTGGTCAGGGGCGGGTGTTGGAGGTAAGCGCGGCGACGCGGGCGACGATGCCCTCGGCCGAGTCGGCGCCGACCATGTCGCGCACATGCGCCAGCAGGCCCGCGTACCGGGTCACCAGCGCCTCCAGCTCTGCGATGCGCTCGGCCTCGGCCCGCACCCGGCGCAGGTCGGAGCAGACGCGCTCTCCGATACCGGCGAGCTGCTCGGCGAGCCGCGCCGCCTCGCCCAGATCAGCGACGAGCGGGGCCAGTTCGCGTCCGCCGGCCTGCGGGGTCGGGACGGCGCCAGCGCCACGCGCCTGTTCGTCCTCCCGCTCCCACCGGGTCTGGTAGCGGGCCAGCGCCCGCCGGAACCCGCGCTCCTCCTCCGTACGCCCGTTGTTCCGGGCCTGCTCAATCTCCTCCAGCAGGGCGACGCGCACGGCCTCACGGCTGGCAGGCGGGGTGAGTTGGATGGTCTGCATATGACGTTTCTCCTCAGGGTGTTGGTGGCCGGCCCCGCCCGGGCGCCGGCCGGTGTGTGGTCAGGGGCGGATGTCGGCGGGTCGGGAAGTCCCGGCCGACCGGCAGGGTCAGTGGCTGTAGGGGCGGCGGTACGCCTCGGGGATGTCCTCCGACGGCGCCTTGGCGAGGGTCGATGCCTGGGCGGCGCTCAGGCCACGCGGGCGGCCGTCGTGCCCGGACCAGATACCCAGGGCGGCGCGGGCCGTCGCGGTCCACAGCTCCTCCCGGCTCCCGTACGCCTCCGGGTACACATCGCCCTCCACGTAGGTGACCAGGCCGTGCAGGTCGCGGTGCGACAGGTGGATGTGAGCGACGACGACGTAGGGCCACAGTCCGAGGTCCCAGCCCTCGGAGCCCCACACGCCAGGCGTTTCCCAGCCCTCGCCCCTGATGCGGGTCATCCAGTCCCAGCCGTCCTCGCCGGACTCCAGGTCGGGGGTGATGTCGGGCAGTTGGCTGGTGTGCGGCGCGGCCAGCGAGGTGACCGGCACGGTCTCGTGGGGCAGCAGGCAGACGGGCAGGCCGCCGACCCACAACGCGACGAACGGGCTGTCCTCGTCGGGCTGGCTGGTGCCGGAGACCATGCCGGTCTCGCCGTGCAGGGTGACGGTGTCGCCAACGGCGATCTGGTCGGCGCGGAGGGTGCGGGTGGCGTTCATCGGGCGCGGCTCCTTCGAGGGCTGGTCAGTTGGTGCAGCCGCCGGCGGGGCCGGCGCAGGAGTAGAGCGGGTACTGGCAGGGGGCGGGGTGGCGGACGGTGGCCTGCATCGCGGCGTGCATCTCCACGGGGTCGGTGATCAGCAGGGCCGGCGCGGGGCGCTCGGCGAGCGAGATGACGGCCAGTGGCCAGTCCGGATGCTGGACCTCGATCGGGTCCGGCCAGGTCTCGCCGGTGGCGGTGAGTGCGTAGATGCGCTGCCAGGAGGCGGGGCGCGGCCCGCTGGTGGGGGCGGTCTGGACGGAGGTGACGGTGGCTGGGGCGCCGCCGTCGGTCCGGATGACGTCGCCAGCACGGACGTGGCGGGCCTTGATCCAGGTGTAGGTCATCTCGGTGCCTCCGTAGACGTGAGAGCGGCGGGTCAGCCGTAGTAGGCGGGGTCGTAGGGGCCGGTCGGCCCGTCGGTGGCGCAGCTCCCGCAGAGCAGGTCGCCGGTGTCGGGGTCGAGGTCCCAGTCGTGGTTGTCGCGGGCGGTGTCCGGGCCGCCGGGGGCCGGGGCCCAGCAGCCGGAGCACAGGGCCTCGTCGTCCTCGGCGGGGGCCGCGTCGGCGGTGCTGATGGTGGTGAGGAGGCCAGCGAGGGCGGGGATGGCGGTGGTGATCAGCACGGCGGGCCTCCTACGGGGCGGGTCTGCGGACGGTGGTGGTCGGTCAGGCGGCGAGGGCGAGCGCGGTGTAGTCGTCGAGCGCGTAGTCGTCGTCGTCGCGGGACAGTTCGCGGGCAATGACCTCGCCGGGGGTGGCCGGCCGCTGCTCGGGGTCGGCACCGTCCACGGCCACGGTGATGGCCGGGAGCGGGGTGTCGGTGATGTAGCTCATGTGGCGGTGGACGGTGTAGGCGGTGATCCGGTCCAGGCGCCAGGAGCGCTGCTCGCCGGTCGCGCGGTCGATGATGTGGCCGGCGCCGGTGGTGTGGATGTCGTAGATCTCGATCGTGCGCACCGTCTCAACCAAGCGGCCGGTGGGGCGGCCGGTCTCATCCCACTCCTGCTTGAGGGCGGTGATGGTGACGGGCTGGTGGCGGTCGGCGGCGCGGAGGAGGTCCGCGAGGGTGCGGGTGGTGGTCTGGGTGGCGGTGCGCCTCATCGGTCCCCCTGAGGTGTTGTCCCTGTGTGGTGACTCCACCATATAGCCCAACACGTTGGGCTGTCAAGCCCAACGTGTTGGGCTATCCTGGGTGCCGTGACCCACTCCCCCCAAGGGCCCAACATGCCCACCACGAAACCGATAGCCCAACGCTGTGGGACCATGCCCCGCATGGCCAGCAGCAGCTACACACCACCTGAGAACGCCGCCGAGGTGTTCGAGCAGTACAGAGACGCCCTCGCAACAGCCCGACGCCTCAAACCTCAGGTACGCAAGCTCGCCGAGGAGGAGCTGCGCCGTGGCGTGACCGCCGGCCAGCTCGCCCACGCCACCGGCGAGACAGACGAGGTGTACCGACGCATAGCGAGAAGCCTCGGGATCGACCAAAAGCGCCCCCCCACCCGCACCTCGTTTCCGTCCGGAGAGAGCGGCGGCACCAGCTGACCTGCCGAAACTGTCAGTGCCGTGTGCTATTAGTGGATCGTCCCGGCCGGCCAACCCGCGGATAACCGGCCAACACATCCCCACGACACGGGAGTTCACATGCTCGGCGGACTGATCGTTCACCTGGGTCTGATTGTGACTGTCCTCTTCTGACAGTCAGCAGCCCCACACGTCTGTGCCCCCACCAATCATGGGTGGGGGCACAGGTGTTTCCGGGTTCTGCCCGGCGGCCGGCGCGACGAGCGGCTGTCGGCTCACGCGTCTGCGCTACTGCCGGTTGTAGGCGCGCCTGCTGCCGAGCACCCTCATGACGGTGGAGCCGCGCCACCGGCGGACGCCGTCGGTGATGTCGTCGGCGGCCGGCCACCGGCCGCGCGGGTCTGCTCCTGCTGGGCCAGATGCTCGGACGGGAGCTGCGGGGTCATCGCGCACCCCCGGCGGTGTCGATGCCGGCCAGCCAGTCGTCGGTGAGATCCGGACGATGCCGGGCCCACTGGGCGCGCGCCGCCTCGTACCGGGGCGGGTCGTAGTCCTCGGACCAATTCTCGGCGTGGGTGCGCCAGCTGGCGCGCACGGTCTCGTAGGCGGCGTCGGAGTAGTCGTAGCCCGTCGCCGGATCAATGTCGGCGATGGCAGTTCCGCGTGCGAGGCACAGCGCCGTGCGCGCGTCCGCGAGGCTGGTCCGCCTGTCGGGTCCGGGCGTCGCCGCTACGGCCATCAGCCGTGCGATGGCCCGGCGGGTGGCGCGCTCAGCCACGGTCGCCACCCCCGGCGGTGTCAGCCTCGTCGGCCATGCTGGCGACCACCCGGGCGGCAGCCGCCCAGACGGCAGACTCCAGCCGCTCAGCGTGCAGCAGCAGGCGGGCCTCCGCCTCCCGCAGCACCTCGGCGCGGGTCGTGTCGCCGTGGGGTCCGGCGAGGGCGGTGCGCAGCGCGGCGGCCTGCTCCGGCTCCAGCTCCAGCGTGTAGGGCTCCAGGTCCTCGTCGGACAGCAGCACCCGCGTCGTGTCGTCGTCGCCGTACTCGATGTCGTCCAGCCCCCACCGCAGCTGGGGCGGGTCGACCAGGTCGTCCTGCTGCTCCGCCACCACCGCGCGGGCCGCGTCACGCTGGTGCGTCAGGTCCGCGACCTGGGTGCGCAGCCGCTCCACCTCGGCCAGCAGGGCGGGCACGTCGGCGCGGCTGTGGGCGATGAACCGCCAGTCGGCCTCGGGGTACTCACTGACGTCGTCGCGACGCTCGCCGTCCGCATAGAGCGCGGAGACGTAGGCGCCGTGGTGGCAGTAGCCGTCTGAGCAGTCGCACAGCTCCGTCTCCAACCGCCACGGCCCCGGGGTCGCGGCCTCCACGCGGGCGGCGATCTCCGCCAACCGCTCCGGCACACCTACGTGCTCCGTGTGCAGCGCCGTCATCCGCGACCGCCCGCCCCCGACGTGCACCAGCACGTCGCCGGACGGCCTCACGTCGCCGCCCATCAGGCGGTGCGCCGCCTCCAGCAACTCCGGCCCGTCGGGACCCACGGCGCTGACACGCAGCCCCACCGTGCCATCCGGCTGACGCCCCACATCCCAGGAGACGCCCGTCGGGTCGCCCATGTCGGGCAGCAGGTCCAGCAACTCACCCATCACGCGATGCAGATCGCGCATTGTCGGGTGCGGGGAGGGTTCGGTCTTGCGGGTAGGCTCGGACACGGCCTACTCCTCTCTCGTAGTGGTGCAGGGGATAGGTCAGGCGCCGCGGCTGCGGCGCCCGGGCCGCTGTGTGGGGCGGCCCTCCGGCGTGGGCGGGGGTTAGGCGGCGTGCTGCTCGGCCGCAGTGATGAGGTGGCGCAGCGCGTGCTCGTCGCTCCCCGTGCGCAGCGGGACGCCGGCCGTCGGCGTCGCCTCGAATCCGGCGATCGTGGTACGGACCTCGCCAAGCCGGCGGCCCGTCTCGTCATCGACCAGCACGCCCTTCCAGCCCGGCGCCAGCACCAGCCGGCGGCCGGCGACGACCCGGATGGTCGGCATCACCACCACCAACAGGTCGGGGTGCGGGTCAGGGTCGACCTGCCCGCAGTAGGTGCGGCGGACGCGTGCGGTGAGGTTGGTCATGGTGATTGGTCCTCCGGCCGATCAATTAACTATGTGGGTACACGGTAACGTAAAACCGTGTACCCACACAAGCTGGGGTGTGGTCGAACCGTGTGGGAACATGACCGGCATGGCCGACGACGACAAGGACCACACCTTCTCGACCCGCTTCCGCATCCCACGCCGCATGTGGGCCGCCTACGGCCGCGCCCTCGGGCCCGGCCAGGACCGGACCGCCGACCTCCTCGACCACATCCGAGCCGTCATCACCACCCGCGGCGACGACCACGACCGCGCCGAGCTGGCCGGCGCAGAAGAGGAGTTGGCCGCGCGCCGCGCACGAAGAGGGGGCAGGCCGCGAAAAAGCCCGTCGAAACCCCCGCCGGACGCCAGCACCTGAACGCCGCATCACCCCCAACCACCAGCCGCTCGCACCAGCTCAGCGGGGAGCCCGTGCCCTCCCCGCGGCACCAGGGCCAGCCCGACCTCCGTCAACTCGACCTGTCTCCCTCGCGTCCCCTCACGCCACTCGCGTCCAGCCGGCCCGTGCAGGTACTGCGGCATCTCGGCCAGGTCGCCCAGGGTGATGAGCCCGCGCTCGACGGCCAGCCGTATCTGGCTGGCCTGGTAGGTGTGGCCCCACTCGTACCGCTCCAGCACGGGCTGGACCAGACCGTGCTCCCCGCTGGGGTCGCCCTCGGGCGGGGGCACCAGCCACGAGTGCGAGCCGAACTCGGCCAGCGGGTGGGAGAGTTGCAGGTCGCGCACGAGGCGGCGCACGGGCAGGGCGATGATCTGCTCAGACATGAGTGGTCCTCACGTAGTAGCGGGGGCGGTGCGACGGACGGGCCGGAAGCGGCGGGCGAGGGCGCGTAGCCGGCGGCGCGTGCCGTCACCGCCACCGGAGTTCCACCAGTTCCACGCCGCCCAGGCCGCGCCCGCCGTGTTGATCGCAGCACCGGCCCGGCTGTCGACGGAGATCGATCCCGCGAGTAGCAGGACGTGTGCCAGGACCATCCACGCGAAGAACGCGCGCGGCCGGATGTGTCCACACCTGAGGGCGAGGGATGCGCATACAAACACGCCGAGGCTGGCACTGGCAGAAACTTCCCACAACGCCATCAGAACGTCCCGTAGTTGACCTGCCAGGTCGGCAGTCCCAGGCGCCGCCACAGGGCGACGACGCGGTCGCGGTCGTCCAGCACGAGCCGCACGTTGTAGCGGCCCCTCACCTGGGCGTCGAACAGCTCGGCTTTCAGGATGTCGTCGCGGCGGTAGTCGTCGGCCGGCCGCATCCACAACTCGTCGTGCGGCACTCCGTTGCTGTACAGCCATGCCTCGGTCTCGGTCCGCCAGGTGTCGGGCCGGCCGGAGAGCAGCACGATGCCGGCGCCATAGGTATGCCGCCATGCCACCAGCGTGTCGCGCACCGGGTGGTTGAGGCGGTCGGTGTCGCAGCGGGCGAACTCGAAGGGGGCGCGGTCGTGGTGAAGGGCGAGGGTGCCGTCGATGTCGCAGAGCACGACCGGCGGCAGGGATGGGTCGGGCGTGTAGGAACGCGTAGGGAAATGTATGAAGTTGCCCCGGCCATGCTGTTTGTCGACGAGCCCCTGAGTGACGAGCACGGCAAGAGCCTGGCGCAGGGTCGGGACTGAGACCCCGTAGTGGCTAGCGAGGCGGGCCTCGGACGGCAGGATCTGACCGTGAGCCAGGCTGCCGCCCATGATCTGCTCGCGGACGTCGGCGGCTATGCGCTGGTAGTGCGGCTGGCGACGTTCGGGGGGCGGTTCGAGCACAGGGCTTCCTCTTCGTCTATCGGCGCGGCCTGCGGCGGCGCACGGTCTTACGGTCGTCTTGGGTGAGGCCGCCCCAGACGGCGGTGCCGGCCTCGGTGGGGTGGTCCAGTGCCCAGTCGCGGCATGCCTGCCGGACGGGGCAGGTGGCACAGATGGCGCATGCGTCTCGCTGTTGGGCTGGGGTGCCGCCGTCGTGGATGCGGCTGCCAGTACAGGGCGGGGGCTCCGGCAGCCCGCGGAGGAATGGGGGTACGCCTCGGAGCCATTCGGCGGGCCAGGCAGGGTCAGGGCTCATGTGCGCCTCCGGCGGCGGTAGTCGGTGAGGGACACCACGCCGGCCGGCAGCCCGGTGGCGCTACGGCGGCGAGCCTGCGGCGCGGGACGGGGCTGTTCGGCGTGCGTGTCGGCCCGTCCGCCGGGCCGCTGTGGCTGGTTGGCCGCGCACGTCGCGGCGTGCGGGACGCACACGCGTTCCCACGGCATCGCCGGCCGCTCCGCAGTGATCCGGCGGGAGCGCAGGCGTCCGGTCGCGTCCCGGTGCACGGCGGTGTTGCCGTACTGAGGGTCCGGGGTCGGGTCGATGAGCAGCATGCGGCCGGCCTCGGTCGTCGTGACGGCGACCGGGGCCAGGCAGCGGCGGCACAGCGGGTGTCGGGCGGGCATGGCGTCAGGCGTCGTCCTTGCCGAACGCCGGCAGGCCGGGAGTGGTGGGCCCGACGTCCTCGACCCTGATCTGGCGGGGGCGCCCAGCAGCGTCTACGTCGGCGGGGTGGCAGGCCGCGTAGACCTGCCCGGGGTGGATGGTGTGCATCAAAAGGGCTCCTGTCAGTCGTCGACAAGGACGATCAGTGCGTGGCCGAGCCAGGTGACGACGGCGACGATCAGGCCGACGATGGCGGCGAGTTGACTGTCTGAGGTGAGGGCGTAGGTGCCGCCGCCGGAGAGGGCGCCGAGGAGCAGGCCGAGGAGGAAGAGAGGCATGTGAGGGTCCGTTCGTTCAGGGGTGGTTGAGGCGGCCGCGGACCCACTTGGTCACGGTTGCTCTCCCTGCTGGCCGGTGAATGCGTTGGTGTCGATGAGGTGTTGGATACGGCCGGTGAAGCGCTGGCCGAACTCGGGGCCCATGCGGTGGGCGAGGGCGAGGAGTTCGGTGACGAGCGCGGCGGCGCCGTCCTCATTCATCAGGTAGAGGTTCCTGGCGCGATCGCTGCTGCGGTTGATGCGCCCTTCGAGGAGCATGGCCAGGGCGGGGGTACCGTCGGCGGTCTCGACCTGCGAGACGGTGGAGGCATCGAGGAGGACAGCGTTGGTGGTGTCGACGATCACGGCGTTGCGGTCGTGGGGCCCGCCGGGGCCAGCGATGTCGCCGCCGCTCCGGCGGGGGTCTCCGCTGACGCGGCGGCCGTTGGGCTTACGGGGCATGGCTCTCCTATGAGTGAGGGCGGGCTGTCTGGGCAGTTGATGGTGCGGCAGCCCTGGTCGCTGTAGCAGCCGTGGGCGCACCGAGGCCGGTTGTACTCGGGATCGGACTCGCGGTGTGGGGCTCGTCTCGCCGGATGTGTGGCGCGCTTGTGCCAGCCGTCCGGCTCGTCCTGGGTGTTGGGGTCCCAGGCGGTGTAGGCGGCCTCGACGGCGGCCGGGTCGCGCGGGTAGCACCAGCCGTGGTCGTAGCTGGTCAGCCCCTCGGAGCCGTGTGGTGTGGCGATGAGGCGGATGTTGTAGCCGTACCAGAGCCACAGGTATCGGTGGCTGGCATCGGCACCGAGGACATGGCCCTGCCAGTGCTCGTCGTAGGGCAGGCGGGCAGGCGTGCTCATCGTCGCGCTCCGGGCGGGGTGCGGTTTTCGCGGATGGCGTCGCCGAGGTAGACAAGCGCTGCGGCCATCGCGAGCTGGGCACGGGCCTGGACGATGCCTGTCAGCTCTTTCCGGTTGACAGAAACGCCGTCGAGCTTGTGGATCTCGCTGCTTGCAGAGTTGAAATGGTTGATCGCGCCTTCTCGTGCGCCGAGGGCATCGCTGTGGCTCATATCTGACTCCGGGGTGGCTCAGGCCGCGTCGCGGCGGTTGGTGTGGGCGAGGCAGGGGGTCATCACAATGGCGAATCGTGGGTGTGACAGGAGCACGGCTCTGGCCAGGAACCGCCGGCGTCCCGGAGGATCGACTCCAGGTCTGATATGTGCGTCGGGACGTCTTGCTGTGACGCGATGGTGTCCATGTCCTGTGTCCAGTCCACGAGCGCAGCCACCGCGCTGGCCGCATCGGTCGCGGCCTGCTGCGTGGGGAAACAGGCGAGGGAGTATCCGTTGCTCCGGTGCGCCAGGTACCAGCGGTCGCTCGCCTCATCGCAGAATCCGGGCGGCAGCTCGTAGACGAGCAGACCGGGGATCGGCTCTGCCGCGTCTACTCCTACGGTGCCGGCGGTGGTGTCGATGTGGTGGTGCGGCATGTGTGCTCCCGGTCGATCAGGCCGCGGCGGGGCGGCGGTTGGTGTGGGCGAGGCAGCGCCAGCACGCGTGGTGCTGGGCGCGGCCGTGGGGGCAGGTGGCCTGGTCGTGCTGGTCGTCGGCGTGCGCGTCGGCGAGGCTTGCGCGGAGCATGTCCAGGCGGTCGTTGAGGAGTTGGCGGCCGGTGCCCGCCGGGGCAGCGCCGGTGGCCGGTGTGGGGGTGCTGCGGGTGAGGCGCGTGGTCGCCTCGCGGGTGGCGCGGTCGCGCAGCTCGGTGGCGGCGAGCCGGCCCGCGAGGGCCTGAGCGTGCCGGTCGGCGCCCTGGGCGCGGGCGGCGTGCTGCGCTTGGTCGATCGAGAGGTAGGCGAGGCTGCGGCCGTGCTCGGCGCGCTCCTCGATGTCGGCCAGATCGTTCAGGTCGCCGACCGCTGGGGCGATCTCTGCGATGTCGGCCACCAACTCGGTCGTCTCGGCCTCGATCCGGCAGGTGGCACACACACCGTGGGTGAGCGCGTCGGTGTGCGTGCCGCAGTCGGAGCAGCGGCCGGCAGTGCGCCGGAGGATGGCCGGGGCCGGAAGGACGCCAGGGGCCTGACTGTGGGTTTGACCTGGCTTTTTCGTGGTGTCACGAACAAGCCCGTCGGGGCGCGAGCTTCGTGTCGAAGTGGCGCCCGCCCTGGGCTGGGGCGGCGGCAGCAGTTCCGGGATCGGCACGCCGGCCGCCCGGTCGGTCACGCACCCGGGGCAGGCCCCGGAACGCGTCATGGGGGTGGCGTGGTGAGGGCACAGGCCGGCAGCGATTCGCTCGTGCTGGACCCGGGCCAGCCGGCGGCGTGCCACCTCGGCCGAGCACACCGGGCACTCCACCGGTTCGCCGGGCGCCCATGGCCGGTACAGCAGCCCGCCGTCGCAGTCGGGCAGGTTGCAGCCCCAGCGGGCGATGCCGACATGCAGCAACCAGGCTGCGGGGTCGTGGGGCCGGCCGCCGTCCAACCTGGCGCGGCGGGCCTCGATGCGGCGCCGGATGCGGTCGACCATCCCCGGCTCGGCCGGCCCACCAGCAGGCCCGAGTTCGGCGCCGATGGCGCGGGCAGCACGGCGCAACATGTACGGCCGGATCTCGGGCAGCAGGTCCCGCACCGGCTCCAGGACAGCCCAGATCCGCGGCGCGAGCGTCAGGCCTGGCCCGGTGTAGCCGGCTGGGGCAGTGCCGGCCGCGCGGTCGCCGCTGGCCGGAGAGCGCCGCTGACGTTCGCCGGTGGCGGGGCTGCTGCTGGCCGTGCCGATGCCGGCACCGGGATGGCTCGCGCCGGCCCCCGGCCGCTGCTCCTGGCCGGCGCCGCTGGCGGTGGGCTCGCGGCGGGCCCACCCCGGGACGTGGCCCGGCCGGGCAGCAGCCCGCGCCGGGTCCTCGCTGCTGCTTCCGTCGCGCCCGCTGTCGCCGCTGCTGATGGTCTGGTTGGTGGTCGAGCTGTGGTTGTCCGTCCGGGCCGCGAAGCGGTCCGAGCCCACGCCCGCGCGCGCTACGCGTAGTTGCCGCCTACGGCGGGACGTAGAGACGGCAGTGGGCAGGTACTCAACGTCAGTGAGTGGTAGGTCTTCCTCTGTCGCGAGGGATCCGCCGGAGTGATCATGACCCGATCCGCCTGAGAGGTGAGGACTCGCCCCGCCCATCTCGTCAGCGGCCAGGGGGAGTTCGAGTTGGCCCGGCAGTTCCTCCGGGGCGCCGAGGGCGAGTTCGAGCTGGCACCCATCGGCCGCCGGCGTGCTGGCGGAACCTTCGCCGTACTCCTGGCCCTCGTCCAGGTCGTGGCCATCCCCGTGCAGGACAGCGAGCCGGGCCCGGCCGGCGGCCAGCGCCTGGTCCTCGCCTCCGCACGCCGGCCCCTCGGGCGCCTCTCCCCGGCCAGCGTCCGGCACCTCGGCAGATGCCCCGGTAGGTGCCTCAGTCTCACCAGCCCCGGGCACAGCGTGCAGGGGATGCCGGTGCGCCACGTACACGTGCCGGCCCTGCCGACCGGAGCGCTGCTGGACGCCGATCCACCCGGTGGCCTCCAGCTCACGCACCAGCACCCGGGCGCGGCTGGCTCCCACCCCGAGCAGCCGGCCCAGCTCCGCGAGGGTGACGGGCAGTTGACGGGCCTGAGCGTAGGCGATGCCGGCGTACAGCCGCAGCAGCCGCGGCGGCAGGGCCTCGGCCGCCGCCACCGGCAGCCACACCCACCGCTCGCCGTCGGCGACGGGCCGGACGGACCGCTCGGCGGTCTGGCCGCGCCCCCCGCGGTGCGTGCGCCGCCGGGAGTGCACCTCGGTCAGCTCGTCGGCCCCGGTGGGGCGCATCAGCGCGGTGAGCCCCTTCTCAACCGAGGACACCGGCATCCCGAGCGACGCCGCTATGTAGTGGACGCCGGCCGTGCACGACTCGCGCCGCGCGGACAGGGCCGCGACCTTGACGTACACCGGCAACGCCCGGTCGTCGTACGCCTGGTCGGCCACCACGCGCCAGGGGACCTGGACACGCTGACCACGCCGGCCGCAGCCGGCAGCCACGCCGCGCGGCGTGGTGTGTGGTGAGCGCATCGAGGTCCCCTGGCGCGTGGTGGTGTACGGGAGAGGGCGGCTACTGTCCGGCCGCGATGGCGCGCAGTCGCTCCAGTCCGCCGCGCTGTCCGACCAGGGCCAGGGCTGCGGCGTACTCGGGCCACGCATCGCTGAGGCGGGAGGCGTTGTCGTCGTCGGCCCACGCCCAGGCTTCGAGCAGCTTGGCGGTGAACGATCCGGGCGGGTAGCCGCCGCGGTTCTCGTGGTAGAGGACGTGCGCGGCGACCTTGGCGGGGATGGTGACGGGCTGCTGGTTCATGGCGTGCTCGCTCTCGGGGTTGGGGTAGTTGGTTCAGTCGGCGTTGGTGAGCCAGCGGTCGTAGGTGTCGCACTCACAGGCGCAGCGGTGGCTGCGCGAGCACGGGCACGGCTCGCAGCAGTAGTGGGTCGGGCAATCCCGGCAGTAGGGCTGTCCGCATTCCTCGCAGCGGTCCATCACGCACCTCCGGTCGCTGAGCCGACGGCCCGGCGGCGCACGTCCGCCGCACGCCTGGCCCGCATCCGGGCGAGGATCTGGGCGCGGGTGGGCTGCTCCCACTGGTGCATCCCGGCCGACGCGACCCACCGGGAGCCGTGGCCGCGCTGCTCGGTGCCGCACCAGCGGCAGCCGAACGGCGTGGGCGGCTGGCTGTCGGGGTAGCGGGTCACGGGCGTCACGACTCACCTCCGTCGCCTCCGGGCCGTCGGTGCTCCTCGCACCGGATGCCCACACGAGGCAGCAACCACCGCAGCCGCGCCCAGCCAGCGAACCTGGCCGAGCAGCGGCAGCAGGTGTAGATATGCCACGGGCGAGGCTCCTCGGCGGACACCGCAACCGCATGGCAGCCAGGGCAGCGGTGGGGTTTGTCGCTGTTCCACGGCAGCACCGGCCTGGGCGGGCGACCCATCACAGGACACCTCCCGCCACGGTGGTGATGTACCGGTAGCCGCTGCTGGTCGGCCGCAGACGGCGCAACTGCACGCGCGTCTGCCGCCTCCGGCCACGCGCGACAGGCTGAGGAGTAACGCCACCCGTCGCCGGGTCGTAGGCGACGGGGATCATCACGGCGTGCGTGTCGGTGATCTCCTGGATCAGCAGGTAGCGGCCAGGCACACGCCGGTCGGCGTCCTGCCACACCTGCCCCACCGCAGGCTCCGGAGCGGCAGCGCCCTCCTCCGCCGGGGAAGCCAGCGCCAGAGGGAACCCCCACAGGCTCCGGCCGTCCGGCAGCACGATCTCCCATGGCCCCCTGAACAGGCCGTACGCCGCCCACCGCGCCGTATCGTCGCCGAACCGCTCCCGGGCCTCGGCCAGCAGCTCGTCCTGCGTCAGCTTGCGGTACTCAGCCACGGCCGTCACCGCCCTCGGCAGCGCGGTCCCACTCGCCAGCAGCCCGAGCCACCCCCACTTCAGCGATACGCTCCAAATAGTCCAGCCGCGCCCCCTCAGCCCGCGCGTCCTTCCAGACCAGCCACACGGTCGCGGCATCGGGCACGCGGTACGCCTCGTGCAGATAGTCCCGGCCAGCAGGCGTCAACGACCCGGGCGACACATCCGACAGGGCCTCTCGCACGATCGCCGCCGGCGTAGCCCACTGGCTCGCCCCGCCCGCCTCGGCCTTGCCCCAGGCATTGTGGAGATCCCGCCGAGTCAATTCGTGACGGTCAGCACCTCCCGCCGCCTCCCGCAACCCCTCGGCGCGACAGGCGTCCGTCGCGGGTCCCGCAGCGACCGGCGCCCCGGTGGCCGTCTCGCGCCGAGCGTCCTCCACAAGCAGGTCGTCGCGCTGCTGGATCGGCTCGGTGATGCGAGCACGCAGCTGCTCCAGCTCCTCGCGGTCCGCGTTGTGCTCCCGCAGGAGCCGCCCGTACCGCTGCGCCTGCTCGGCCAGAGCAGCGGCGGCATGGGCATGCTCGGTCCGCAGGCGGCGGATCTCGGTCGTGGAGAGGAGTACCGCGCGCCCCAGGTCAGCCAGGGCTGACGGCTCATCGCCATAGGCGCGCAGCATGGTCTCGGCCATGGCCTCCAGCGCCACCACACCCGGCGGCACATCCAACCCGACCGCCCGCGCCGCTTCCTCCGAGCACACCGGGCCGTCCGTGATGGCCCGCAGCCGCTCGACCTCGGTGGCGAGCGCCCCGGCGATGTCGGCCAGAGCGCGCTCGGTGCCGTCGTTGTAGGTGGCGGTGGACCACGTGCTGGTGCGCTCTCGGTACTGGCTCAGCCGCACCAACGCCTGACCAGCAGTCAACGGCTCCGGGGCAATCACCGGCCCTCACCGCTCTCGGCATCCCACGCATCGGCGATGTGCCGCAGCACGCGGGCCGCGTCCGGCTTACTCACCCCGTTGGCAGCGGCCAGCCGGATCGTGGGCACCTGCCCAGGGATGAGCCGCGGCATCAGGCGTCACCACCCGCGCCGCCGGAGACGGGCGTCACCTGCACGGGCCGCCACCCGTAGTAGTCCGGCGTCGTATACGCCTCGACGTGGTGTGAGGGGATGGAGATCCTGTAGTGATCCGTCCCGGCCAACGGGATGTCCCGCAGGATCCGCCGCCATCCGAACGCCACCCCGAGCCCGTCACCAGGGGAGTCCCACCCAGGCGGCGGGACAGCAACGTGCGAGACGTGGAACTCGCCCTCCGTCGGGTGCCCGTAGGAACGGCCCGGCATGAAAAATCCGTGCAGGCCACGCAACCACTCGCTCACGCGCCTGACCGCCACCGTGGCCGCAGCGATCTCGCGCTGTACCTCGTCCGGGCGCTGATCCAGGGCGAGAGGCATCTCACCGTGGTGGGTCTCCCACTCGTCGTGCACCAGGTACTCGGTCACTCGATCGCCGTGGGTGCACACCAGCTCGGCATATCGGCCCAGCAGCGCGTCACCCACGGCCGGCAGTTCGGTGGCCAGGGACACACGGGCACGCTCCATCAAAGTTGTCACAGGGGCTCTCTCTCGGGCGGGATGTGGGCGGCCTGGGCGCCGCCCGACGGCAAACCTCGCAGGGCGCGCGGCAGTTGGGGCCTGGCGGCCCGCGCCGGGGGCAAGACAGGGGAGCGCGAGCCACCAGGGGCTCAAGGGGTGCGGAGGTCAGGCGGGGAGGACGCCAGCCGCCCGGGCAGCCTCCAGCCACGCCGGATACTCGTGGAGCAGCCCGTCGTACAGCTCGGCGTCGCCCATGGCGTGCGGGTCGGCGGCGTGCACCAGGCTGGCGTTGTCCACCCGCCGGCCCCTCAGAGAGTCCAGCTTCTCCAGGAACTCGATCCGGTCCCCGAACCCCACGAACGACCAAAACAGCGGCAGCCCAGAGACATCTCGCATCGTGTGGGCCGCGTCCCTGCGCGAGTTGGGATTGCCGTCCGTCTGTGTGATGACCAGCGCCGGGTCCGCCGAGCCCGAGGCCCGATAGTGCGCCACCACCGCCCGCATCGCCGCCGGCAGATTCGTCGTCCCCCACGGCTGCCGCACATGCAGGTGCTCAATGACGCCCTCGTACTCCGACAGGCGCACGTCCACGGCCGGCGCCGCCTCCGATCCGAAGAACACCACCGGCACCACGCCGTCATCGTCCAAGTGGGCGCACAGCGCCAACGCCTGCTCGGCGAGCCGCTGCACCGCGCCACTGCGGTAGTGCGGCTGCATCGAGCGGGAGTGGTCCAGCACCAGGTACACCGCAGCCGAGGCGTCGCCGAGGCCGCGCTGCTCCAACGCGACCGCAGCCTGCTTCGCCAGCGACACCAACGCGGGCGCCTCGGTCTCGACCTTGCTCAGGTTGATCGGCACGTCAGTAACTCCTCATCGTCATCGGATCGTTGATGTCCGTCGCGCCGGCCGGCGCAACGGGATGTCCTACACAGGCAGCCCGGTGCTCGCCTCGCACCTGGGCCACGAACGGCGGCACGGCCTCCTCGCCAGCTGCCGACAGCAACGCACCGCACCGGCCGCACCAGTAGTCCGCCGCCGGTACCTCCATCCACGTCCCATCCCGTAGCCGGCGCCCGAGGCCGACCCACAGCGAGGCGGCCACCCCGGGCACCGCCACCTCCGCGTGCGTCACCGGCCGGCCTCCCGCAGCTCGGCGATGTACCGAGACACCGTCCGCTGGCACACACCGAGCCGGCCGGCGATCTGCCGCGCACTCCACCCCCGTGAACGCAGCCGCGCCGTGGCCTCCACCCGCTCCCTGCGGGACAGGCCATCCGGCGGGCCGCCAGACAGCACCGCGTCCACAGCCATCTTGTCGATGCCACTCACCCCAGCCCCTGCCTCTCCCGCACACAGGCATGGCAGTAGGCGGTGCCATCAGGCAGCCGGCGCCGCCACACCGCCTGGTCGTGGCCTCGCCGGCACTCCTCCGCGTTGGCAATCCCGAGCAGCGCAGCCAGCGCCTCACGCACCCGCTGACGTCCGGCGGTGTCGTCCAGATGGGTCGGGGCTACGCAGTCCTCGGGCATGTCACACTCGGGCAGCACATGCCCCACGGGCTCGCGACCGTTGGCCCAAACGAAAGCGAGGCGGCGCACGGGGTAGTGACGGCCACGGTGGTTGATCTCCGGCATCCTGCGGTCTCGGGGGCCGTCCCACCTCACATGACCGCCGTCGACCAGCACGGCGTGCTGTGCCCACCGATGCAGCAACGGCGCAGTGGCGCGGCGCCCCCGGGACCGAGGCGGCATCCCCGCCTCGTCCCGGATGCGGTTGACCGTGCGCCACGCGAGCCCGAGATCACGGGCTACCCGCTGCACCGGGGCACCAGCACGCAACCGCCGCTCGATCTCGGCCCGTTGCCCGAACGTCACCTGCGCCACGGGCCAACCTCCGGCCAGCCCACCCTTTCCAGGCGTGCCCGTTGCGCCGCCGGCAGCTCAACCATCGGCACGCCGAGGTGTTCGAGGCCAGCAGCGCGCAGCCACCAGGCGTCGCACTGGTTGTCGTCGGTGAACTCGACCCCACCGCGCTTGTAGGCGGCGATCGCCATGGCCGCCTTGTCGCCGTTGCCGCGGCCGGTGGCAAACGCCTTGAGAGTGGCCGGGGTGATGACCGCGTAGGGGATGTCGAGCCGGCACAGCAGCGTCCGGACGGCGCCGTGGACCATACCGACGATCCCTGCCGCCTTCGCGTGGGTCGGCAGGTCCTCCAGCACTACGAGGTCCGGTCCGGGGCCGAGCGCCAGAGCGAGTTCGCCCCCGAGCGCGATCTGGACAGCCTCCTCGATCTGGAGGAGCCGGCGGTCACCGTCCCTGGTCTTGGTCTTCACGGTTCCGGTGGTGCCATCGCGGTAGGCGATACCCGTGGCGGTGAGCGACAGGTCGAGCCCGACAACCTGGGGCCGCCGGCCGGCGCCGGGGTCAGGGCTTGTGGTGGTGTGCATGGGGTGTGTGGTCTCCTGGTTAGTGCGGCCCGCCACGCCCCCAGCGCGAATGGGGGCGGGGCGGGTTTCGCGCGTCGTGATCACCGGCGGCGGTCAGTCGTATTGGCGGCCCACGCGGGCCGGGGAGGCTGCGGCGGCCCGGTCGCCACGAACGGCCGGTACACCGGCCTCGGCGGGGCGGGCAGCTCCGGCGGACGGCCGGCCGAGACCCGCAGCCGGGGGCCGTAATTGCCGGGGATGGGCGGGAGAGGCGCAACCCACCAGCCGGCGTCGATGAGCGCCCGCTCGACCGCTATGGCGTGCTGGCCGAACAGCAGGTGCAGCACCACGACCGCCCCGCCGTCACCGTCCCGCTCGTCGGCAACCGCCGACCGGATGCCCTCCGGGTATGGGTGCCCGGTGTGCCGCCCGATCGCGGCCTCCGCGATACGCCGCACCTCGGCCACGGCCTGGTCGTCATCCACGGCGCGCCTCCGGCATCGACACGGTCAGCGTCGGCCCATCCGGATCGGGCTGCGTGATCTCCTGTGTGGTCTCCGCACGCCAGCAGCCACATCGCCCCCCACGGGACGGGTGAGCAGCCGTGGCGAGGTGACGCTCCAGCAGCTCCCGCGTCTCGTCCGGGCCCAGGCCCCAGTCCAGGCAGATGCCCGCCAGCCGGGCCCGAGGCCCGAGCTGCTGCTCGACCTCGGCCGGCGGGCGCACCCGCCGCCACACCGCGCGTACTCCGGCGGTGACGGCCATGCCCGTGGTGCCGAGGAGCACCGAGGTGCCCAGCAGCCACGGGCCGCCCCACACCACCACCATGGTGGTCAGGTCAGCCACGACCCTCACCTCGCGCGGCCAGTTCGTCAGCCAGCTCCTCCACAGGGCTGGTTGTGCGGCAGAGCGCGGCGGCGGGGAGCCCCGCCACCGCGACCAGCCACAACGTGATCGATGTCATCGTCATCAGTGCTCCGGCAGTCGTGTTGGATGCCGCCGCCCCGGCCGGCCCGGCGCTGCATGGGGGGAGGGGCAGCGGCACGGCGGGGGCGGCGGCGGTCAGTTGGGAGACCCCTGGTGGGTCTCCATCGGGGGCGGCGTAAGCCGCACCCACTCCCGGACAGAACCGGCCTCAGGCTCAGGCTCAGGCGGAGGATCGGCAGCGAGGCGAACCAGTAGCCCCGGGCGCGGGGCGCGGCGGCGGCCAGTCGGCACCAGCCGCGCCCACCACGCCCACACCAGCACGACCGCGCACACCGCCAGCGCGACGGCCGCCACGACGGTCACCGGTCTCCCCTATCCCTCGGCGCGGGGAGCGCCAGCACCGACGTCAGCTGGGACGCCAGCACGGAGCATCGGCCACGCTCCCTGTGCATCCGCGCGTAGTAGTACGCCGCTCGTCGCCGCGCCGACTGCCACGCAGACCGATACCGAGCCGTCTGCGCGCGAGACACGCACCGTTCCATGCGCAGCGCGGCGATCAGCTCCAACTGGTGGTTCAGGTGGCGGTTAGCTCCCATGAGCCGGCTGTCCAGCTCCTTCAACTCGCGCGCCAAGTCGGCAGCGGACGCAGCCGCGGCCGCTGCACGCTGCTCTGCGGTACGCCGAGCCGCCCGCTCCCGGGCCACGACCGCACGCAAGGCCACGACCCGCCGCAGCAGACCGCGTCTCCTCCTACGCATCGGCAACCGCCTTCCCCACCGGGATCAGCGCCCGTTCCGTCCCCGGGTCGAAACCGACCATGGGACCCGTGTGCCGGGTCACGCCCCGCCTCCCATCGCTGCCAGGAACGCAGCCAGCCGCTCCGGCCCAGCCTCGGCCGGAAGCAGCCCCTCGTTGAGGCGCGCGAACGCCGCCTCGGCCTGTCGCTCGGACAGGCCCCGCTCGGCAGCCCGAGTGAGGATGCTGCGCCACAGCCCTGCCGGCTCGTCATCCGGGACGATCTCCGCCTCAACGGGCGGCTCCTCTACCGCCGGGGGCGGGGCGGCGGTCGCGTCGCGCACGTCCTCCTCGAACTCCCGCTGCCGGCGGGCGGCGATCTCCGTCAGCTGTTGCGAGAGCGGGTCGGAGCCGTCGGCCGCACAGTGCCCGGCCGCACGCGCCTCCCGCCACACATCGCGCACATCCTCGGCAGTCAGGCCGGCCTCGGCCCGCGCGGTGTAGTCCGGCCGGCTGGAGCGCGGCGCCTCCAGAGCGCGCGGCCCCGTGTCCCCACTGGGGTTGAGCGCAACAGAGGTGGGGATCGGCCCGGACAGCGCCTGGCGCGGCGTCAACCCGCGCACCTCAACGGCCACGACAGGGAAACGCTTAGTCATGCCGCTGGCGACACGTTGACGCGGCTCGATCCGCAGCCGCACCGGCACCAGCCCTTTACCGCCGGTGCCAGCCAGCACCATGTCCACCGTCGACGGCCACTCACCCGAGGCATAGAACGAGTGGGTCTCGGCCCGCCACACCCCCACGTCGGGGAGGTCCGGCAGCACCACGCTGATCCGCGAGGTGACCGAGCACACCGTGCCCTTGGGCATCTGGTACCAGAACTCGCCGTGCTCGGCCTCGCACAGGCACGACCGGCGGGAGATCAACTCCCGTTGCCCGTCACACCGCCGCTGGCAGCCGCCCTTGGACCACATCTCGTTGTACTGAGACAACGGGTCCCCAGGGGGCAGCAGGGCATCGATCGCCTCCGCTTCGGTGATGACCCGCCACTGCTCCGGCCCAGTGCCCTGCGGCTGCCACCGCTCAACGGTGCCGCCCCACTGCTCGGCGGCGGCCTGCACGTAGTGCTCGGCGTGCGAGGTCACCACCCACGTGCGGGACTTGACCGGGCGGGGCCGCTTGTTCGGGTCCTCGCTGGGCTGGCTGTAGCCGGTACGCAACCGGCCCAGCTCCCGGGCCGTGCGCTGCCGGGTGATGATGCGCGCCCCCATCAGGCGGCCCTCCCCGCACCGGCGTCGACCAGTTCCCGGGACTCGGCTGGCGGCGGCGTCAGCGCCTCGTAGGTGTTGCCGGCGCTGGCGTGCATCCACTTCGTGGTTTCCAGCGCGCCACGGAACGCCCGCCACGCCCGCCGGTCACCCGGCATCGGCACCAGCGCCCGCGACCGGCGCCGCAAGTTCAAGATCCCGGTGCGGGCCACGGCCGGCACCGCCATCTCGGAGTCGTCCGGCAGCAGCACGGTCTCGGCGTACCGCAGCGCGGCCAACTGCATGGCCTGCTCGGGGAAGACCTGCTTCGCCGGCCGCTTCGCCGACGTCTTGTAGTCGATCAACCACAACTCCAGCGACCAGCCAGGGCCTGTGGGCAGCCAGATCAGGCAGTCTCCCGTGCCGGCATAGCCCAACGCCCTGTGCAGGAACGTCATCTCGGCGGCCTCAATGTGCCGATCGAGATCGACTCCCCAGGACTCCCACCAGCGCGCCAACTGCCGCGCGTACGGGTCCACCTCGGGATCCGGCGGGTACGGGGCGCCCAGCGCCATCATGTGCGCCCGGTGGTGGATGCGCGTACCCAGATCGGCCGCGCTCTCCCGTGCGTCCCGGTGCACCTTCTTGATGTCCTTCAGCAGCTCCGCGCGGTCCCGCAGCGCACGCCGCGCCACGGTCAGCCGGTTGTTCACGCAGTACTCGGCCGTGACCTTCACGGCCCACGGAGTGATCGCGTGCTTCGCGACCCCGGTGGACAGCACGTTGGTGACGGACACCAGGTCCGGGCCGCCCTGCGGGTCCTCGTAGTAACGCCCGTTGTCGGTCTCCCGGGCCCACCTCGGATCGGTCACCGTGCGCCTCCGGCGATCTCGTACCAGCACTCGCCATCAACACCAGGCCCGTGGCCGATCGCGAACCCGCGATCGGCTAGCGCCACCAGGTCCCGCTCGGCCTCGGCCGGATCGGTCAGCACCACACCATGGCCGGCGTACAGGGCACACACCCGCGCCCCGTCCCACCGACGGCCGTCCTCGGCCCGGACCATCGCACCGAGCAGCGTCACCTGGCGCATCGTCAGCCCGGAGGTGATCCCGCCGGAGACAGCAGCGCCCCCGGTGACCTTCCTCCCCAGCGTGTCCCTCGTGCCGGTCACAGGCCGACCTCCTCACGACGCGCACGCGCGTACTCCGGCGAGGCCATCTCCAGCAGAGCCCGCGTCGCCGCGTCCCTGCGCCGCCTCGGCCGCCCCTTGGCCTCCTCAGCAGCCCCTGCACCAGACAGGTTGGCCAGCTCGCTGGTGTGGTTGGCGACGATCCGCAGGCGATCCGTGACCGCGTGCGGGTCAGCCAGATACGCCACAGCCAGCCCCTGCACCAGCGACTCACGGTCACCCAACACCTCAGCGGCACGCCTCTCCGACCGCCCGCTACTCACACCGCGCAGCGCCAGCCAAAACGCGACCAGGGCAACAATCGCGCCGAGGATCATCGCGATGGGCAGCCGTACCGTCATGCCGCCACCCCCGGGCCAGCCGGAGGGATCGGCCGCCGCGCCTCAGCCATGAGGCTCCGCTCCTCCGGAGAGGCACACGCCGCCAGCTGGTCAGCCATGCGGCCCGGCTGCCACAGGCGGATCTCACCCGCGTCCAGGGAGTCGATCAGGCCATCCATCTCCCGGGCCGGCCCGAACTCCGGCTCCACCAGCAGCCGCTCAAAAATCTCCCCGATCTCGTCCGGGGTGTCCACGTACGCCTCTGCGAGGGTGCGCAGTACCCGCTCCATGTGCGCGGTGATATCCAACGCGGCCCCAACGGGCCGCCGATCCACATAGATCGGGGTGGGGACCGCGCCCAGCCTCATACGGGAGGCACCCTCCAGCGCAGGGGGCACCGGGGCGTCGACCGGCGCCAGCGCGGCGACCCGGGCACGCAAGCGACGCCGATCGTCCCCGACGGGGATGGTGGTGTGGAGGGCCCACGTCTCAACGCCGTCCCACGGCGGGGAGATCGCCGGCGTGCCTCCCAGCGCGAGGGCCCACTCCGCCAGGTCATCCAGGGTGGCAACGGTCACGCCGACCTCGGTTGGGGTCGGGGTGATAGTGGAGTGCGGCAGTGGCATGTAGCCCAGCAGCGCATCCATCTCTCGCGCGTTCCGGTCGCGGGCAATGCCGCGCGCGACGGCCGGATCAGGCGGTGTCAGTGCCGCCGGGGGGACAGTAGGGTTGGGCATAGCGCCTACCTCTCGTCATCGGTGTTCGGGGATGCAGGTGGGCCTGGGCCGTCCCCCCGTAGCGGGTAGGGGGCGGCCCCAGTCGTTATGCGGCGTTGGCTGCAGTCGAGTTGTGGCGTGTCAGGAGTGTCGCGACCAGTGCGATCTCCCGATCCGTCATGCGGCAGTCGGCGCAGTGCGTCGGGCTGGAGCGGTGCACACACTGCGCGGCCCACCCCGCCTGCCAGACCAACTCGACGTCGTCGAGACGACGGTGGTGCGCCCGGCCACGGCCACATGACCCGCAGGAACTGCGCTCATCGCCGTTCGATGCGCCGCAATCGCACGGCCACGCGGCGCTCATCGCCGCGCATCCATAGTCAAAACCTCCAGCACTGGGGCCCCCTCTGCGGGCTCCTTGCGCTCCAGCAGCATCGGAGGGCACCCCAGGGCGCCGGCCAAGCGGGCGCGATTCTCCGGAGTGGCATTCCGCCGACCGTTCTCCATGTCCCTGACCAGGGAACACGCGATGCCAGCGCGGTCTGCGAGCTGCTGCTGCGTCAGCCCTGCGTGCTGTCGCGCCCACCGCAGCGCCTCCGGGTCGTGATCCAGCGGTGAACCCCGTTTGCGGTACTTACGCACGGTCATGCCGGTAACGGTAGCGCCGCACTGCGCGCAGTGCAACTCGAGTGCGCGCAGAAGTGCGCGCAGCTCCTATTTGTGACATTCACCGTGGCACCTCGGGGCGACTCACGCGCACGCAGATGCCCTCTGACCTGGCCAATCTCCGCTACAGGTGGATTCAATGTGCCACGGTATGGAATGGTGACCGCATGAGTGAACGCCCACCGCAGCGCCCAGAGGGCGCCCTTATCGAGACGGCACAAAGGAGTCTGCGCATCCAAGTCAAGGACGCCGCCCAAGCGGCCGGCATCTCTCTGAGTCACTGGCGCCAAATCGTCACCGGCTGCCAAGCGATCAAGGGCGGCTACAAAAGCGTGCGAGCACCCGACGGGACCCTCGCCAAAATGGCCAACGCGGTCGGCGTCACCCCCGAAGAGCTGGAGTCGGCCGGCCGCGCGGGCGCCGCATCTGCGCTCCGCGCCATCAAGGACGGCCTGACCAGGCCACCCGGACCACCGAGCGCGGCCACACCAACCGCGAGCGACATCCCCCCACCACCCGATGAGGTCGTCTTCAGCCATCCGGTCGAGCTGGAAATCTGGCGCCAGCACGCCACAACCCCCGCAGAGCGCGCCGACTACATCGCCACCGTGCGCGTGCGTCGAGTCGCCACAGAGCTACGCCAAGAGAATCGGCAACTGCGCGCAGAAGTGCGCGAACTGCGAGCGCAACTAGAACAGCTACAGCACCAGAATGAATCGACCTCTGCCATCGCAACCCCCAGAGGCTCCCAGTAACAAAACGATCACATCGGAAGCACTTTCGATTCGCAGGATGCGCCCCCCGTGACAGTGTGACCACGGAGGGACATGTATGCCACAAATAGTGCTACTCGCAGTCAGCGCCACCGCCATCGTCATCGCCAGCGCGGCCCTGGTCTACGCGCGCCACATCCGCCGCGCCATACAGACGCAACTGAACGCCCTACACCTCGACATCGCCCACCTACGCGGCATCCTCATCCAGCACGAACGCAACACACAGCCCAACCCGGAAGAGCGCACACTCCGCCTCATACGCCCCCCCGACTCCCCGCCAATACCCCGCCAACGCGGACGCCCCCGCTAG